AAACTAATACTCGTAAGGTAATCAATCCTGGTTACTGCTACATCATTCCTTCTGGCGCTGACAGCAAGCCTGTTAAGATTGCTTTCGAGGGTGGCACAATTGTTGACGAGTATGTAAATGCTGACCGCTCTCGCGAGATTCAGGTTTACAAGAAGGTTGGCGTAACTGCTATGTTGGCTAACAACATCTGCGCTTATGCTGATACTGAATTGCTAGGTCAGTACGAGTTGGCTGATTCTATTTGGGATAGCTCCAACTTCGTTGATATGTCCTACAACGTTCACAATGTTTAATCCTAATTAAATATTAATATATAACTAAGAGGGGGAAGAGGGGATATCCCCGCTTCCCCCTTTTTTCATTTTAAAACAGAGAAAAAGGAGATATAAATAATGAGTACAATGTATAGAGTAAAAAATCGCGGTGCTAGCACTGTTGTTTATAAGATTGCCGACAAGGGCATTCGTAGAGAATTTAAGCCCGGTCAGATTATGCAGATCAGCTCTGAGGAACTTGAAGAGTTGACTTTCCAGCCTGGCGGCACTATGATTCTAAGTCAGTTCTTGCAGATTTTGGACCTTGATGGAATCCAGGCTGCTCGTATTAAGACTGAACCTGAATATCATATGAGCGAAGCTGATGTTGCTAAGTTAATTACTAGTGGCTCTTTGGATGCTTTCTTGGATGCTCTTGATTTTGCACCTATCGGTGTTATCGATTTGATTAAGAAGTTGAGTATTTCTATTCCTATGGTTGATATCCAGAAGCGTAAGGCTCTGAAAGAAAAGACTGGTTTTGATGTGGAGGCCGCATTGAAGCACAATGAGGAAGATAAAGAAGATGACCAGAAGACAATCTTGAAGACCAATAATGGCGGCGAGCGCAGAGTGAAGAATGATGTTCCTGCCGGACGTCGTACTGCACCTACTGTGACTGCTCCTGCAGCTACACCTAAGTATAATATTGTTACTAAGCCTGCAGAAGAGACAACTGCTGAATCTGCTGAATAATAAATAAGGAGGCAATTATATGGCTGAGACACAATTTTCGGCTGTTTATAATCGCTTTCTTGGTCAAGTTACCGATGACTTGTATTTGGAATTAACTCCTGAAGATACTTTAAAAGATTTACAAAATCTATTGTTAAATGCTATTCCTGGTTTTGAATTTCCTCGTGTAAATTTATATGATTACACAATTGAGGTGAGAGAATTGGGAGAAGATGAATTAACTCCAGATGATTTTGTAATCGGAACTGTTTGGGGAGATTTGATTGATACAAGTTCATTAACTCCTAATGTTCTGGTTGATAAATCTCGATTTAATTTTGAGTTAACTCCAGAAGAAATCAATATTTTGGCGCTTTTAATGAAACAGGGTTGGGTTCAGCGCCAAGTTACTTCTATTGAAAACACTCGAATGAAATATAGCGGTTTTGATTTTAAAATGACATCACAGGCGAACCATTTGGCAAAGCTATTAACTCTTTTGACAGAGAGCCGCAGAGATTCATTCCATATGCAAAGATTGTATAAACGTCGTAAGCTTGCGGCGGATGGATACAAGAGTAATTGGTCTAGCTTAATGGAGACTAGTGCCCTTGACTAAATATAATTTTGATTTTCGATTAGAAGATATTGATACTAATGTTCGTCGCTTAACCAACCAAATGTGGAAATTAATTCCAATGCGTGAACATAATGAAGATTGGCCTAAACAATTAGATACTGTTACTTTAGAGATTGCGGGTATGAATGAAATTTTCATAAACCCGCAATTTTTACAGCTACTAAGTAAATTAGAGGGACTAAGAGTTACAGATTTAAGTTTTGAGTTATACCGTAAAACTGTGTTTGAATGCATTAGTCTTTTACAGGAGCTAAACCGTGGCATCAGGTTATGATTTAAGTAGCCGTGTCCCTTTTAGATTAATGAAAGGCCGTTTAGGAGTTTATGAAAAAAGACCGTTTGATCCAATTGGGGTTACTGCTGAACAGATGGAACGTCAAGAACGAATTAGTGAATTAATGTCATTAATTCGTAGTATGAATCTTCAACTTGATGACCATACTATTCAGCAAATTGAAGAGTTACTTGCTGTTGATGATGTTGAAGAAATTAAGGTTGAGCTGAATAAATTAGACCCTAATCTCTCTGGCATCTATCATTTAGCTACTCTAGCTCGTCAGGCGGGCGGTAACACATAGCAAGAACGTATGATTAAAGACAAGCGTCGTTCTTTAGACCATGCAGTATGGCATTCTTACCAGGGTGCATAGGTCGTTAAAACTGATGCAAAGGACCGTAGACCGGTTCGCGCATTAATTAATCCCAATAAGTTAAAACAAGATTACGATGATAAAATTATTTCCATTGGTTACGAATATGGCTTTTCTTGTGGAACTGTTTTTGAATGGTTGGGAACAAGAACTTACTGGTTAATTTATTTACAAGATTTAACTGAGTTAGCCTATTTTAGAGGGGATATTCGTAAATGTTCTTATAAAATTGCATGGCAAGATGAGGATGGATATCATTCTACATATGCGGCTGTGCGCGGTCCAGTAGAGACCAAAATTAATTTTATTCAAAAACATGGCATTAGTATAGATACACCGAATCATTCTTTGAATTTGTTAATGCCCAAGAATGAGGAAACTTTAAAATATTTTACAAGATATAAAAAGTTTTATTTACAAGGTGATGATACTTGTTGGCGTGTTGAAGCAACAGATTGGATTTCCGCTCCTGGAATTTTAGAAGTGACGGCTGTTGAATATTATGCAAACGAGACCGAAGATAATATTGAAGCTGGTATTGCTGGAGGATTGATTGCTGAAATAATTGATCCAAATGAGCCAGATTCTAAAATCATTGGAGATACTTTCATTAAAATTAAAAAATCTTATGATTTTTATTTTGATGGTACGTTGGCAGAAGTATGGACTGTTGATAAAAAATACCCTGTTGTTTTAGATATTGATAAATCCGATCCACGTAGAGTTAGTCTAAAATGGGAAGGCTCATATAGTGGATAGTTTGATTTACGATATGGAGATTATGTTAAAACAATTGTTGTCGAATCATTGTTTTAATGAGTAAAAGGAGATGTAAGTATGAAAAAAATGACTTACACTTATCCTAAATCCAGTTTTCTGTCAATGGAAAAGGATATGGGATTAATTGTAAATATGATTATGAAAAATGATCGTTTGAAGAAAATGTTATTTTATACTTCAAGAGATTGTTTGGATAAACCAAATGTAACTGAGGATGACACTTTTGAAATGTTTGGAAAACAGATTAAAATTGTTCCAAAACTATACGTTGATGGTTCAGTTTTAAATTATATTATTATTAGTTTTGATAATTTTACTCCAAGTGGAAATCCTGAGTTTAGAGATAATATTATTGAGTTTGACATTATTTGTCATTATGATCAATGGCATATGAAAGATTTTGCTTTGCGTCCTTATAAGATTGCGGCTGAGCTTGATACCATGTTTAATGAACAGCATTTAACAGGTATTGGCACGCTACAATTCTTGGGGGCTAATCAAATGATTTTAACTGATGAATATGCTGGATTATGTTTAATGTATCAAGCAGTACATGGGGAAGAAGATAAAAAGGGAATGTTGAATCCATTAGAAGAAGAGGCATACACTGCAAACTTTGATGCATTATTTAATAACTAATGGATTTACGCTTAGCTTTAATGTGTGGAACTGATATTCCAGTTCCAGAATGTAAATTAGTTATTCATCAACCTCGCATCAAAGAAATTGCCTATATAGGGGAGACAGATTTTTTTTCTGGAATTCAATGTTTATGCTTAAACAAATCAATGTTTGTTAAGGACGAAAGTCTTTTAGCAGATACAAATAACTTTCAAATATTTATGACGATAATGTCTGAAAAAGAAGCGGTTGATAAACGTAGAGCAGTAGAACAAGTATGTACCTTATTTTTTCCTAAGCATAAGGTTACATTTACTCCACGCACAATGATGTTAACTGGCGGAGAGGGTTTAATTTCTATTGATGAAGAAACCTTTCCGGCTCTTCAAGCCGCTATTACAGCTATTTGCTGTATGAAAACTGGTCCTATGGATTAGCAATCTTTTAATCCTGCAAACTCTAAAGCAAAAGAAATTGCTGAAAAGTTAATGCGAGGACGTCAAAGGGTTGCGGCCCAAAAGGGCGAGAATAATACAAGTATATTTAGCCAGTATCTTTCAATACTTACAGTGGGATTAAATTCAATGTCACTGTAGGATGCAATGGACCTGACCATGTTCCAATTATATGATCTCGTTGAAAGATATATGCTATATATTAATTGGGATATGGACATTCGGTCCAGGTTAGCTGGTGCAAAACCAGAAAGCCAGCCTGATAACTGGATGAAAAATATTCACTAACTAAAATTTTAAGGAGGATACTAACCATGAAATTTGGTGTACGCGAAATTTGCGATGTCGTTCTGAAGGCGAAGGCAGCTCAAAAAGTAGGTAATAAATTATTCTACAAGAATGAGCCTGTAATTTATTTTGATACTCTAAAGAGCTCTAGCATGGAAGGTGCAGCAACTACTGTTTATGCACAGGGTGGTCGTGGTAACTCTCGTTTGATTGCTTGGGAAGGCGAGCGTACTATTACTTTCACCATGGAAGATGCTCTAATCTCTCCCGCTGGCTTCATGATCCTGTCTGGTGCAGGTTTGATTGAGGCTACTGAAGAGAAGTCCATTAAGGTTCATACTACTGAGCAGACTGACAAGGTTACTGTTGAGAGTGGCGATGTTAAGTACGGTGCAGAAGGATATGCTGATGCTATTACTTCTGTAACTATTGAGCTTGATGAAGTTCCTTATGATGACGTTGATGGCGATTACATTTATGTAATGCTATTGGAGAATGGCGAAGTTGTTACTGAGCCTTACATTCCTGAGTCCGTTGACCAGGAGAAGAAGACTATTACTCTAAAGACTTCTGATGATTTGGCTAAGTTCTATGATAACTGCGTTGTTTTGGTTGACTACTACACTGAGAAGAAGGCTGGCGCTCAGCAGATCGAAATTACTCCCGATAAGTTCGGTGGTAACTACTATCTAGAGGCTTCTACTCTATTCCGTGATACAAATGGTGTTGACATGCCTGCAGAGTTCATTATTCCTAACTGCAAGATTCAGTCTAACTTTACTTTCACCATGGCATCTTCTGGCGATCCATCTACTTTCACTTTCACTATGGACGCTTTCCCTGACTACACTCGTTTCGACAAGACCAAGAAGGTTCTGGCCGCAATCCAGATTGTTGACGTAGCAGGTTCTAGCGACTTGGTTCGTGACATGACTGCTTCTAAGCAGCACAACAAGTTTGATTAATAAAACTTAATATTTTGGGGAGAGACTAATATAGTCTCTCCCCCTTTTTTTTATTTTGAGAGAAAGGAGATTCGTAAATGATTGAAAAAAGTTATATTCAATACTTAGATTATAAACCGTCAGTTGCATATTCTTTTTTCGCGTAGCGTCAGAATGCTTTATTGTTGGCAAATACTAAATCTGCTTTTGATAGCAATGAAGCGCGTCTAAATCAGATTATTAGTAATGCTCAATAGGGATTAAATAAATTAACTAATAATATTGTGACTGAAGAAAATTTAGCAAACGCAATCTCTAAAGGAATGGAAGCTAGTGCTGCTTTATCTGGAGACTTAGAAAAAATGGCAGGGTCAATAAGTGGATATTTTAGTGAAGCAAATTCAAAAGCAGCTCAATTAAGAAATTTGTATGAAACCGGATACACAGATTTTGAAAGCATTGTTAGTTCAGTTTTGAAAAGTGGTAGAGTTACAATCAATCATGGTGAATTGACACAAATTTTAAGCAATCTTCATCCAGATTAGATTGAAACCGCTTTTAGAGATGTAGCTAACCCGCTTGGTTGGATAGGTGAATTAAGTGGTTTGCCTCTTTTATCTAATATCGCAGATTAGTTATTAGAAACTTCGTTTAAGGGTATGCCTGGAGTTACTGTGGAAATTGTAAATACTGGTGCTCTTTACACAGACAAAGGTTCTCGTTTAACCACTGATAATTTATTAATATTTAGACAAGGAAATCAAGTTTTATATTAGTTAAATCTTTCTAATAAATTAAATACTGTTTATCAAGATAAATCTAAAAATACTAAACGTGCAATTAAATTAAGAACTACAACAGTAAATTCTTTTTTATCTGGCCATGAAGACTGGGCTGAGCACGTTTATAATATTATTAGTTATCACTGGGACACTTCTAAAGATATGCGAGTAGATTATTTAACTGGAGAGGGTAATATCGCAAGACAGAGTTTGGGGTTATAGATTTTATATGACCATATTTATGGCACTAAAGAAAACTTTTTAGTTGGTGATGATATATTTAAGGATGAAGTTCAGTTGATAGCTTATGGTACAAAAATTATTGCCAGCAATAGTGTATTAAGACACGCTTTATTTACTAAAGCCATGAATGATAAGAAAAAATTTACAATGATTACCATTGATAGAAAGTCTTGGTTTCATAATGAAGATGAATAGGGAAAGACCTATATTCAAAATGAATATGATGCTCAAAGAAGAATTGCTGCCTTTGGTTTGATTTATAAACAAACTTTACAAATTTGACAAATCAGAAAATTTCTGGTATAATATAAATATAAAATGAGATAAAGGAGGAATTTAGCTATGGCTAAAGTACCATTTTCAAAATTGCAGGCTAAAGTTGATAGTAAAGTAACTCAAAATTGCTATTGTAATTTAGCTGGCGAAGAAGTACATTATGAGGTAAAGCATTACTTACCTTTTGTAGAAAAACTCGACCTAGTTTCTCGTATCATCAATAATTCTATTGATGATAATGGTTTTTACAATCCAATGCGAGTAAAAATGTATATGGTTCTTGAAGTAACTTTCGCATATACTAATCTAAGTTTCACTGAAAAAATGAAGGAAGACCCTTTTAAACTATACGACATTTTAGTAAGTACTAGTATTTTTACCGATATTGTAAATGCTATCTGTGAAAAAGATTGGACTGAAATTCAAGCAGATGTCTGGTCTACAATTGATAATATTTACAATTATAGAAATTCCGTGATGGGAATTCTAGAAACTATTACTGCCGATTATAGTAATTTAAATCTTGATGCCAGTGAAATCCAAAAGAAATTGGCTGATCCAGATAATATGGATTTTTTGCGAGATGTTTTAAGTAAATTGGGCTAATTAAATTAGTTTATTTATTAAGACTTTTACATTTTAATAGGAATGGACGGCGGCTGGATAAAAACATTCCAGCCGCCGTTATTTTTATTTTTGCAAAAATAAAAAATTGGAGAGAAAGGAGTATTTTAAGTGGCAAAACAATTAAATGTTAATTTAGCATTTAATGCTGATACTAGCAAGGTAAAAGCGTAGTTGTAGGAATTATAGAATCATTTAAATAATTTAACTAACACAACAGCGGCTTAGTTGCCTATTACTAAAGAGGTCCAAGAGGCTCAATAGGCAACTATTCATTTGAAAACTGCCTTGCAGCAAGCAGTAAATGTAAATACTGGTAAATTTGACCTATCTAAGTTCAATTAGTCCATTAAGACTTCTGGAACTTCTCTAGAGCAAATTCGAAATCGTTTGGTTCAAATTGGGCCTAGTGGATAGTAGGCTTTTGCATCGTTGGCACAATCAATTGCTTCAGCAGAAATCCCTGCTCGTAGAACCAGTGCTTTATTAAGTGAGCTAGGAACCACTTTAAAAAATACTGTTAAATGGCAATTTTCTTCTAGTATGTTGCATGGTTTTATGGGCGCAGTTCAAAGTGCTTATGGATATGCTCAAGATTTAAATAAATCTTTAAATGATATTCGAATTGTAACTGGATTGAGTGCTGATGAGATGGATAAATTTGCTATTAAGGCTAATAAGGCAGCAAAAGCTTTGAGCGCATCTACATTAGAATATACTAATGCAGCATTAATTTATTATCAACAGGGTTTAGATTCTAAGGCTGTTGAGGAACGAACAAATGTAACAATTAAAATGGCAAATGTTACTGGAGAAGTCGCTTCTGACGTATCTAATTATATGACAGCAGTCTGGAATAATTTTGCCAAAGGCGGCGAAACATTAGAGTATTATGCTGATGTTATGACTGCTTTAGGTGCTGCTACAGCTTCAAGTACAGATGAAATTGCAGCTGGATTGGAGAAATTCGCTTCTGTCGCAGATACAGTAGGATTAAGCTATGAATATGCAACTGCTGCATTGGCAACTGTTACTGCCACAACTCGTCAAAGTGCTGATGTTGTAGGTACTGCTTTTAAAACCTTATTTGCACGTATCCAAGATTTGGAGCTAGGAGAAACTTTAGATGATGGTACCACTCTTGGCAGTTATTCATAGGCTTTGCAAAAAGTTGGTATTAATATTAAAGATACTTCCGGTCAATTGAAAGATATGGATATTATCCTAGAAGAAATGGCTGCTAAATGGGAAACTCTTGGAAAAGCCGAGAGAACTGCCTTAGCGCAATCTGTTGCTGGTGTTCGTCAATATACTCAATTGATTGCTTTAATGGATAATTGGGATTTTATGGAATCCAACCTTGGAGTTGCGAATTCTGCTGAAGGTACTCTTCAAGAACAAGCAGATATTTATGCTGAAAGCTGGGAAGGTGCTCGAGATAGAGTAAAAGCCGCCGCTGAAGCAATTTATAGTGATTTGCTAAATGATGATTTCTTTATCGATTTAACAAACGGTTTAGAAAAAGTATTGACATTATTTGACCATTTCTTAGATGCTATTGGAGGAGCTAAAGGTTTAATCTTTGGTTTATCTAGTATTTTATTAAATACTTTTAGCGCTTAGGCGGCTAAAGGTTTAGAAAATATGGTTTATAATTTAAAGAGCTTTGTAGGTTTAACGCAAAAAGAAGCCATTGCAACAAAAGCAGAAGCAAATCGATTAATGGCAGAAAAAGTGCCATCTGCAGGCCCTAGTGTTTTAAACACTTTCACTTCTGATGCTAGCACAACAGGAATGTAGACATAGTTTGAATTGACGTCTCAAGTTGCTATGTTGAAAGAAAAGATGACAGAGCATCAACAAATGGAAGCACAAGCTATTTTAAGTTAGAACAAAGCTTATGCTGATTAGTTAGTGGTGTTGGGACAAAAGGCTGATGCTTTAAAAAGTGAGAAAGAAAGCGCCAGATCAAATTTATTAGATGACGCTGCTTTTGAGTTGGGTACCGTTCGTGCTCAAGAAGCTTTGTCTCAAATTGATGCAGATATTATGAATGGCGAAAGCATTGTAGCTGAAATTGAATAGGTTGAACAGGCTTTTAAAAAAGGAACTGTAACTCTTGAAGATTATAAAGCTAAAATGGGAGAGCTAGGAAAGAAAGCTAAATCTTAGGGCTTAGAAGAAACTGCAAGTATTATTGCGAAAGTTTCTGGCCGTACTGCAAGTGGAAAACCTCAAGATTTAGATATGGCAGGAATGGCTCGTACTGCCGCAACGAAAGATACTCGCAAGCGAGCTAGAAAAGCTTTAACAGATAAGGGAGCAAAAAGTCCTGCTGTTGATGATAAAACAATTGATAAATATATCACAAAAACAAAAGAAGCTGCAAAAGCAGATAAAAAATTTGCTGATGGTAAAAAAGAGTTAGAGAGAAATACTGCTGAATCATCTAAAGCAATTAAGAATTTAACTAATACAACACAGCAAGTTTCACAAACCATTGTTAAGACTGCTTAGGCTACAATGTCTTTAGCTTATGGTATTAATGCTTTAAGTCAGCTAGGTGATATTTGGTCTGATGATACGCTTTCTGGCGGACAAAAGTTCTTACAAACATTAATGTCTCTTGGTACAGCTATTCCAATGTTAATGAATGGTTTAACAGGAATGAATGCAGTATTAGGAGTTACTAGTGTTTTAGAACAAAAAGCAGCTATTGCATCTCAACTATATCTTGCGGCTCATAGTAAAAAGTTAGCTGTATTAACAGCAGAGCAACAAGCAGAATTAGCTGCAAATATGTCTAAAGCAACGGGCTTAACTTTAGATTAGGCAAAAGTTCAAGTAAGCAATGCAGTCGCTGCAGCTAAATTACAAGAGGCGGCCGCCTCTGGAGCGCTAACTGCTGCATCTACCGCAGAACAAATTGCTGGGCTAGCAGGAATTTCTATGGACTAGGCTGAAATCATTTCTAAAAAGCTTGCTGCAGGTGCAACAATAGAAGAGGCTATGGCTGAGGCTGGATTGACAGCTACTAAAACTGGCGGTATTGCTGCATCAGTAATGCAAATTTATACCAAAGGTTTAGAAAGTGGTGCACGATGGGCTAATGTAGTGGCAATGATTGCAGAGCAAACTGCGATGTCTCCACTGCTGATTATGACATTGCTTTTAGTTGCTGCAATGGCAGCATTAGCTGCAGTAATAGCAATTGTAGTTACAGCTGTCAACGCAATTGTAAGCGCGTATAATGCTGATTCAATAGCAGCTGAAAAAGCAGAAGCAGCAGCAAAAGAATTGGCAAAAGCATATAATGAAGCAAAAGCCAGTTATGAAGAAATGGTTGCTGCGATGGAAGAATATCAAAGCGCACGAGATGCTTTGGATTCTTTAACAAAAGGAACTGAAGAATATTCTCAAGCTTTAAAAGAAGCTAACCGTCAAGCTTTAGATTTAATTAATACATATGATAAATATTTAACTTCTGATGATTATAAATGGGATAATGGTCAATTGGTTATTGATGATGCTGCTTTAGAAAGAGCTAAGCAAATGGCAAGTCAAGATCTTGATACTGCATATGCAGCAAGCTCTATGGGCGCAGCCAATGCCAAAGAAATGCGAGCCGTATCTGATCAAACTAATTTAAAACGTAGTTATTACGATGGTAATATTGGTACCGCAGCACTTCAAGCAATGGGAAGTTCACTTGCTTCAACATTAATCCCAGGACTTGGCACTCTATTGGCCCCCGTACTAGCGACTGCTTCGCTTGCAACGTATGCAGCAAAGCAAGGTGAGGAATAGGCTTATGGCAAGGGCGTTGACGCTGCCATGAAGTTATATCGAGAAGGCAATAAGAATATTTTTGATTCTTAGGAAAATTTATCAACCGCTTTAAGCGAAGTCGGTATTACCAACACTGATTTAATTACAGCATTGTGGGAAAATAAAGACGCTTTGCAAGAGCTGGGTAGCAAATTTGATGCGGCTGAAATGGCTGGAAGAGCTGCTGCTCAAGAAAATGCTCGTGCCTTTATCGAAAATTCTTCTTATAGCAATTCAAAATATGCTGATGAAATGACTCATATGGTTGGCAATAAGTATTATGAGCGTCAACAAGAAGTGGAAGCTCAGATGTCTGAATTGGTAAAAACCAAGGGTGGATTAAAAGCAGCTGCTAATTCTTATTTCGCTAATAGTGGCATTGCTGATCAGTCAGGATTTAAAGTTGAAAAATACGATAAGAAAAATGGCGTTGTAAAATATAGCTACATTGGTGAAGATGGAAAACGAGAAGAAAAAGAGGTAACAGCAGAATTTATTGCATAGATGGAAGCTGCTACCAAAGTGCAATCTGAATTAACAGAAAGTTGTAAAATTGTTAGCGATTCTTTTAGTGCTTTAGATGGACAGCTTGGTTCAACTAATGAAGCGTTAAATGAAGGCATGAAAGCCTTTTTAACAACTGGTGATATTAGTAATTTAACTAAAGATTAGTATGATGAAATCGCCAATTTATCTGATGAAGATTTATTAAAATATTTAAATAATATCGGAATTAATGAAGATACTGTAAAGTCTTTTGGATATGATAATATGTCAGATTTTACAGATAGTATGAATGTTGATGGAGTAGGAGAGACTTGGGACAAGTACCAAAATATTACTGCCCATCAAGGAACAGAAGATTTAACATTAAATCAAGCAGAGAATATTAGTAATGCTCTGGAGGGTATTGCAGAGTTCTTCGGTGAAGAAGTCGGACATGAGATGCTAGATTTATCTGCGTTAATGGCTGATTCTTTAGATGAAGCCGCTCAAGACGATTTCTGGGAGCAACTGGGTAATATCTCTGATTATACCGATGCTGATCAATGGGATGCATTCTTAGAAGCCATGAAAGATTCTGAAGATATGACAGATGAATAGATTCAAGCTTTAGAAGAATATGTTGATACAGCTAAATTGGCAGCAAAAGCAACTAAAGATTTAGATTTTGATGCTATGGCTGAAAGCGTAAAGAGTTTACGCGATATTATGCAAAGTATTTCTGATGGAAATAGAGAGATTACTGATGAAGAATTTGCTGCTCTTGAAGCTCAAGGAATTGACACTTCTAAATTTGCAAAAACCATTGATGGTTATCGTTATCTTGGTGATAGTGCAGATTTAGTTGCAGATATCTCTGAAGGTATTACTAAGCAATTTAAAGAAGCAGAAATGAATTTCTCTAATATCGCTGCAACTGCTGCTCAAGCTAGTTAGAATTTAATTGATGCTGAAGCTGCACTTGATGCTGCTCGTATAGCTGGCGATCAAGCAAGAGCATCTGCAGAAGCTGGCGCTACTAATCAATTAACTAATACTGAGAAATTAAGTGTTATCATGTCACAAATTGTAAACAATGTTGTATCAAAGATTAAGGCAGCATGGGAATGGATTTGTGGAATCATGATGGATATTTATGATTTCTTTGCTAATATTTTTAATAAAATTGGATAGGGTATTACTGATATTTGGAATGGCTTCTTAGAAATTATTGAAAATATTATTAATGGCGTAGTTGGAAAAGTTGTCGAACTATTAGAAGAAATTCCTGGTGTTGATATTGATTGGGAAGATATTTCATTTGAAAAAGCTAATTTTGAAGGTGTAAAAACAACAGAAGAAATTGAAGCGGAAGAAAATGCTAGAAAAGCAGAAGAAGATTTAATAGCTTCTACTCAAGCATTGGCTGATGCTATACCTGATATGGTAGCTAGTATTGAATCTAGTGCTGATTATCTTTCTGAAGCAGAACTTGAAGCTGGTCGTGTTGAAGCAGAATAGAATTATAATACTGCGCAATCTCAATATGATGCAGCTGTTGCAACATATGGTAAAGATTCTACTCAAGCTAAATATTATGAACAATTAGTGGCATATTATGAAGCTCAAATGGACGCTTATGCTAAGGCTTTGGATTCAAAAGCTTGGGGCGAGGTAATTGCAGAGGGCATTGATACCAAAGAGATGGAAGCTTATATTGATCTTCTGGAGCAAGCGCATCCAGAAATGCGTAAATTATATGAAACTACAGAAGATTATGAAAATGCATTGCTGCAAGTCGCTACTGCCAATAAAAAAATGGAAAAGGGTGTTAAATCCTTAGCTTCTAACTGGGACAAATGGAATGATATTATGGGTGATAGCGAAGCTTCAGCTTCAGATATTGCTACAATTTTACCAGAGGTTAATGATGCCGTACAAGATGTTTTAAATCTTGATACTAGTGAGTTCGCCATGTTACCTCCTGATTTTGCTCGAAAGCATTGGGATTTAATTCAAGACGTTGTTAAGGGCGTAGAAGGATCTGTAGATAAATTGCGTAATGTAGCAGGCCAAGAAATTTTAATGCAAATTGATGGCGTGCTAGATGCCGATGGAAATCTTGACGCTCAATTTATGGCCTTACATGAAAAAATTGCTCAATACGATCAATCTCAATTTACTGTTGGAGTTGCTATTGATCCACAAGCAAATGCAGATTTTATTGCAGCTTGTAATGATATTATTCAAAAAGCTGGTATGACTGCAGAATAGGCTTAGGCTTATTTCGCATCCATGGGTTACGATATCAAGTTAAAGCCTGTTAAGCAAAAGATTACTGAAACACAATGGAATCACATTTATAAAAATGTTTATGACGCCAAAGGAAATCTGTCTGGTAGAGTAATTTAGAAAGCTTGGCCTTCTACATTTACTGGTGAAGTTGATGCTTTGGCCATTGAGACTATTACTCCAAATGGCTCTTATGGTGGTGGTATTGGAGTAGAGACAACTCCTCCAAAATCTTCTACATCTGCCGCTGATTCATCAGGCGGTAATAATGATGAGCCAGAAGCAGCAGAAGAAGAAGAAGTTTCTAAAAAGTCTGATATTGTCGATAGATATCATACAGTTAATCGACAATTGGAGGATATGACTAAGGCGATGGAAAAAGCTTCCAAAGCCGCAGATAAATTATGGAGTCGTAAAAGATTACAGTATTTAAAAGATTAGAATGAATTATTAGATCAAGAAATAGGGTTACTGGAAACAAAGAAGCAAGAAGCAGAAGACTATCTTCGAGATGAAGATATTCCTAATTTAACTTAGGCTATGGCAGATGCCGGCTTTAATGCTACTTTTGATGATAATGGTGAAATTACAAATTATAGAAGCGTTATGGACACTTTGGCAGATTAGCTAATTGCCGCGCAAAATCAGCGTAATACGCTAGCTACAAAAGACGATCAAGATGCTTATACTAAAACTGTTATTGAACCTTTAGAGAAAAAGATTGAAGAATTGCAGGCTGCAATTGAAATGTATGAAGCAACATTAGATACTATTGAAGAAGTAGATACTGAAATTCAAGATCGAGTAGACCAGAAACTTGCTAATAATTATGAAGCTTGGAGCTTAGAGCTTGAATTAGACATTGCAATCAATGAAAGAGATTTGGAATTATTAGATTATTACTTATCTAAAATTGAAGACGATGTTTATTCTATGGCTGAAGCCGCAGCTTATATGATTGGTTCTTTAGAAGGACTAGCTTCTGGAGAATTCGGTGGTCAATTAGGCATATACTTAAACAGCTTATCAACTTATAGTTCAGCCCTAGATGATTTAAATACAAAATTAGCTGCTGGAGAAATTACTGAAGCAGCCTATGAAGAAGGTCTAGAAGAAATTCGTTCTGGTTTAATGGATAATTTATCTTCATTAAATGAATTGGACGATGCCATGTTAAATTATTATGGTGATACTCTATCTATGGTTACAGAAGAAATTGATAAATATACTGAAAAAATGGAACATCAATCTTCTGTTCTGGAACACTATAGTAATATGATGGAAATCTTAGGTAAGTCTCAAGATTATGAATCAATGGGTACTATTTTGCAAGGTCAAGCTGATGTATTAGCAGACCAAGTTGATGTTGCAAAAGCTGAATATGATTTATATGCACAAGAAGCTGCTAATAAGCGTAAATTATATGAAGATGCTATTGCGGCTGGTGACCAGGCAGCAGCAGAAGTCTACAAGAAAGAATGGGAAGCTGCTGATGAAGCCGCCATGGAAGCTCAATCTAATATGCTAGATAAGACTGAAGAGTGGGCAGAATCCATGAAGTCAGTTGTTGAAAATAAGTTGGCAGGTTTAGCGCAATCCTTGGAAAGTGCTTTAACGGGTGGAACTTCATTCGATGAATTAACCACTTCTTTGGAGCGTGCGGCAAGCTTACAAGAAGAATATCTAACTACTACAAATTAGATTTATGAAACTAATAAATTAATGCGTACTGCACAGCAAGAAATTGATAAAACTACAAATACTGTTGCAAAATAGCGTTTGAAAGATTTTATTAAAGAAACTGACCAGTTGCAAGATAAGTCTAAATTAAGTCAATATGAGTTAGAAATTCAACAAGCTAAATATGATTTGCTTCTGGCTGAAATCGCTTTAGAAGAGGCTTAGAGTGCTAAATCTACTGTCCGTTTGCAGCGTGACGCTGAAGGTAATTTCGGTTATGTATATACTGCAGACCAAGACCAATTAGCTAATGCTCAGCAAGAATTAGAGAATGCTCAAAATAGTCTATATAATATTGGTTTAGAGGGCGCCAATGAGTACACTGAAAAATACTCTCAAACCATGCAAGAAATGTATGATACATTAACCTCAATCCAAGAGGCTTGGTTGAATGGTGAAATTGCTACTCAAGAAGAATATGATAGACAAATGTTGGCGGCTCAAGAATATTATTATCAGTAGTTAGAAGATTATTCTAGCTTATATAGTGTTGCCATTTCCACAGACAGTCGCGTTGTAAAAGATGCTTGGAGCACTGGTTTTAACTCAATGATGAGTAAAACCAACGAATGGAAAGACAAAGTCAATCAATATAGCGCCGAAGCTCGTGAGACTTTAGTCAATTGGTATGCTAAGGTTGATGAAATCGCTAATAAGACTGGTTTAGATAATATTGCTTCTAAGGTAAAGGCCGTTACTGACGAATCTAAGGCTTTGAAAGATGCTGTTATTGGCGAAGATGGTAAGGGCGGAGTTGTTCAAGCTCTTAAAGATGAATTGACTGCAGTAAGCAATTTAACTGGTGGTTATGCATCTTTGCGTGGCACCATTTAGGGATTAATTGCAGACTATGAAGCATTAATGGATACTGTTAATAATGCTTAGAATCAGCAAACTTCAATTAATCAAACAACTGAAAATGGTGACGGAGGCAGTAATGGTGGAGACACTGGAGGTAACACAGGCGGTGATACCGGAGGTAATAATACTGGAGGTAACACTGGTGGAAATACCGGAGGTAATAATACTGGAGGTAACGTTACTCCAACATTGGCCGAGGGTCAAGATGTTACTGTTAAAGCTACTGCTACTCACTTCTCACGAGATGGCGGTAATGGAACTCGTATGAGATCCTTCGTACCTGGCTCTACTTATTCAGTAATGTAGATTCAGGGTGAAGAAGTTCTAATTGGACGCAATGGCACTGCCACAGGATGGGTAAGAAAAACTGACCTAGTTGGTTTTAATACTGGTGGTTACACTGGAGAATGGGGTCCATATGGTAAATTAGCCATTTTGGATGAAAAGGAATTGGTGTTAAATAAGAATGATACAGCTAATTTCTTAGCTAGTATGGAATTATTAGAACATATTCTAGAGATAATTGATTTGTAGGCCGCAAGCGCTCAGCTTGGTGGTATATTAAGTAGTCCTGGATATGCAGATACACCAACTGAAACAATTGAACAAAATGTTCATATTGAAGCATCATTCCCCGCAGTTCAAGATAGAAATGAGATTGAAGAAGCATTTAATACTCTTATTAATAGGGCTTCTCAATATGCTAATCGAAAATAAAATTTTAGGGTAGGTTATATTTTATAACCTACCCTTTTTCTATTTGGCCTAAATAAAAAAATTGACTTTTCTAAAATTTTATAGTATAATAGATTAAGGAGAGAAAGGAGATACGAGATTATGGCATTTGATGTTGAGCAAATTTTTGGTGCGATGGATATTATTCTCGCACAGCGTTTGCAAGATGTTTCATTCGATAAAACTCTAATTTGTACCATTGTTGATGATAGTGATAAGAAAAATGGTCATTATATTGTTACTGATGGTACGATCAAATTTGATGCATACGTAAGTGATGCAACATATAAAAATGATGACCAAGTTCGCGTATCTGTTTTAGGTGGTGATTTTAGTGATAAAAAGTTTATCACTGGAAAATATGTGGCAGATGAAAATACTGGCCCAATCACATATGTTTCACCGCTAGAGGGAATTATTCCTATCACCGGAAATTTATTTTCCAATGGTTCTAATGTATTTTCCATTAAAGCCAATGGCACTCCTCGTGATAAAGTATTATGGAATATTAATTTAACAGATAATGCTGAGTTTAGAGATTTGCAATCTAATGGTATTTACAATACTATTACTTTAAAAGCAGATTTTAAAACACTATTATCTCATTACAATTTAAAGTCTGGTAATTTTGGATTACGATTAGACTTATTTATTCAACCTTCTTTAAATAGTCCCCGTCGCATTCGCAAATGGGTGTCTTTAGATAGTAGTGAGTTCTTTGGAAATCCTTATGCCTTTTCTATTTATTCTACTCAAGGTAAGAAAATTAATATTGCATCTACTGGAGTTATTGCTGAAATGGCCTTATGGCTATATCAAGGAATGGATGGAGATGGTAATGATTCTTATTTCTTAAATAAAAAAGGCGAACAATTAAATCCAAATAAAACAGTTAACGGGCGACTGGTGCAAATGGATGATGATATTTTAGTAAAAAATATCGAAATTGGATTCGGTAGTGATATTACTTCGATTACTGATAATACACTAGAATTATATACTTATAGTAGTCCAACTTATTTATATGATAATCACACCCAAGATACGAATGAAAAAGAATTGGAATTATTGTGGTATAATAAGACTGAGGATAATGAGTATATCGGTTTTAGTGATGGTATTTATGATTTAGATTATGATGAAATTGATTATTTAAAATTAGCTCATCAAGACAGTAGATTGGTTGCTTAGGTTGGCCGAGAAGGCATTCCTACCGATAAGCCGGGTTTGACTCTTGCGGCAGATATGCAAGAAGCAAAACCGATTATGATTTCAACAAGAGAATATTTGACAAAGGATTTAAATTCTGTTATTCGTTCTTTTAGTAATTAGGTCCTTGGTGTCAATTCATTTGTTACTCTCTTGGATGGCTTATTAAACACTACAAATGGTGCTATTATTACTGCATACAATAGCGCAATGGCGGCAACTGATAGTATGATTGCTAGCTATGAAGGCGTTCTTCGTTTTGCTTATGACAAACAAAAGGATGTACAAGATAAGACCTCTTGGGATGCTGCTTGGGAGACTAATTATTATAACAATTTTAAAACGGCTTTTAATACTGTTTTAAATAAAATTGATATAGTGTTAAAAGATATTGAAAAAGAAACTCGTGCCGACGCTTCTTTTTCTGGATATCGTGGTATCTATGATACTTATGATACTCGCATTAGACGAGAAATGAAAGTAATTACTGATAGATTAAAATAGATTGATACTTTAATGAGTGATAATCATTCTATATTAATTGCTTATAAAAATAATGCTTATCAATTTAATGAATATACAAGAAAAGATTTTTCTGATTACGCTAATAAATATTGTATTTATTGGTATAGATATGAGCGAGGTTATAAATTAACTTATGATAGCACTGAAGGTGCAAATAATGATGAATATAATTTCGGTCAATTTGTAACAGACAACTGGAGACGTCTAACTCCCGTCGGAGATTCTATTTTAAAGAACCTCGGATTACCTCGAAATGAGGCTGACACAAAGCTTGTAGATGGTAAAAAATATTATCCTCCTAAGGCAATTGGAGAGAAACTAGTTCGCTATATGAATAATAAAACTCAAGAAGAAAAATATATGGTTGTATTATTTTATAATCATGAAATGTATAAGAGTAATATTATTACATTTACAAATAGTGAAGATGTTCCAGATGAATATTTAGTGGATCAAAGAGATGCATTAAGAATTGAGCATGATGTGCAATCTTTTGAGCATTATCAATCTTATGATGTTACTAATATGTTAATCAATGTTGCAGATGGTGGAAAGGTTCGTCAATTAAAATGTTTTTATGAGGGTTTATTCTCTGGAGATGAAGCTTTAATCGATGCAGGTTTATATTGGTATGTTCCTAATACTGCAACAATGCTTACCTTTGATAAAGATGACTTAATTAAAGAAGGTTTTGCAACTGATGCTGATTTGCCAGAAGGAGAAAAATCTGATAAGAGTAGACCTGGATTTACTTATTTCTATAAAAAAGTTGGAAAGAGTGATACTCCTTTAACTGGATATAATCCAGATGGTACCACCTACACTTACGACACTTGTAAAAATGAAGATAGATATTTCTTCTATAAAATTAAACCTTATTTTGAACAAGCCGCAAGTAAAAATACTATTGAAGTATGGGCTTATTTACCAAACGTAACTGAGCCAATTAAGGGCGAAATTTCATTCACATTTAGTACTTTTGGTACTAATGGAACTAGATATACTTTGGCGATTACTCCAGCGACTTCTCAAATTGCTGTAATTGGTGCGCCGTCTTATACAGAAATTACAACTGTAACAGCTGATAATTATGAACCTAATGTATATTATATCCCAGATGGCGATGATTATAAACTAGCCACAGGAGAGTATTCTAGTGCCCTATAGTATTATACGGTTGCCGCAAACCATTCATTACCATTAGAAGTTTCTTTAAGAGACGCATCTAATAATAAAATTCCTATGGTAGATGGAGCAATAAGTGAAAATGCCGATGAAGCTTATGCATTTAAGACCTCTTGGATGGGTCCTACTACATATATTGCTCATTCTAAAGATAGTAATGGTGACGGTAGTATTGATAGTATTACTATTACTCGTGATACTCGACATGATGAAAATCAATACTATTATGGAATTTTAAAAGCAAGTGTTCAATTTAAATATGACGATGAAGCAGAATAGGCAAAACAGGAAGCTCAAAATAATCCTGCGAATGTTGATAAATATCAAAAATATAGAGTATTAGATTTAAATGCTTTATATGCAGTTCCATATTCTTCTTCTGGTCAATATTATATTTCTGGTCCTACATCTATTGTTTATAATAATCAAGGTGTAGTTAGCCATATGAGTGAAGATCCATTCTGTTTATATCAAGTTAATGATAAAGAAAATAAACCAGTTGAAAATCAGCGTTGGGTATTGGAATACTATAGTGAGACTGGTGAATGGATTGATGAAACTCACGACGATTGGTTAACCATGTTAAATTATATGCCAGTTTTAAACGCAGAAAATGGATTGACTGCGGCTCCCATGTATATGCAAGGTTTGCCTTATTATCCAGTTGCCATTTGCACTGTTGATGGTAATATTTTATGGGTACAACCAATTATTATTACGCAAAATCGTTATGCTTCTTCCACTCTAAATGATTGGAACGGAAGCTTGACAATTGATGAAAAAAATGGTACAATATTATCAACCATGGTGGGTGCAGGTAAGAAAGAAACTGATAATTCTTTCTCTGGCTTGCTAATGGGTGATATAGGTGCTGGTGCTAACTTTGATACAGATAATTATAATGGATTAGGTTTATATGGTTTTCATTATGGTGCTCAAAGTTTAGCCTTAACAATTGATGGTAAAGCATTTTTTGGTAAAGCTGGTCGAGGTCGAATTTATATTGATGGCGATAGCGGTAGTATTGCTAGCGCCTCCTATGAAGAGGTTCGTAGAAAAGGTGAATAGCTAACTTCCGCAGGTATGTTTATTGACTTGGATGATGGTTTTATTCATATGCTTGGTTCAACCATTATTGATAAAACTTATTCACCTGATTATCCTGATGGAAAAACTTCTCAGGCAGAAGTATTGCTTTCAACAGGCATGAAACATGGTGAAAAAGATGCTTATTTTAAAATCAGAAGTAAAGATTAGCCAAATCCAGACCACTATTTAATCTATGTTGATACTGACAAGTATTATTTATAGACAGATGATTATACTTCTTGGACATATACAAAGACAGATAATTCCGGAGAATTAGACTTTAGTGGTAAGGGTTTAAATTTAGACTTAAAGAATGGTAAATTAGATGCTTATAATTTCCAACTAAGTTCTAAAAATGTATATATTGATTCTACAGATTCATCAGAAGGCTTCTTTATTATTAAAGATAATGCTGGTGTTAATTTATTTTTTGCTGGAAGAAATGATTATTATTTAAAATCTAGCGATTTTAAACCTATGAGTGCAACTGATATGGGTAAAGGAATGCGTTTGCATTTGATGAGTACAACTGATGATCCAAGTGGAATTGAAGCTTATAATTTTAATTTAAGAGCTGGTACCGTTGGCGTGTCTGGTAATCAAGATCACGCAATTGTATTAAGTGACAGTGGTAATCCATATTTTATGGTTAATACTAGTTTATATGACACAGATGGTAACGTTACAGGGAAAAAAACTTTGGTACTTATCAGCAAAACAGAATAGTCACTTCAATCTAGTGATTATGCCGCGCCAAGTGGAGATGCTAGGGGTTAGGGTATCCGTATCAGCCTGTCAGACAAAGAATTAAAAGCCTATAGCGGTTTTTAGTTAAAAGCATACGGGTCTGCTAATAATTTTGTTGAAATCAATTCTGATTCTAATAATCCTACACCAATTCATGTTGATGGCGATGGTACTATTACTTATACAGATGCAGATGGTAAGCAGCAAATCGTAAATAAAGAATTTAAAGTTTTTTGGGATGGTAGTATTAGTGCAGTTGGTGGAACTTTTAAAGGAACTATTAATGCAACTGATGGTACTTTCTCAGGCACCATTAAAGCAAATGGTACAATTACAGGTGGTAAAATAAAAGGTGCAAGTATTTATGCAGCAAACCTTTATGCAGGTGGTTCTGACGGAAATAGTGAAACTCCGGAAGACTATAATATTAGAGCTTCTGGATCTGGAGTAATGATTAAAGGTGCTACTATCGAGGGAGTCAATGATGGAAGTCAAACCTTTGGATTAACCTCTGATGGATACTTAACAGCTAGTGAGGCCACAATGACAGATTTAATTGTTAGTACAAGTTTTACCACAGAAGACACTTGTACAGTTGATATTGATGGTTTTGTCGGCATTGGCATTGAACATGATGAAGAATATGACTTAAAAATTGCTGGTGATGCTAATTTTTAGGGCTATTTATATATGGGTGCGAATGGTTCTGAATATATCTACGCCGGTGGTACAACCCATAAAACAGATGGTATAATTATTAATGGTAATGACGTTTGTTTGTATTCTGACCAAGTGTGGATTGGAAATGATAATAAAAATACTTATGTAAATGGATACATGCAAGTTAATGCTTCTCTTGGTATTGGAGAAGAGCCTGATACTACTGGTGATTATAATTTAAAAGTCAATGGTAGTTCTATGATTAGTGGAGACGTTTTATACACTGGAGATATTTATTGCACCCAAAAGGATAACGACCATAAAGGTGTTTCTGGAACTTACAAGGTTGAAACGGGTTGGTGGACTAGTAAACAATTAACTTTTGATAAGGGTATTTTAGTTAAAATAGGTGGTAAAAAAGACGACGGATCTGATGACACTGATGTGGGAACCTCCGCTCCAGATATTAAGGGTAATGCGAATAAATTCTTACAAGTAAATGCCAGTGCCACTGGTATGCAATGGACTGAACTAGGTGATTTAGCTTTTAAAGATTCTATCACCATTAGTAGTTCAACTTTTAAATTAGGTAGTGGTAGTGCATATAATGTTACTCCAACGCTATCCGGAAATACTGCTACCTTTTCTGTGACAATCCCCGGATAGTCTTATAGTGGTGGTACTGTCGCTGGACACTGGGTAACAGTTTATGCTAATAAAGCTTTGCCCGCAGGTTACAGTATTGGAGGATACGAAGATAAGGGATCTGACTGGGTTAAGGTTGGATCTGTATGGGCTGATGGTGGTAGTACTAGTGGAGGTACTACTAGTGACAGAACAGGTGTATTTACTGTTTCTTTAAAAGCAGAATAATATAATAATAAAGGAGATAAAGGATTATGAAAATGACCAATAATGAAATTTATACTCGTGCAACTGCATTAGCAGAGGCATTTCAGGATGGCTCTCAAAAGCTTCCTATTAAAGTAAATTTTTATTTACAGAAGAATAAGGCTGCTTTATTAGCCTTGGCGCAAGATATTGAGAAATCTCGTATCGAAATTGCAGAAACCTATGGCACTCTTGACACAGAAACTTCTCAGTATGTAATTCCAGCTGAAAAGATGGCTGATGCAGCAAAAGAGCTAGAAGATTTATTCAATCTAGAGTAGGAAGTTCAAATTTATAAGATTAACATTGATAGCCTAAGCGATGATCTGGCTATGACCACTGCTCAGATGGAAGCTATCATGTTTATGATTGACTAATTTAAATGGGTCATGGCATTTAGCTATGACCCATTTCACTTTATTGAGGGAAAGGAGTTAAGTAAATGGATATAACCTTATACCCACCTTAGGTAGACACAAAACTACCTGCTTTTTATGCCAGCTCAAATGGTAAAATTATTTTACGAGTTCCTTTTCATTTGAATCGTGCTCATGCACGAGAAGAATTTAATGGAATGGCGATTATCTTAAAAACAGTTACTACTGGAGCAGTTAAATATCAACATACTGCAAATAATGGTGATATTCATTATGATAAAAATACTAAAAGCTATTATGTAGAATATGACTTAACATCTGTTTCGCAACTTTCTCCAGAAGATAAGAATTTTTTTGCACCAGTTGTTGGGCAATATTATAAATTACAAATAGCTTTTGCAAAAGATGATTATATTGGATATTATTCAAGCATGACGGTTGTCAAGTACACCTCTCGCCCTTCTAAGTTTGAGATTAGTGGATTAAAACCAGATTAGAATAATGTTCATTCATATACATACAGTGGTGTATATAGTCAAGAGGGTCGAGATACTACAGAAAGAGTTTATTCTTATCGCTTTGATGTGAAAACAAGTGAAGGCACTTTAGTCGATTCATCTGGTGATATATTACATAATAGTAATTTAGATAAGCACACTTATGAGTCTCAAGACACTTGGACTGTTACAAAAACCCTTGAGCGCAATACCCAATATTTAATTCAATATACCGTAACAACTTTGAATGGTTGCGAGTTCCAAACTCAAAATTATTATATTATTGCGGGAGAGACGATTGATATCCAAGCCCCAATTCAGTTAAAGGCAGAAATGAATAATGATGATGGCTGTGCGATTTTATCTTTAATTCCAAATAGAAATGAAGCTCCAAAAGCTATCAGTGGCAATTTTGTATTGCTAAGAGCATCTAGCGAAGATGATTACGGAAACTGGACGGAGATTTGTCATTTTGAATTGGCTCAACAATATATTGATGATTTAAAAATCTGGGAAGATTTTACTCTAAAGCATGGTTATAAATATATTTATGCAATTCAAGCATATAATAGTAAAGGTTTATTTACTAATAGACTATTAAATGTTGTTGAAGGCCGCAAGTATGTTTCTGCCAATTATAGTGAATATACTTATAAGCATATCGAACTTTTGGCTGATTTTGAGGACGCTTATTTGTTTGATGGAAAACGTCAATTGCGTATTCGTTATAATCCTAAAATTTCTTCTTTTAAATCCACTATTTTAGAGACTAAGACCGATACTATCGGCGGTAGATATCCATTTATTTTCCGCAACGGAAATGTTCAATATAAAGAATTTCCTATTTCAGGTTTAATCTCATTAAATAGTGATCCAAATGAAAGATTTATGAAGGGTATCCAAAATAAATATAAAGATACTTCAAGAAGAGAAATTTTAAGTGATGAAACTGATTATGAGTTTGATACTTAGTTAACTTCACGCAATATTCAACGCGAACGAGAATTTAAAATGGAAGTTTTAAAGTGGCTAACCAATGGTGAGCCTAAATTATTCCGTTCTCCTGGCGAGGGAAATTATATTGTTCGATTAATGAACACTTCTTTAAGTCCCAACGATCAATTGGGAAGAATGTTACATACTTTTTCTTGCACCGCTTATGAAATTGCCGAATATAATTTTGAAAACTTAAATAAATTTAATTTCATTCAATCTACAGCTATCGAAACTAAATCTTTAAAAATTGCTCAGTTGCAATTAAATGATTTAGAAGATGGTGTTTATGAGAATGGTGTTGAAGTAAAAAATTCTACTGTATATTTACCAGACGCCTATATAGTCAGTATCACTGAAGCAATTCCTGGCACCACAGTTGGTTGGAACTTTAGCGATGGTACTGGTGAAGTGTCTGTTGAAATTGGTGTTACTGGAGCTTATTATATTGAAATTGAAGATAGACCAGTTACATCTATTACTCTTGAAAAAGGAACTTTTGAAGGAGCTAAATTAACTTATGGTTATTATGAAACTCAAATTCCTGATAACTTTACTTATGTTGCAGATATTAAATTATCTGATGAAATCGCCCAATATTTTGGACGAGGCTTAGTCGAAAAGACAGACAATTTAATTGATTTAATGGAAGATATTAGAAAAGAAACTGGTAAATTCCATTATATTAGAATTCGATTAAGAGACCATACTAATCTTTGGTATGTTAATGGTATTTATAGCCGTAATGAAATTGGCACTGATCCATTGCCTCCAGCTGAATGGTTTAGTGGTACCGTTTATTATGTTAAAAATCAAAATAAATGGTATGATGGTAGTATTAGTAAACCAATTCCCAAACCTGAATATGTTTTTAGATTGAATGGTAGTACAGTAGTAGACTTTTCTCGTTACCGCACAGATGAACCTATTACTCAAGGTCGTTATGAAGCATTGACCAATATTGACAAAGTTGATATGCTAGTAGCAGGCACTGGATTAGTTATTGATGTGGTGTACCAGTTAAGAACTATTGAATATACTGTTGAGACCACAGTTCCTTCTGTTAAGTTAGCTAAGGAGGAATGGGAGGCCGCAGTTAAAACTCATGAGACCAATCCCGATGGTTAGAGTTTAGAAACAATGAACCAAAAATATGCTGTTTATATTAGAGAATTAACAGCAGCATTGAATGAGTAGAAAGGAGCGTATGAAGTTGTCTATGCAGTCTGATAAAAAAGAATTTTTATTATAGATGGATAAAAATCGCAATAAAACAGTATATGCAAAAGTAACTGCGCTCACTTTTGACGAAATGCCAATTGAAACAATCGAAGGCCGCGTAACGCAAGGCTCCATCAACTTAGATGGAGCTTCTGCGATGCGTCGCTCTTGTTCATTGACTATCGTAGCACAAGACTTTAATTATACTGATTATTATTGGGGTCTTAATACTAAATTCAAATTGGAAGTTGGAGTACAAAATTATGTTGATGATTCTATGCCAGAAATTATCTGGTTTAATCAAGGCATTTACTTAATTACTTCTTTAAATACTTCTCGAAGCACAAATAATTTTACCATGTCTTTACAAGGTAAAGATAAAATGTGCTTACTGAATGGTGAGGTTGGAGGTTCTCTTGAGGCTTCGGTTGACTTCGGCGCAATTGAAGAGGAAGATGAAAATGGAAACTGGGTAATTACAAAAATTCCGATTCCAGAGATTATCCGCCAAGCTGTCCATCAATATGCGGGAGAGCCTTATCATAATATTATTATTAACGATTTGGAAACATATGGTTTGGAATTAATGGAATATCGCTGTGATGCTCCTATGTATTTATGGCGTTCTGAAGATGATGGAAAAACCCCTAATTATTTTGTTTATACCAATGCTTTTATTGACACTGGGGCAACCTGGTACAAAGGCGCCTCCAAGGAGGAGGTTTTATTAGAAAACGTTCCAGACGAGGATTTAGATTAGTTGGTTGAAAAACTTGCAACTTCGGGAGATCCTAAAATCTTCTATGAAAATAGCACAGACACAAAAGGATATTATCTGGCGCGTATTAAATATGGTCAAACTGCAGGTTATCGTGAAACTGACTTAACTTATGCGGGAGATTTAATTGCAGCCGTTGGTGAAAGCATTACTTCTGTTTTAGATAAAATTAGAAATATGCTTTCTGAATTTGAGTATTTTTATGATTTAGATGGTCGTTTTGTATTTTAGAAAAAACGCTCTTATATCAATACTTTATGGTCACCAATTACAGAAGATTCATCTGGATAGGGTACTGTCCAAGAGAGTCTTGCAACTCAGTCTTCATATGTTTACTCTTTTAATGATGGTGAATTAATTACAGCGTTTAATAATAATCCTAATCTTATGAATTTAAGAAACGATTATTCTATTTGGGGTGAGCGCACAGGCGTTAGCGGTGCGAAGATTCCAGTGCATATGCGCTATGCTATTGATAAAAAACCAAGCTATTATAAACTATCGGACGGTAGTAAATTTTATAGCACTGAGAAAAAGACTGACCAAGAGTTATATGATGAAATTTTTGCAGAATTATATGGTAATTTTAAGAAAAAGCCAAATCCAAATGGACTGCCAGAAGACTGGTGGGATATTATGGATTGGGCTGAGTATTATAAAATTCTAAAAGGCACTTATCCGGTCGGCCGCATTGGTAATTATTGTCCAGAATCTTGTGAAGGAACTATCGACTTGAATAGTTACTTCCCTCCAGGTAATAGGTGGAATCCTGCCGCCAATCGACGCATTTATATTTTTGACGTTGAGAACGATGGCACTCTTGGATATTTTGGACACTATGCTGCCTGTAGTCATGAATACTCTTATTTCTTAAATCGTGCTTTAGCGGGAACTGGAACTTCTTATATTTATAAACCAGTTATTCCAATTGCAGAAGGTGGAGATGTTGAATAGATTATTCGAGAAATTATGAAGACTCGTATTTATAATCAAGATTGGCGCGAGATTATTTATCAAATGGCTAAAGACTATTATAAAAATAATCAGAATGATGATTTTGAAATTAATATCATTCGCAACAACTATCCCCGTTATACTAGTGGAAAAACTGGATATGAACAATATTATATTGACATGGAAGGTTTTTGGCGTTAGTTATATAATCCAGAAATCGAAGAAAAAATTCAATCTTTAACAGATAAATAGAATGAGGTAGAAAGCGAAATTGAAATTTTGACTGCAACTAACTATGGTTATAATGTTAATAATTACATTAAAAACAATAAGAAAGATGATGTTGATAAAGATATTCCCAACACTATTTTATTTGTTGAAGATATTATTAGAGCGCAATCAGATTATATTACAACACTAGAAAATGCAGGAAATGTTAATTATCAAGTAATTGCAGACGAAGAAAATTATCTTTATCAATTACAATTAAAGCTGGGTAAGCTAAATACAGCTCTAGCTAAATATAAATCTCAATCTGAAGAGCTCCAATCAAAAATTGAAAGTCATTAGAAAAATAAAACAAATTTCTATTATCCAAACCAAGATATTGATTATCCTGTTGAGCGCACCTATTGGAATCAATCCATTTGGGTATCACCAGAAAATCTTAACTTCTGGTTTGATTTTATGGATACTGAGGGCACACTTTCTCAATTTAGTGTCAAGAATATTGGTAGAAGGTCAAAAGCTATCAATGATACAGCAGTAAAATCCATTTATTTTAGAGAAACTCCTCAAGTTATTTTTGATGAAAATTTAACTGATGGGTATTTAAGCGGCTATAGTTATGTTCAAGTGCCCAATATTGATTATATGTTTACAATTAGTGCTCAAGGCAAATCTGCTAAAGATAGACTTGATGAATTAATTTATCAACACAGTTATTGTATTGAAAGCGCAACAATTACCACCATTCCAATTTATTATTTGGAACCAAACACAAGAATTCATTTGTCTGATAAAGATACAAATCTTGAAGGTGATTATATTGTTAGTAAACTTACAATTCCATTAACTTATAATGGCACTATGTCAATTACAGCAACTAAAGCTGCTGAAAGTATTATATAATAAGGGGGCGAGCGAATGAAATATATAAAATAGTTTAGATATTATGGAGAAGATCATCAAGATAATTTTCCTAAATATACAAATTATTATGGTATGTTGAAAAGCGGAAATATTTTACAAGGTCTCGGCGTTGTTTCTCAGCTTGGTATTCAGGCTCGACCTGAAACAAAATTTTATTTAAATGGTAGTGATTCTCCCATTGTAATTGGTAAAACTGGTATTTTTGAACTTGATTTGGATGGTCGAGGAATGATTACTTCTATCCGATTTGACCCAAAATCATTAGACGATTATAATGCACCTAATAATACAGATAGATTATTAGTTGATGTGGTTTATGAGGGGGTTGACGTCGGATGAGTTTTTATGGTAGTATATATTATGAATTAGTTGATACTTTTTACAAAGTATTGGTTCATAATAAAGGAAAAACGAACATTGGATTTCCTGTTGCGGCCGATGTTAAAGACGAATAGACTTTGATGGCTATTGGTCGAAAAGGCGTTTTAGATATTGATAGTGGTAATAGATGGATTAAGTTTACTGCTAGCCCAGATACTACAAAATATACTATATGGCATGAGAAACCAGATGAAGAAAATGTTTAGTCCATTGCTAGTTTTACAAGATTAGAATCTGCTCCAGAAGGAGTGACACCGACTAATTTATATGCTGGTGATGTTATTTAGGTCTCAAGCTTTGATTATGACAAAGCAGGCCACACTGCGAAATCAGAAATTAGATATTACAAACTACCGACATCTACGGTTGAAGCTGATATTGCTTCTTTAATGTCCGCAGTTGGCGATATTAAAGATATTTATCCAAGTAAAACTGAAGAAGATGTGGAAAACGACGAAGATGTAAAAAATATCGGTAAAGCTATTGGCGATATTGAATCTTATCGTCTGCAGATGGGAGAGGGACATGAGACTTATACCTTATGTAATGGTCTATATGATTTAAATCAAATCGCAAACACAATTGGTTCTGTATCAGAAGATATTTATGACGGCTTTGTTTGGGATAGAACATTTACAGACTCTTTTGGTAATTTAAGAACTGTATTTCCTACAGAGTATAGTAAGAAGAGTCTATGTGATGCAATTGGTAATGTTGAGTTATTGGTTGATGCGAATGGAGACCCTTTAAATATCGTTCAAGCAATAAATAAGACAGCAGGCGATAATAGTGCCCTTACTGGTAATTTAACTGTTACTAACATCGCTGTGGAAAAGCATGAAACCGATATAGGTCTTTTAAATGATGCAGTTACTGCATAGCAAGAAAAAATCACTGAGCTTGAAACAAAAATAGCTGAATTAGAAGGTTATAAAGCTTTAATAGAGGATTATGGTACTCGTATTGAAGCTATAGAAGCACAATTACAAACTGAATAAAATTTCTTTTAAAGAATTTTATATAATTATTTGAGAAGAAAGGAGCGCGAATTACATTGCCAAATTATGTAAAGTTTAGACGTGGTACGCCAGAAGCGTATAAAAATCTATTGGATCTTGGTCGAATTGAGCAAGATACCCTATATTTCTTATATAAAGAAGATGGCTCCACAGAAGCGACCTTATATTTAGGAACTAAGTTAATTGGCGGTGGATCAGAAAGCTCCGGAGGCGCGTCTACACTGCGTGACTTAACAGATGTTTTAATCCAAGAGAACTTGGCAGATAAATCAATTTTGATTTATGATACAAAAGCATCTGCTTGGGTTGATAAGACATTGGCAGAGGTTGTTCCCACTATGGTGGGAGCAACCATTGCTTCCTCTGGAGTTGGCGGATTGGTTCCAACCCCTCCCCAATTAGATGAAAATGGCGAATTAAAGTTCTTAGCAAATAATGGCGAATGGGTTCATATTGATACAACCAATAAGAATCAGCACATTATTTCCGTTGAGAACGGTGAAATGTTATTACATGAAAATGTAATTAATGAAGCTACTAAGGAATTAGAATTATCCGTAAATGATATTCTAATTATTAAAGACCCTATCTCCGCAAATAAGTGGCAACACACCGCTTATGTCTATAATGGAGCAAATTGGGTTGCAATGGATGGTAATTATAATGCAGAGAATGTTTATTTCGATGAGGATTTAATTACTACTTTTGCAATTGGTAATATTTCACTTACTAATGGTCAAGGCAAAATTGCAGCCGCAGGTAAAAACTTAAAAGAAGTTTTTAATACAATTTTCTTAACAGAAAAAAATCCTAGCACTACTCAACCTTCAGTAAGTTTCTCTTCTGTCACTTCTGGAGGATATGAAGTTGGTACTACTGTAACTCCTTCTTATAATGCATCATTTAGCACAGGCTCTTATTCTTATGGTCCTGCTACTGGTGTAACTGTAGATTCTTGGGAAGTTACTTCCACAGATGGAGATACAAGTGATGCTAAATCTGGCACTTTTGCTTCTTTTATTGTGGAAGATGATACAAATTATACCATTACTGCAAAAGCAAATCATAGCGCTGGCGTTGTTCCTGTAACAAATGTCGGTAATGATTATGAAGATGGCGCAATTAAAACTGGTAGTAAGAGTAAAACTTCTTCTGCCATTTATGGCTATCGCAACAGTTTCTATGGTACTGCAGAAAATAAAGATGCTTTAGATTCTGACAAGATTAGAGCTTTAACTGCAAGCGGTTATGCTTTAGCTAATGGTGCTCAGATTGAAGTTGCAATTCCTTTGGATGCTATGCGTGTAATTATTGCTTATCCAGCAACACTAAGAGATGTAACTTCCATCTTAGATGTTAATGGCATGAATGCTGAAATTGTTTCTGGTTTTACCAAGCAAACAATTGAAGTTGAAGGCAAAGACGATTATGACGCAATTAGTTACAAAGTTTATACAATGGATTATGCAAATCCAAATGATAAAGAAAATACTTATAAAGTACAAATCTAAGAAGGAGGATAAAGATAATGGCTTTAGATTTTGGTAAATTAAATTTCAGCGTTAGCTTTAATCCTACTTCTGCTTTCCCGATTGATGCAAGATGTTATTTTGAAAGCTATGCTGCTGCAGAAGCTGCGGCCGCAAAAGCAGAAGCCGCAGGAAGCACCAATACAGTTTATTACTATGGTCAAAATGTGGTTGTTGTTGAAAATGGTGTAGCAAGTTTCTACATTATCCAACCAGATGGTACTCTTGGCGAAGTCGGTGGAAAAATTACCATTAATACAAGTTTATTTGAATATGACGAAGATGGTAATTTAAGTCTAAAGGGATTTGCTGATGCAGTTGCTGGCGCACAACTTGTAAAAGGCGCTGATAATACAGTCTCTTGGGTTAAACCAGATTCTACTACTGTAGAAGGTTTATCAACAGCTGTTGAAACTCTTCGTAAGGATGTAGACGCTTTAACTAAGAATGTATATACAAAAACAGAAGTTGAAAAATTAATTTCTGATGCAGCTCATTTAAAGCGTAAAATTGTTGATAGGGTTGAAGATATTTTAGCTTATATCACTGAAGCTGAAGATGAAGAGCATTATATTTTTATGGTACCTACTGGCTTCCAAGAAGAAGCTGATAAATATGATGAATATATTGTTGTTAATGGTGCCATTGAAAAAATTGGTTCTTGGGAAGTTAATCTTGATGACTATGCAACTAAAGATGATTTAAAAGATAAAGTCGATAAAGTTGAAGGATATGGATTAATTTCTAATGAGAATGCTAATAAACTTGATGGAATTGAAGAAGGCGCTGAAAAGAACTACATTAGTTCTGTAGAAGAAGCTCAGTTCCAAGTTATTGAAGGTAAACTAAAATTAATTGCTGTTCAACAGAATATTATTACCGGATTAGCAGATACATTAAAAGGCAAAGTTGATGTTATTGAAGGTAAGGGTTTATCTACCAATGATTTTACAAATGAGTTAAAAGCTAAGTTAGAAGCAATTCCTGTTGCTGATTTAAATGCAGCTTTATCAAAAGTTAATGCTTTAGACAAGGATATCTATGGATATCAAGATGAAGAGGGCAATGAGGTTCCTGGTTTAATTGCAGTTGTTCCTCAGTTACAAAATGAGTTAAATTTATTAACTCAAACTGTAAATACTAATAGCGGCAGTATTCAAACTTTGAATTCAACTGTCGGAACTTTAACACAAACTGTTAATACTTTAACCCAGACAGTTAATGGTTTTGCTGATACATATGTTTCTATTGCTAATTTCAATGCAGTTGTTGGTAATTTAGATTCTATGTTGGAAAACCAGGTTAATATCATGAATGAAATTGATGATATTAATAATAGACTGACTTGGCATGGTATTGAAGACTAATAAAGGAGGAAAATAAATAATGGCTGATGTTTTATTTAAACGCGGTTCACAAACCGATTTAGACGCATTGCGCGTTAATAGTGATAAAACAAAGAGAATTCCTGGAGCTTTTTATTTAACTGAAGACTCTCATAGATTATATGTTGGTATCAACAATGATAATAATGATATCGTTCCTGTGAATGAGGGTATTACTACTGTTGAGACTTTAAATCAGTTACCTAATCCTTCAACCGCAGATGATAAGAAATTAACTACGGGTCAATTCTATTATGTTTATAAAGACAACTCTGGTAATGCGCTAAATGTTTTAGCTATTTATAATGGCCAAGAGTGGATTCAAATTAACTCTAATACTGATACTACTATCAGTTCTTTCACTCAGACCGTATCTGTTTCCAGTGGTACTGCAACTATTAAGGGTGATATTAAAGACTCTTCTGGTACTACTAAATCTAGTAATTTTAAAATTACAGTTGCTGGTGGCTTAACATTAAGTGTTAATACTGCTAAAGATACTTTAACTATTGACGCTAGTGCTTTACAGCAGGATTTAGGACATACTGTAGACACTTCTGGCGTTGATATTACTTTATTACATCCTAAAACAACTGGAAATAAATTCCGTATTGAAGCTGGTAATTTCACTACTATTGAAGCAAACTCTGACAATACTGGTATTAAAATTAACAGTGCTGACCATAGAGTAAAATCTGTCGCCATCGGCAATGGCAATGCCGCAGGTAATAGCACTAATGGTTTTAATATTAAAGTTACTGATAATAGTAGTAATTCAAAGAGTGCTAATTTTGATCCAACCATTAAGCTGGCAAATGACACAGATGCTCGTCATTTCACTGGCGGTAACATTACTTTGCCAGTATATACCACTACTGAAATTGATGATAAATTCAAATCAGAGCTAAAAGCAATTGATGGTATGACCTATAAAGGTACTATTGGTACTAATGGTACTGGTCACAATGGTAATGCATTACCAACAACTAATGTTCGCATTGGTGACACTTATAAAACTCTTTCTACTTTTACTGTTGCAATTGGTGGAGTAACTCCCTCTGAAGGCGATGTAATTATTGCTCGTTCTACAGATGGAACTGAAAATGCTAATGGTTATATTGATTCCGCTAAAATTACTTGGGATTTAATTCCTTCTGGTAACGAAGATACTACTTACTATGGAGTATCTGCAACACACGGTATTGGACTAAAAGACAGTAGCAATGCAACTGTTATGGCTTTCACATTAGAAAGCGGAAATGCTAGCATTACTTTAGAAGATACCACTGGTGATAAATCCAATAAAGTAAAAATTACTCACGCAGCTCCAACTGCCCAGACTAAAACTGCTGAAACTATTACTGGTGTAAAAGGAAGCGGAGATCACGTTCAAAACACTTTGACTGGTACTGTTATTAAAGATGTACTGAAAGATTCAACTGGTCACGTTGCTGGTTTACAACAGGCCAATATTAGTTTTTCTGACACTAATGCAACTTTAGTTTCTGCTGGTGATACTACTGTAGCTGCAGCTTCTTTGGGTAGTAGTTCTAGTAAAGTTTCTTTAAAAACTACTTTGAAACAATCTAGTGGTACTACTAAAACTTCCACCTCTGTATTTACTGTATATTCTGATAATAAAAATTTACAAGTTTCTGCAGATGCTACTAATGATGCTGTAAAAGTATCCTTTGTGTGGGATTCTTTCTAATAATATAAATCTAGGACAAAGCTTGTTAAGAAAGCTTGTATGATTTTTAATTCTCTATAGAGGATATTTGAATGGGTGACAGGATTATATCCTGTCACCCGTTTTTTTATTTAAAAGGAAAGAAAGGAGAATATAAATGAATAGTTCATTTAGACCCGTGCGTGGTATTGAGGCAAAAATTGTTGACCAGCCTTTGCATGACGGCTATATCTATTTTGCGACTGACAGCGGAAAAATTTATTTAGACACTGCAACAGATAGATATTCACTTGGTGCTAATGGCGCCGCAGTTTTATATGCAAATGCTGAAAATGTAATTTTTAACACAGATAACTCTTATACTATTCTATATAGTTATCTAGATGACCAAAATGCCATTCCAAAAGCTGAAGATTTAGTAATCAATAGTGATGGTCGATTCTTTAGAGTTAATTATTACGATTCTGCTTCTGGCTTAATTAACTGTAAGCTAATCGCAGTTAGTGGTAGCGGAGGCGGCGGAGGTAATACCCCAGGCAGTCCAGATGCTCCAAGTGATGATCCAAAAGTAATTAAAGTTACTTATCACGATTTAACTTACTCCTTCTTGAACGGTCGTACATATACAATTGATTTCACTGCATTATCTCAGGTTGACTTATATTTAAATATTAGTTATACTGTTAAAAATGCACAAAATCATACTACTGGTTTTGGTAGTATGCAAGTAAAGTCTGGCCAACGTGTAAGCTTGCCAGTAGGTCAGTATATTACACCAGAAGGCGGCTATCATGCAGTTGATATTATTATTCAGGGTGCTAATGCTTATGAATATACCCGTACTATCAATAGAATTAAATGTGTTGATTTATAGGTTGCCAATGATCCAGAAAAATTTACTTGTCAAAAAATTTATGATGGAACAATTCCTTATTATGTAAAAGTTGTCGGTCAAATTAATAAGACTTTACATATTGAGATTGATGGAAAACCTTTTACTACTAAAACTTTAAGTTCTAGTGAAAGTGATACTTCTATTTACGTGCCGATTGACTGTAAGACATTGGGCTTAAATACTGGCGTACATACTATTACTGCATATATGATGGCTGACGGTGTTCCTAGTAACACTATCATGACAGACTTCATTTATCATCCAGAAAATGCTGCTGATGCAGTTTATGTTATTGTAACAGAATATCCAGAAGAGTGTATGAGTTATGAGACTCCCGCTGTTTACTACTGGGTATATAATACCGCACAAACAGAAGGATATAAAAACTCTCTGTCCTTCACTGTTGATGGTGTAGTTGTAGCAAAAGATATCGTTGAAGCTCAGAACACAGGTACAAGCCTAAGATGGAATGTTACTGGTTTGAAACCAGATGCTAAAAATATTTGTGAAATTAACTGCGGTAGCGGCAGCCGTACATTTGAAATTTACTGTCATTATAGTAGTATTTTTGAACCAACTACTGATGGTGCAGTTTTAATGTTAAGTGCTGAAGGTCGTACAAATAGCACTTCTTTAGAGCGTCGCTTAGAATGGAAATACACTAATGACCGTGGTACTTCCTATACCGCTGAATTAAAAGATTTCAACTGGAATAACAACGGTTGGACAATTGATGATGCTACCGGAAGAGATTGTTTAAGAATTAGCAATGGAGCTTCTGTAGAGATTCCTATGATGCTATTCCCAAATGCAGCTCCAAATACTGGTGGTTACACTTTTGAATTTGAATTTAAGCCTTATAACTTATATTCTTATAATCTTTTAACTCAATCAACTATCACTGTGGAAAATGACAATAACACAGAAGATGATGAAGTTGATATTCTTCGTGAATTTAACTCTGACTTAGCTGCAATTTCTTATATTGCTACTGGCAATGATGGTAAGGCATACGGTATGTGCTGTGGTACTCAGGATGCTTTCTTCCGCATGAGCGATGGTAAAAATGTTACTGTCCGCTATACCAATGATACTGTAGTAAATGTTGCTATCACTGTTAATGCAGCGAAAGAACAAATTTGTATGTATGTTAATGGCGTTATGAGTGGCATGGTCGCTTATAAGAGAAGTTCCGCAAAACTTCCCATTCAGGCTAATAAGTTAATTATTAATTCTGATCAGTGTGACTTGGATATTTATAATATTCGTATTTATGACCAGGCATTAACTTCAAAACAAATTGTTCAAAACTATATTGCAAGCACTAAGGACATGGATATTTATAATCAAAATGTTTTTAATGCTGCAGATGAAACTGTAAGTTTAGCCGCATTGCAAGATTATAATGATGATAATCCAAGTAATGCGACAATTCCTTATATGATTTTTAAGACTAAATCTCCTGATATTTTGCCTTTCAATAAAGCAAATGAAGATGTTATTTGCTCTATTGAATTTGTAAACCCTGCTTTGGACTATGCTTTGGCAAAAGGTGAGATTAACGAGTCTTATTATAAAAAACACGCACCTAGTTTTACTGCTGATGAAGTTACAATTAATGTTCAGGGTACTTCTTCTCAGAAATATCCAAGAAAGAACTTTAAAGGTAAGTTTAAGAAAGCAAAAAATTGGCAATGTCGTGAAAAATCTGTAAATGATTTAGTTGGTGATAAGTCACTATCTAAATTCTATATGGATGAAAGTATGGCAGAAAAAAGCATTTGTTGGAAAGCTGACTATATGGATAGCTCCAGTTGTCACAATACTGGTTTTGCTAGCTATGTGCAAGAGCTATATTGGAATCACCCATTAGATTACTATGAAGGAACTAATGTGCCAGCCGCAAACAAGGATGGACAATTGGGTGAATATCGTAAGAAATATCGTACTAGCCTATATGGATTCCCTGTTTTAGTGTTCCATCAAAAGTCTGATGGTTCTACTGAATTCATTGGCCGCTATAATTTCAACTTAGATAAGGGCGCAGACGATACTCTTGGTATGGCTTTAGAAAAAAATCATCCAGTATTAACCGACAAAACCTATGATAAGGTTTGTGAATGTTGGGAAATGGCAAATAACATGGGTGGTCGTTGCTCTTTCAGAGGTAATCCTTTTGATTATTGCTATGACTATAATCATGTTAATGCTGATGGTACTATCGGTGCTTATATCGTTGATGGTAAAGAGAGTCAGAGCGATATTGGTGACGATATTGAAGTACGTTATCATATTAATGGTGATGCCATTGAGGGCGCTTGGGATAATTTAACTAAACCCTTGGATGATGGTGGCACTCCAATTTCTTCTAGAGAAGCTTTCGAAGTATTGCTTGGAGGCGATGCTGACGGAAACAATAGAACTGGTGCTTATGCGCATTTAGAAAGATTGTTTAAGTGGTTACAGTCTTGTTATTATGCTTTTGATATGAATACTGATGAAGATAAAGATTGGGTAAGAGAATTATTAGGTCGAGATCCTATTGCCGACGAAGATGGTAAATATTACGACGCTAATGGAATTCCTATTGACCCAGACTTTAGAGAATTGAGAAATGCTCGTAAAGTTAAGTTTGAAACTGAATTTGACAAGCATTTAAATAAAGAATATTGCACTGTTTATTATATTTTAACTGAATTGTTATTACAATATGACTCTCGTGGAAAAAATATGATGTTATCCTCTTGGGGTCCTATGGAGGCCGGAGGAGAATATATTTGGTTCCCAATTTTCTATGATATTGACACTCAGCTTGGTGTTAATAACTCTGGTATTCCTTCTTGGGAGTATAACGTAGAACCAACAACTGGTTTTAATAATCCTGGCGGCAATAGAGCTTTCTCTACTGCAAACAGTTTGTTATGGAATAATTTCCATCAGTCTTATGCGGTTGAAAGTAAATATGTTCAAGATTATTACCGTTTATTGAGAGGTAGTACTTTAACAATTGCTAAAATTAATGGATATTATAATTTTGATTATGATATTAGTAAGGCTTATTGTATGAAGGGTATCCTTCCAATTAGTATTATGAATGCAAATCAAAATTATAAGTATATTGCTCCAAGCACTAAAGGTTATATTATTGGCGTCGATGACGCTGGTGCTCCTAAATATAGAACAACTAGTGCATATTTCTATTGTTTGCAAGGAACAAGAGAATTACATAGAGCCCAGTTATTACGTAATCGCTTCAACTATTACGATAGTAAATGGATGGCTCAGGACTACCAGCCTGGTACTGGCGGTAGTGCAATGCGTTGGCGTGCCAATGCTTATAATGACCCAGAAGATGCTAGCTTGCGCAGTCATTTAACATTACAGGTAAGACCTGCATTAGACCAATATCTAGTATTGTGGCCTGATGAAAGTGCAACTTATGTTGTGCCTATTTTTGCTAAGGGTGGCGAAACGGCTACTATTGATTTGATGAATTTGTTCTCTTCTGGAACTTATCAGCAACAGTTGATTTATATCGGTGGTTATAAATATTTGCAAGAATTTGGCGATGTAAGTTTGTTATATCTTGATGAATTTGAATTCCCTGATGATGCTAATAATATTACTAAGATTCAACTTGGTAATGAGAATCCTCGATATAAGCCCAATGAGCAGTTTAAAGTTGATGCGATTGATGAAGCAACTCAAAAGAAACCTTTGTTAAAAGTTTTTGATATTACTAATATTGATAAAATCAATAGTAAGATTGAGCTGTTAGATTCTGTTAAGCTAGAGACTTTTAAGGCTCTTGGTAGTAAAATTACTGGTGCAGTATTTGCTGATGGTGTTAACTTGCATCATTTATATTTACCTAATACTGTTAACTCTTTATCATTGAGTAAAGCTACAAATCTAGAAAGAGTTCTATATAGTCCTAGTGAATTAAAAGAAACTTTGGATGATGGTACTGTTGTTGATACTGAAGGTTTATATATTGAAGATCTTGTAAAAACTGTTAATGGTTCTAAGACCACTAATATTAGTGAAATCAATATTGTCAGTGGCGGGTTGAAGTTATATAGCTATGATATGCTAAATAAGGTTACTGAAGCTGTCGACAGTATGATTGCTTCTGGTTCTGATGCTGCATTATCTATTAATATGGAAGATGTTCATTGGACTCCTTACACTCAGTTGGGCGAGGGTGCTATTTACCAGCAGAGCAAGGTTGATAATTATAAATATGCAACTAATAACTACTCTTTCAGAGATTATGAATATAGTAATGAAAACCAGTGGCAATTAGATTTGTTAAATGGTCGTATTTATGAATATGTTGAAAGCCCTGTTGCTCCTCCTGTAAATCTTGATTTACTTGATGTATATCTGGATCAGGAGAAAGACAGCGAGACTCAAATGCCTAAGCGCTTTACTAATATTACAGATACATTGGCTAAAGCTTTACCAGTTATTACTGGTGAATTATATATTGATAATGCAAATCATGCTGCGATTTCTGAAGCTGATATTGCTAATGTTTATAATGTTGCTTTCCCAAGTTTATCTATTAAGGCAGCAAAAGTGGCTGATGCTTATCGAGCTCGTTTTGTTCGTAAAGATGGTAATGTTGAATCTGAAATTAAAGTTTTGCGTTTTAATACGACTGATCAAAACATTATTATTACACCTCCTTCAGACAATGAAATTTCTACTCCAAACCATTATGACTTTAAGGGTTGGACTACTACCGATCCTGCAACTGTAAATGATTTAGATAAATTGCCAATTATTACTGATTTTTCTACTTTTGCATTCTCCGAAAGTGTTCCAGAATTAACTTTCTATGCAGTATATAAGAAGCATGAATATCAAATCACCTTCCTAGACCCTGGCGCTTCTGGAAATGATGCTTATGAAGAAGTTATTCCTACTGCTTACGGTTCAATTCTAACTGAACCATCTCGAATTCCTTATAGAGGTGCTGCTGAAGCAGAGATGGACTTAGATCAAAGACTAACTTTTAAAGGTTGGACTGATGTAAGAGATAATGCTGGTGTCGTTGGTACAGAAATTTTAAATGGTGTTTTGGTTGATATTTCAACATATAAAGCAGATAGAAATTATACCTTCTATGCTGTATTCACTCAAGAAAGTGTCTACACAAATACTACTGATAACAAGTATTTTACCTTCGGTTATAATTATAATTATGTTGATCCAGTAGATCCTTCTAAGAATGCTGTCGGAAGTACAATTAGAATTTCTTCAGAATATCAAAATGGTGATTTAAGAGGTAAGATTACTGTGCCAGCTGTTGATGATTAGGGTAACCCAATTGTTTCTATTATGGGCTTTGATACTGATGCAGCAAAAGCAATTACTCATTTATTCTTTATGCCAGATAATAATATTTTGCAATTTGAATCTCAAGCCTTCGAAGGAAATAACTTTGATAGTAAATTGCAATATATTGACTTCCCAAATCTTACTAAGTTACGCTCAATTAACAGATATGCCTTCCGTTATCTGGATAATTTACAATTATCTGAAATTCCTGCTCCTGTTGTCTATGTTGGACAAGAAGCATTTAATGGAAGCTTTGAGTCTTTGTCTGGAATTAAAGAATTCTATATTAATGGTAGTGTAACAAAAATGGACCCTGGAGCTTTCTCTAACTGTGATGTTCCAATTGAAACTCTATATGTAGGAAAGCCTGGAGACCCAACACAGCTGGATATTAGTTCTTGGAATTCTTCTCAAGCTCCTTATTTCCAGCAAAATCAATATTTCCGTCCTAAGACTGTATATATTTATTGTGATGGAGATCGCATTGATGCGTTCCATGCGGCAATGTCTAAGTATGCAGAGGGTCAATCTATTTTCCAAGTTGCTTGGGAGGGCGAAGAAGAATTAGGACAATATTTTGTTAAAGATGCTAATGATTTTTCTTGAGAAAGGAGTACATAAATAATGAAAAAAGAGGTCTTATATACATATTTAGGCACTAATGGTATTATTTGTTCTCCTGTCCATTTAGAGGATACATATTATACTCGCAAAGTGCGTTTATATGCCGATAAAGATAAGCGACTAACCAAAGACGGCAAGACCTTCCATAAAGTCGTTGTTGTTCAAGATGAAGAGGTTAGTGAATGGTATGAAGTATAAGGCCAAATATAATTATTTGACTTACTTCATACGTTATATATAACAAAGGGCCAAGGGAATTTTCCCTTGGCCTCATAATAAAAATATAATAGAAAGGAAGAGTTTAAAGTGATTACTTCTCAAAATGTTCAAAATAGTGCCAAGTACTCTGCGTTATTTACTGATGCTTACAATCTGTTGAAGAAAGAAAATGATTTAACTCAGGGTGAATTAGATCTTGGCGGCTTTACTCGCTTAGAGGAATATTTTACTCGTATGCAAACTTTAAGCGCTAAGCATGTTGGCGAAGTTCAGAATATTGTAGATATCTTTGATGAGAAAAACAATGTTTATTATGCTAAATATGCGAAGTTCTTAATGCTTCCTCTTGATGAAACTCCTTTTGAAATTAATGCTAACTCTCGTCAGATTACTGTTCCTGATAATTTCAGAAAGTATGGCGTTAGCTTACATGGTGACCAGATTGCTGAAACTTTATTATTTAGAGTTGATAGATTCTTTGATTTCCAGGATTTGTTGAATACCACAATTCTAGTTCAGTGGACTAGACCCGGCAAAGAAGCAGAATCTGAGCGCGAAGGCGTTTCTTTAATTACTTTGGTTGACTATGAAACTGAGCCTGGTAAGATTTGGTTTGGTTGGCCATTAACCTCAGATATTACTAAAGAAGCTGGCGAATTAAAGTTCTCTGTTCGTTTCTTGCGCAAGAACTCCTCTTCTGGCAATATCTCTTATAGTTTAAATACTTTAACTACTCAAGTTACCATTAAGCCTGCTCTACATCCTAATTTAAATAATAATTTAACTATGGATGAAGCTTCTATTTTATTTAGTGAAGCTATTGTAAACAGTCCTTCTACTGGTAGTACTCCTGCCGCTCGTCCTGTATATCTACAGAATTTGGCACAGAAGGCATGGTTGGTAGACGATGCATTGAAATTAGCTGTTACTGTTAAAACTGGCGATACTGGTGTATTAACTTATACTTGGTATAAGGCTGATATTACTGGTGTTGACGCTGATGGTAAGTTTATTATTGCTGATGGTGTTTAGTTAGAAGGTAAGACTGAATTGCGTCGTACCACTGACGTTGTTCGTGCAGAAGATAAAGCTTATTATTTAGATAGCGAAGATGGCGCTGGTGTTCCTTATTTAGGAGAAATTAAAGCTGGCGTTGATGAAAACAATCAGCCTGTGGGTGTAAGCACTGACGGAGCCGCTGTCTATGAAAGATATTCTGTGTATGAAATGCCTGCCACTGGAGAAGTTTCTGGTCAGTATTGGGTTATTGCCCAGAATAGAGCTGGTACTTCCACTGAGCAGACTAAGAGTGTTTACTGTGAAATCCCTGGTCCTAAGACTTTGGTATTTACCGCAGATAAAGCTTTGGCTACTAATGTATTTATCGCTGATGATGGTTCTGTAACATTACAGGCAGAGGCCACTCCTGATGATCCTGACCCAGCTCATACCACTCTAACTTATAAGTGGGAAAAGAAGACTGCTATTGATGGTGAATATCAGGAAGTTAAAGTTGATGGCACTCCAGTATCCACCGGTAAGACTTTAGTTTTGGCTAAGGCTGGTGAAAATGAAGTGGCAGCTACTAAGCATATTGGATGGTATCGCGTTACTGCAAAATCTGTAGTAAATCGTGATGAAATGACTTGTGTAAGTGCTCACGATTGTAAGGTTACTGCTCATCCTACTTTGCCAACTGTCACTTTCCCAACTCAGGAAATTACTTTGGTTAAAGAACATGATGCTGATGATAATGGTGTATTCACTTTGAATATTGAATTGGCCGACAAGGGTGGTTTATTACATAGTGAATATTATACTTACACCTGGTATCGTAGTATCACTGATAGCGATCCAGTTGAAGTTAGTGCTGATGATGCAGATATTATTACTGCTGCTGACATTCTAGCAGAGCATCGTAATAATACTTTACAGGTAAAATTGGCTCCAAACGATGAAGTTGAATTCTACTTCTGTGAAGTCCGCAATCATTTGAATGGAGAGGTTTCTGGTCCTGCTGTTACCAAGCTATTCAGAGTAAGTGCACAGTAATATTTAAGAAGGAGGGCTGTAATTTATGATTACAACTGCTGAAGAGTATTACCGCGCTTTATTTAGAGTTCAAGATGATAATCCTCCAACGCTAGCCCTATTACCTCACGCAGAAACTACTTATAAAGTTGATTTAAATAAGAGAACTATTGAAACTCCTGAGTTTCTAAGTGTTGCTCGTGACCATAAAGCAGAAAATATCTACTTTGAAGTAGATAGATTCTGCGATTATATGGACTTATCAACTTGTTGCTGCATTGTACAATATGAGGCTGGAGAAGGAGAAACTCGTAGAAGCGGTATTTATCCAGTACCTTTTTATGATATTACAACACCAAATAATCGTAGAGAAATTGAGAATCAAGGACAGGATATTCCAGAAGGTGGAGAAACCACCGAAACAGATAATCCAGTTTTATATATTAAAGATAAAATGTTAGTGCCTTGGTGCTTAGATGGTGCGGCAACCGCTTATCCCGGTCCTATCACCTATTCCCTACAGTTTTATCGTTTGAATATTGATGGTACTAAATTCGTTTATAATATGAATACCACTCCAGTAACAAGTGAAATCCTTTATGGCATGGACGTTGTAAAAGAAAATTACAACGGTGCATTTGATATTGAGCCAGATGAATATCAAAAGATTTTGGCTCGTGTCGTTGCTTTAGAGGGAACATTTGATATTAAGTGGATGGATATGTTCTAATTTTTATATGGGTGGAATGATTTAATCGTTCCACCCATTTTTTTATTATATATAGATTGGAGGGATAAAATTGGCAGATTTAAAATTTTTAATGGGTATTGAGAAGACTAACACTGGCGATTCTCGTTTACCTGCCGCAAATGTGGCTATCGTAAAAGGACAAGTATATTTTGCAGAAGATAAATCTAAAAATGGTTTTGCAAGAATTTACTATGATACAGAAGATGGAAGACGCGTTACTGTCAATAGCTTATCATCAACCTATGACTCTAGTAATCATGAAATTGCTAGTTATTATGTTACTTTTCCAACCTTACAACTGGATTACAGTAGTGGTAAATATGCTTTAATATTTAGTGATGGAAAAGGTTCAAAATCAACTTATAATTTATCAGATATTTATCCCAGTCAGTGGACTTGGAGCGGAGGTACGACCGCAGGTCCTACTGCTTCTATTAAGTTATTAAGAAATGGTTTAGATTATGGCAATGTCAGTGTTGCTGCGATTCCTACAGCTTCAACTTCAGCTTCTGGTATTATTACAACCGGAAGTCAGACTCTTGCTGGTGAAAAAACTTTTAATAATAAAATGACTGTTGGTACTGGTTCATCTTCTGGAACCATTTTACAAGTCAGTGGTAATGCTAATATTACTTATAAATTAAGTTTCAATGATAAAGCTCATCTACAATATGACAATGCAGATGAATGTCTATATTTTACATTTTAAGAGGTGAAAATTAATGAGTTTACAAGTTTGGTTACCTCTTAATGGACATATAAAAAATTATGGCTTATCAGACGTAACAACCTCATTAATTAATAATCCAACTATTGTTGCGTCTAATCGTGGAGAGTGCTATAATTTTAATCCTAGTAATGAAAATAAATAGGCAATTGAAGTAAGCATTCCCGATATGCCTAGATGGATTCAAAATGAATTTTCAATCGCATTTTGGTTTTATCATCGAGAAGGTTCTGATAGAAGTGTTATTTTTGGCAATCATCAATATAATGGAAGCTATACTTTTAATATTGAAAAGCTTGCTAATAACCAATTAAGAGTATATATGTAGGCCAAACCAGATGCTTCTTTTTCTACTTGTACAATAGCCGCAGACACATGGACTCATATTACCATTGTTAAAACATCGGATGAATTACGTATTTACAAAGATGGAGTTAAAGTAAGTACTCGCACACATTTATCTTCTGATTTATGGCAAGCCGCTGATGGAGTAAAGTATTTATTAGGTAGAGACGGCCGCACAAACAATACTGCATTAAATGGTATGATAAGTGATTTCCGTATTTATGACCATATATTATCTCAAAAGGAAATTAAAAATATATCGCAAGGTTTATTATTAAATTATTCTTTTGATGATTTATATATGACTGCTACAACTAATTTAGTGAATAAAGCAGATGGAAGTTTTACAAAAAATGCTAGTTCTGTTTGGCATGCAGGATTAAGTTGTCCAAAAGCTTATGTCACTCCTGGAAAAACTTATACTTTCTCTTGTGAAATGCGTCATACTGGAACCTAGACTTATACAGCTTATTTTGATACGAATTGTACTGATGAGGATGGCGTATATAGTGGAAATGATGCAGCTATGCAAAATATTAAATCCAACTCTGGTGCAACAATTCCAAAAGACGGAACATGGGTAAAAATTTGGGTTACAGTAACTATTAAACCGGACGCAGGAAAACCATATATTCATCATACAATATGTCCACAGGTTACAGCAGAAGAAGTAACTTTTTATTATCGAAATGTACAATTGGAAGAAGGTCCTATGGCAACACCTTATGTTGCTTATAATTCACCAAGAGAAAATTGCATTGTAGATAATTCTGGTATGGGAAGACATGGCAAATTAAATACAAGCAGTTGTTATGTTTCCACTGATACTCCTCTTGGAGAATACTCTTTACATTTAAATGGCTCTGATACTGGGGATAGAGCTTGTGTTATAGGCGATTTAAATTTGGATGATATTAAGACTTACACCTTTGCAAGCTATATAAAAATTAATACTTGGGGAAAACAAACAAGTGGTTTGTTTAATGCAAATTATACTTCAAGTTCATCTCCTGGAGATTATACGGCAAGCCCTATTCATCATCGCGACTCTCATTTTGATATTGCTACGAAAGGTAATACGGTGGCTACAACAGGAGCAACATATCAAAGATTATCTTGTTCAACATCAGATATTCCAGTAGGTTAGTGGAAGCATGTCGCAGTTACTTTTGATGGTAAGACAGCTACTTTATATATTGATGGAGTTAAGAAAAGAAGCGTATCATTTAGCGCAGCAGTGACTTTAGCACCTTGCAAATATATCTTTTTATCATATTCCTCTGCCGGTGGTGCATAGAGAGTAACAAATGCTAATTGGTCTGATTTTAGAGTATATTCAACTTGCTTATCTGCTGATGATATTAAAAAATTAGCTTTAAATCATGTGGCAGTAGATAAAGATAATAACTTACATTGTTATGGTCTTGTAGAAGAAACTAATATTGAACACAATATATCAAAACAGAGTGTGGTTAATGTTGGGGTTAAAGAAGAAGTAAACATCTATCCAGGTTCACAATATAATGCGGCGTCTATGAATGTTACTTATAATTTTGCAACGGATATATTCAAGGATTATGGATTTAATTCTTGTACCAAATTTGCTGCTTCAAATACATCTACTTCTGCATTTATGGCTTATTCATATTTGTTACCAATTTCTTACTACACTCCAAATTCTACTTATAGCTTTGCATGTTATGCATATGTTTCACCTGATTGTAATGCAAATTTGCGTATCAATTTGGAGCAAAGCACAGGTTGGGTTAAAAATTATTAGAATACAAAAAGCAATATTAATGATACAACAAAAGGACAAGTAATTAAAGTTACTGGAACTATTAAGGCCAATAGTAACGGAAAAATTTATATAATGTTCTATCCTAACCCGAATCAAGCAAATACTTTTACAACTGGATATTTCTTGATTGCTGGTTTAACCATAGTCCCTGGAGAAAATATTCCACATCCAAGAGTAGAAAGAATGAGTGGAAATTTAATTTCATCTATGTCTCCTGGCACAAATATGACAGCCAATGGAACTCATAGTTTAATTGGAGATTTTAGTAAAAATTCAGATACTTATGGTTGGTTCAATACTGTTGAACCATTAGAGTTCGATAGAATGTATCGCCTAACTTTTAATGTATCTAATTTAACAGATGGTAGTATTTGGGGTTGGAGATTGTGGAATAATGCTAATTACGAATTAAAAGTAGATAGAAATGGAAATTATTCTTATACTTTTATTGTAAAACGAAATAAACTTCCTGCGAATGTTAGTTTCCAAAGATTTTTGTGGGATGACGGTGGCCGCACAAATCCCACAGGCACAGTTTATTTTAATAATTTTAAACTGGTAGAATGTATTGCTCAACCGTATCATGGAATTTTTGAAACTAATAAAGCAGCTATCCATCCTTCATATATTGAAATGAATAATATATATGAAGATTAAGGGCAGTTTTAATTAAAAGTCCTAATTTAATTTTTAATTCTTATAGAAGGTAAAACTTTCTATAATTTAATCAAAGGAGAGATTCTATTATGTTAAAGATTGAAAACAAGAATTTGAGTTTCAACGCAGTGAGCATGATCAACGATGAAGTCGTTGCTAGATTCACTTCCAACTATTATGGAGCTGGCGTCGATTTTAATTATAGTGTTGAGAATGCTGTGGCCCATTTGGCACATTAGGTCGAAGCAGACGCTGATTTTGATGCATTTAAGGGTCATGTAATGGACACTATTGGTGCAATGGCTACCATTGTCTAATAAGAACCATATTAGGGGCGAGAGCTGATAAAGCTCTCGCCCTTATTTTTGTTTCTCGGACAAATAAAATTAATTATATGAGTTTAATTTTTATACATATATAGAGAAATTTTTGAAAAGAGAGGTGTAAAAATGGCTCAATTAAAAGATTTAATTGTAGCGGGAGCCTCAAGATTTCTAGGTAAAACTTATTTTGAAGACTCAGTTACATTTAATGACACCTTAATTTTAGCAAAATCGCAAGATTTATCTGGTATTGCTGATAACAGACCAGCTTTAATCGTAGGTGGATTACCATCAGAGTCTCATGTGGAGATAGATGCCAATGAAATCTAGGCTAAAAGCTCTGGCACAGCGATTGCTTCATTATACATTAATAATGATGGTGGCTCAGTAATTTTAAGTGGTAATGTTACTACCGCTGCAGATGGCAATGATGTCACGGCCGCAGGTGGTGGAGCTTTACGTATTACTGGTGGTTTATCAACTACTAAAGCTTCCTACTTTGGTGGTGCAATTACTGCGGCAAGTACATTAGGAGTTAGCGGTAAAACAACTTTAAGCGGCGAAGCTTTATTAAAAGGTGTTACTAAAATTGAAAACACTTTAAATGTTACCAAAGCAGTTGATTTTGATAGCACTTTAAATGTTGATGGCAAATTAACATTAGGTGGCAATATCGCTTATCAAAATGGCTCATATAGTAATTATGATGTAATTAAGTTTCTCACTGGTGATGATAACGGAGCTGGTGTTGTAATCGGCGGTGGTGGAGTTGCAATTTTTGGTTCCGGTGAATCTGCTTCTAATTTAGCAACTGCCGCAAGCATAAGTGGCACAAGCGAAACTACTTATATCACTTCTGATAATAATATTGAGTTTTATACTAATTGCCAAACTATTGGCGATAGAGTTGGTGTTATCCTAAATACTTCTCGATATTTTTATCCTAATGCTAATAATACCGGTAGTCTTGGTACTTCTGGCAACGTTTGGAATAGTCTATATGTAAATACTGCTAATATTAATGGAAATGCGACTGTTAAAGGAGCTTTAGTAGTTAATGGTACTACGACTTTAAAAGGAACATTAACTTTAGGTACATATGTAGATCAAGCAACAGTACCCTCCGATGGTGGTATTATTGTTATGGATTTACGCAATGCCACTGTAACTCCAGATAGTTTTGGAGATAGAAGAGTTAATTTTTATTTTGACTAGATTACTGATGATTTTTATACAACTACAAGTGCAACAAGCCCATCTTCTGCCACTAAATGGATGGGTATATTGCATATGAAAGGTTGGAAAGATAGTACTTATGCCGCATGGGAATTAGCTGGTAATGCTGATACTACAAGCGTTCAAGATACATTAAGATTTAGATAGGGCGTTGGTAATACTTGGGGAGCTTGGCAATCTGTTATTACTGATGCTAATATTAACCAGTATATGGATGGCCGATATGTGAATGTCACTGGAGACTCAATGAGTGGACATTTATATATGACAGGATCTCATGCAAGCAGCAGTACAGCTAATACGTCCTAGATTGTCATGGGAACTTCTTCTGCTCAACATTTTGCCTTAACCGCAAATGATAAAGCAGTTGTTTTTAACCCTAGTACAACAAGTACAGATAATCAAATTGTATTATATTTAAAAACTAATACTCAATCACTTTTCCCCAACGGTATTTCAGTTGGCGGAATTTTATCTACCTCTTCTGGAGCAGATGCTTCTGGTTCAACTGGTTCAGGCGACTTAAGAGTAGCTGGCGGCGCAGGTATTGCTAAAAAATTATATGTTGGTTCTAATTTAAGTGTTGGTGGAACTGCCACTATAGCTTCTACATTAGATGTGAATGGTGAAGCATATTTCGCTTAGAATATTACTTTTGACGGTGCAGCTAATAGAGATCAATGGATTAGTTTCTTGCACACTGGTTCTGAAACCGGTTATGATTGGCGCATTGGACATCAAGGAACTGGTTCAAGTGATGCTAACTATTTTGTTATTCAATCTAATTCTACAACTGGCACCTGGACCAATGTTTTAAGATTGGGATTAACAAGTTTTGCCGCAGTTTTTGGTGGGTCTATTACTTCTGGAGGAAATGTTGTTCCAGGAACTACTAGTGCTTATACGCTAGGCACTTCTTCCAGTTATTGGAATAATTTATATACAAATGTTGCAAACGTAGGCAACGGAACAGATTCTTCCAATACTACCACTGGAGCTTTAATCGTTAATGGTGGTGTTGGAATTAGTAAAAAATTATATGTTGGTACTAATTTAACAGTAAATGGTAACGCAACTCTTGGTGACGCAACCAGTGATACTCATAAAATTAACGGCAACACTACATTCAATGGAATACTATATTTTGCAAATGGCACTACTTATTATATTAATGCTAGTGCAAGTGCTAAATTTTCAGGTTTAAATGTGGCTGGTAATGCAGCTGTTACTGGTACAATGAATATTGGCGGTAATACAACAATTGGCGATGCCACTTCTGATACTCATAAAGTAAATGGAAATATGACTCATAATGGTCATATCTATTTAGCGAATGGTACAACTTATTATATCAATTCTTCTGCTACTGCAAATATTCTTGCATTAACAACTAATGGCGCAGTAAAAATGAATGGTAATACAGCATCAAGCAATATGACTTCAGGTCAATTGGTTGTGGTTGGCGGTGTTGGTATAAGCGGTCAAGTTAATGCCAAATCGGTTCGACTTGACAATGCAGTAAGATTTGAGTATAATAGTACTGATAAATGTGTTGATGTTATATTTGATTAAGGAGGACGCTTATGAGTTTAATGGCTTGGTATCCTCTGGATGGTAATACTAGAAATCAAGGGGTTGGTAATCTAACCCCTAGTATTTCAGGTACTCTTACTTATGCAGCTGGAAAAATTGGGGCAAAAAGTCTAAGTGGTGGAGGATTAACTTGGACTGCCGATTAGACAGCTTCAGTTTTAAATAATAAAGAATTTTCTATTGCCTTTTGGATTAAACCAGTTGGAACTACTTCAGGTCCGATTTTTGGTAATACCGGCATGGGAGCATCAAACAATAGAAAATTTTGTATTTACGCTTATCCTACTGTTAATGACTTACATTGGAGCTGGATGAATGATGCAGCGGAGGTTGTTTATGCAGGAGGGTCAATCAATGGCAGTTTACCCTCTAATAAATGGACTCATGTTTGTATCACATATAAAAATCCTCAAGGATATGTATATATTAATGGAGTTTAGAAATCTTCATTTAGTGGAGAAAGTAAATCTTCATCTTTTAAATATGCAACAACAGTATTGCATAATAATACTAGTCGTTATATTAATGATTTGCGTATTTATAATCATGCCTTGTCTGTTAGAGAAGTCCAATAGGTAAGTCAAGGATTGATATTACACTTACCTCTTAAAGATTAGGATCTTGAGAGCACTACGAATTTGGCTCCATATCCAACGCCAGGAGCGGCTTATACGCCAGGTTGGGTAACAAATTTACATCCTGATGCAATTTCTGTAAGTAGTTGGTCTTCTGGATATAATGGCGGAGTTGGAACCCCACAAGCTGGTTATCATGCATATTGGAAAATGATGGATGGTATTCCGACGATGGTGTTTTAGCATTTAAATTCTCAATTAGGTCTAGGAAATCGTTGGCTAGGAATAAGCTGTGGAGATTTTCAAGGTAAAATTGGACCCTCAAAAACTTATACTATTTCTTTTAATGCAAAATCTAGCGTTGACGGAGTAGTGATATCTACAGGTTATTATTATCGAACAACAGGAAGCACTTCAAATAATTTTCATGATGGATGTCCAAGTACAGCCTTAACAACCTCATGGAAAAGATATAGTTTTACTTTTACAACTTTAAATACTTTAGATACTTCTGTTAATGCCTCTATGTATATTTATGGACATAATGGTTCTGTTAATGGCATTGCCTATGTTCGTAATATTCAAGTTGAGCTAAAAGATCATGCGACTTCTTATACACCAACTACTAGAACTGCTAGCAGTGTTATGGATTGTTCTGGTTATTAGCACCATGGCACAATGGTTGGAACGGTAGTACCAAAAAATGATAGCGCTCGATATGATACTTGTATTTACCAAGGTGATGGCGTAAATAATTATCTAAAGAGTGGAGCAATTACAATGCCAACTGATAGTGTTACTATGAGTTGTTGGTTTAAAAGTTCAACCACAGGATATAACGGTTATCACATTCCAATGGCAGTAAATTCTAGTTCTTATGAACTAAGTATTGATTCATCCGGCCATTTTAGAAATGGCTTTGTAATTGGTGGAACTCGTTAGGTATTAACCACTTCACATACTTCAATTCTTGACGGCAAATGGCATATGATTACTGCTACATATGATGGTGCAACTATTAGACGCTACTTAGACGGTAAAGAATTAACATCATATGCTACTTCTGCAACTGGAACTTTATCTGGAGTTACTTCTGAGTTGCTTGTAGGTAGTTATGGTAGTGGAGGCTATGGTAATAAAAATGCTTATATGAGTGATATTCGTATTTATGCTACGGCTTTAAGTGCGGCCGCAATTAAAACTTTATATGAGTCTAGAGCATCTCTAAATTCCACAGGTACTTTAATGACTTATGAATTTATTGAAGATGGTTCAGCAAATATTAAAATGACCAGTGAGGGCTTAATTCGTGCAGGAGTAGTAAGCGAAACACAAACTGCTTTTGGTATGCCTATAAAGGTTTTAAGTGATGGAAGTGCTTGGGCACGAATTCACTGGATTGATGTTACTGGAGTAAATTCATGGTTTGCTAATGCGACAGAAGTGGATGAATGTATAGATAAATCTAATCGATTTAGTCGTATGGGTTCAGTTGAAAAATTCATTGGATCTGATGGATATTACGAATTTATGTTAACCTATCCTCGATTATCTAAAACAAACTTTAACCGCTGGAAGCAGACAAGCTCTCCAAAAGCAAGTACAGTTACTGGTTTTACACCTATTACGACAGCTTGGTCTGCTCATAATGGTGGTATTAGAAAACACGGAAGCTCTTGTTTATATAATTGTGATACTGGTTCAACATGGTTTGCTCCAATAGGCCAATATGGAAAATGGACTGAAACTCAATATATACCTGCGGCTGACGGAAGTTCTTAGACTGAAACTGAATTATGGGTAAGAATTGATACCTTACCTTCTTTAAATAAAATTAGTATGTTTGATAATAAATTTATTCAAGCATTGAATATACATGAAATATGAGAGAAAGGAGCTGAAATTAAATGGCACAACTAAATGATTTACTGGTATTGGGTAAATCTAATTTATTGGGCGATACTAGTATTTTTGGAGCCTTTAATATTAATGGTAATGTTGCTATCGACGGCACTTTAACTGTTGAAGATGCTACTTCATTAAAGAGTTCCTTGACAGTTGCTGGATCTTCTACGATTGGCGGAGCCACCACAATTGGTGGAGCTACTACAATTGGTGGCGTCTTAACCGCGTAGGATAATATTAAAGTTTCAAGTAATAAAACAATTATTCAAGCTCAAAGTTCTGGTAGTAACTACACTACAGTTATTAGATGGGATTGGGCGGATAAAGGTTCATTTAGCTACTATCCGCAAATTGGTCATCATAGTAATGGAGACACTACTGGCGCTATTGTTTTATTGCCATATGCCACTAATGCCAAGCCCTGGGATGCAAATGATGGTTTATATATATCTGCGTCTAGATTAAGATGGAATAATTTAATTGCGGCTGATAATAGTAGAAATTTTTATCCTACTCAAAATGGCACTGGTTCCATTGGTACTTCAAGCTACTATTGGAATAATGGTTATTTAAATAACTTAACTATTAAAACAGCTTTAACTTTAAATGGAACAACATATTTAAATGGTAACTTAGTTTGGAAGCCAAGTGTTAATATTACTTGTACACCAACTGCTGCGAATCAAGAATTCTCAATTGACGTTGGTAGCAGTTCTTTTACAGGGTCTTATTTCCATATTTGGTCTGCAGTTAAATCTACTTCGATTTTAAGTTGTTATCCAGATGATTTATCTGTGAAGATGGGCGGCGCTGTCACTATCGCAGGAGCCATCACAGCTAATAGTACAGCTTTAATTAAAGGCTCAACTGAAATTCAAAATAATGTTAAAATTACTAATGGTAACTTAACTATTCATAGAGACTCAACAAAGGCTGCAAATACACCAGCTAAAATTATTTTTTCTAACAAACAAACCGATGGTAATATTACAACAAATTCTGCCTGTATTGCTGCTTATGATGATCATGATGCCTCAAGTTATGGTCAAAATTTAGTTATTTAGGGTTGTTCTAATGTTGTTGTAGGTGCAGGTGAAAGTGCTACCAGTTTTTATGAAGCAGTTTTAAAAGATAGTTCATCAGAAGGTTTATATCTAACTTCTGATGGTAGTATTTATTTCTATCCTAAATGTGACACTGTTGCTAATAGAGTTGGAGTAATTCTTGATACTTCAAGACAGTTTTATCCCGACTCAAATAACACTGGTTCTTTAGGTGTAAGTTCTTACCGCTGGGCAAATGCATACATTGGTAATTTAAATGCTTCAGGAACTGGTACAATTTCTGGCAATACTTCTATTGGAGGCACATTAAGTGTAAGTAGCACTTTAACAGTTGGTAGTACCACATTATTAAAAAATACCTTAACTGTTCAAGGCAATATTTATATTAATCAAACTGCAGGTACAGGTACTGGCCTAGCTTTGTACGGAACAAGTGCACCTGCAACATATGGAGTTTATTTTGCTCAAACTGCTAATTTTAGTAAGCATGGCGACGTTCAAGGAGATTGGGCAACTTACTTTGGAATGAATGCCGTTGGTACAAGAGGTTGGATTTTCCGTCCTGGTACAACAAATGTGGCAAGTATTTCCGCAAATGGTGTAGCATCTTTTTCTGCTATCGGTGATGGTGTTGCTTATTTAGCATTCCCCAAGGGCGGCACTCTAACTATTGGCTCTAGTGGCCAAAAAGGATATTTAACTATTGTAATGCCAGCAGGATTTAACTCCACAATGGTTAAATTCAAGGTATCTGTTTATAATTATTCAACCGGCACTTCTGTTGACTATATTATCGGAGGTTATTGTTATTCTTCTGATAATAAATGGTATAATCCAACTGCATATTGTATTGGTCCTAGAGGTAGCGGATTAGCAAACTTAACTGTTAATTACGGTATGTCTGGAAGTAATCCAGCAATTCAGATTGGTGCGGCAGACACAACTTGGGAATATCCAAATATCGCAATTTCTGATGTTTATTTAGGTCATAGCCGTAATTATTCTAATTGGTCTAAGTCATGGACCGTAAGTATTACCACAACTGCTATTACTTCTATCACACAAACTATATCCAATACTTATATGGCCAACTTTAGCGGTACAAATAATAAAGTTGCTAAATTCTCTAATAGTGGTCTTAATATTACTAATAGTAATATTACTGATGATGGCTCCACTGTTACTATTGGTTCTAAACTTGTTGTTTAGGGTAATGGTAGTTCATATAATGAAGGTATTCGTATTTTACCAGCTTCAAATGGTTGGTCAAATATCTTCTTCTCCGCTGACTCCAGCGTTTAGGGAACTCATGATGGTGGATGGCTGATCGGACGACGCGGTGCCGTAGGTTCAACCGCAGGAGCTATTGGTGACTTCACTATTGAAGAACAAGATTCTTCTGGCGTTAACCTCACTATTCACAAAGATGGTAATGGCGCAACGTTAATGGGTAGTTTACGCATTAATAAACCGATCATTTATAGCACAGAAGCTTCCGGTACTCGTATTCTGTATGGATCTACTCGTAATTCAGGTATGAAATATGACTATAGTGGCAATGAAAGTTTCATGATTTCTGCTGGTACTTATGCATCTGCATCAATTCTACTATTGACCGGTGGACAATTAAATATGAATGATAGTAATGGTCAATGGAATGCTAGTACAACTGTTCCAGCAATGTCTCTGCGTAAGTCAGGTGTTGCAGTTAATTATAACTTAACTTCTGACCCAACTCATAATTTTTATGTTAAGGGTACTTCAAAATTTGATGGTGTTGTTTTTGGTTATAATTATATTAATTCAAGTAACGCTGCAGCTTTTATGTGGGACAAGAATGGAACTAACTACACAGGCGTTGGTTCTTGTGGCGTAGCTGATACAATTCTTTTTGCTCCTTGTAGCGCAGACGGAGCTTGGGTAAGTAGTTATGAACAGATTTGGAGATTCCAAGGATCTATTGAATTCCCTCAAAACTCTGCTCGCGTAAGAGGAAATACTGCTACTGATTATACTCCTGTTTACATAAGTGGTGAGAAAAACACTTATGGCGGTATCGCTTTTTAGAATGGATTGCATGTCATGTCTAGTGCAGATCACCATGGTTTTTGGGACGGTACATGGATCCTTTATCGAAACACTTCTCATGGAGCTATTAGTATTGGTACCGCTCAAACCACTGCTAACGGATATGCAATTACTCTTGCGGGAAGTACTTATATTAATGGTAATACATCCATTAATGGAACTTTAACTATGAGCAACGCTATTCAACTACAAGTTGATGGTGGTAACTGGTATAATCCTATTAAGAATTTAACACATAGTGGACTATATTATGATGCGTCAAGTTCTAATACTTCTACCTACTGGAGTTTAATTGCTTTAAAATTCCCTAACCAAACTTACTCTTTAGGTGGCGAGCGCTCCGGAAATACCTTCGGTATTTATAGTTACAATAACAGTAGAACAGATAACGGATACGATGGAGCTCTTTACGTTCATGGTGGCAACCACTACTTCTATTGTACTACTAGACTATATGGCGCTGTATGGAATGACTATGCGGAATTCCGTACTCAAGAGCAAGAAGTAGCCCCAGGCTATTGTGTCGCTTCTAGAGATAATGGCAAAATTCATAAAACCCATAAGAGACTATAGGCTTGTGACGGTATTGTCTCTGATACTTATGGTTTCTCCATTGGTGAAAATGAAGAAAATAAAACGCCTCTTGCTGTTGCAGGTCGTGTACTTGCATACTGCGAAGGAGATAAAAACGATTATCGTGCTGGTGATACTGTTTGCGCAAGCGAAAATGGTAAAGTCTGCAAGATGACTCGTGAAGAAATTCAAATGTGGCCTGACCGAATTGTTGGTACAGTTTCTGAAATTCCTGATTATGAAATTTGGGGAACTGGAAAGGTTAAAGTTAATGGTCGTATTTGGATTAAAGTAAAATAATATAAACCCAGAGAACAAAATGTTCTCTGGGTTATTTTTTTTATCTAAAAATACCTAAACAGGTATTCTTCAGGTCCTCTTCAATTCCATTAGTGGTCTCGTTGAGGTCCACGGCTGGACAAATTTCATTAATTTTCCCATCCTAATTTTTACATATCTATGAGGGGATGGATAAGAAAATTTTTTGTATGGAAGGAGACCTTACATATGTATTCCAACTATAATTATTATCCACAGCAAACCCAATAGCAAGTCAGACCAGTTATGACTCAATCACCCTATCAAACTTATATGCAACCTGGCCAATTACCTATGAGTTTAAAAGGTAGATTAGTTTCATCGCTGGAGGAAGCTCGTGCATCTTCCATTGACTTCGATGGTTCTGTATTCTACTTCCCCGATTTAGCAAACAAACGAATCTATACAAAACAAATAAATATTGATGGCACTGCGTCACTGTATGTGTATGAATTAAGGGAAATGCCCGTTTAGAAAGAAGAGAGCAGCTTTGTTCCATCAGTTGAGAAATTTGTTACAAGAGAAGAGTTTGAGCGGGTCTTGGAGTATATTAAAACACTCCAAAAGCCAACCGAGCCGGCCGCATCCGCACCAGCTAAAGAAAAAGTAGAATTACTATCATTCTAAGGAGGTATGAATGATGTATCCAGTAGACCCTAAAATGTTAATCCAAATGATTAGACAAGGGCAAAACCCTCAGCAATTAATGATTTCAATTTTGCAAGGACAAGCCTACAATAATCCCCTCGGAAAAAATCTCCTAAATTTAGCACAGTCAGGTCGCACCGACGAACTAGAGAAAGTAGTTCGCAATCTATACACCCAATAGGGAGGTAAGAATTTTGACCAAGACTTTGAAGCCTTTAAACGTGCAATAGGCTACAATACTTAAATTTTAAGGAGGACAAAATTATGTTTAATGGAAATGGTTATTCTTTGGCAGATGTCGCTGCCGCAACTCGTGGCACAGAAGATGGTTTCTTCGGTGGAGCAAATGGATGGTGGATTATCCTACTGTTTATGTTCTGCGGCTGGGGTAATGGCGGATGGGGTGGCAACCGCACTGGCACTGAGAATGTGCGCGATGCTGTCGCATATGGTTTCGACATCAATAATTTGGAGAATGGCGTTCGTGGTTTAGAACATGGCATTTGCGATGGTTTCTATGATATGAACACTTCTCTGCTAACTGGTTTCGGCAATGTTGCAATGGGCAATATGCAGAATACCAATGCTCTTATGGGTCGTTTGTCTGATATGGCTGCACAGAGTGCTGCCTGCTGCTGTGAGACTCAGCATCTAATTGAGAGAGGATTGTGTGAAGTTAATTATAATATCCTAACTCAATCTAACGCAACAAATACTAATATTGCGTCTGCCGCACGTGATATTATTGAAAGCAACAATAACGGCGTTCGTTCCATCCTAGACTTCTTGACTCAGGACAAGATTGCTACTTTGCAGGCTGAAAATCAGGCTTTGCGCTTGACCGCTTCTCAGCAGGCTCAGAATGCTTTCTTAATCGACCAGCTAGGAACTAAAGCACCCGTTCCCGCATATGTAGTAGCTAATCCTTATGCTTCTGGATATTATGCTGGCTGTGGATGCAGTAACATCTAAGGAGGAATGATATATGGAAATTATTGCTAATGCTGTTCAAACTGTTGCGGCAAATCAAAATGTTTATTTCACAGATTCCGTAACTTCTGGAAATTATTCAATTGAGCATCGTGACGGAAGTGGTTTAGTTACTCTTCGTGGTGTTACTGCTACTCAATGTCGTGCTCGTTTTAGAATTCATTTCGGAGCTAATATTGCCATTCCTACTGGAGGAACCGTAGAAGCAATTTCACTTGCAATTGCACTTGATGGTGAAGCAATCCCCTCAACAATTATGACTATCACCCCAGCCGCAGTTGAAAATTATTTTAATGTAAGTGCATCAATTTTTATAGATATTCCAAAAGGTTGTTGCTCTCATGTAAGCATTCAGAATATTTCAACTTAGCCTGTATTAGTGCAAAATGCTAATTTAATTGCGGAGCGCTCTGCATAAAGGAGGAGTAATATGAGTCACATAAAATTGATGTGGATGGAGGAGCAGCTGATTGCAGAAGCTGAAAAACAATTTGAATGTTTGGAAAAAGTCTGCACAAAAGAACTTGGCGAAGTTATTGATATGATAAAAGATTTGAAAGAAGCTATTTATTATGAAACAGTGACTAAAGCCATGGAAGCTGGTGACTCTTATAAAACAGAAAAAAGCGACCATCTTCATGGAGAAGACGGCCGCCAAGAAAGTCGTAGCTATAGATATATAGAAGCACGAGAAATGAAAAAAGATAAAGCAACACAGTTGCGCGAATTAGAAAAGTATATTCAGGAAATGAGCTAGGAAATCATTGATATGATTAGTGATGCTTCAGTTGAAGAGAAAGCTTATTTGGAAAAGAAACTTACTGCTCTTGGAGTAAAAATTGGACAAATGAAATAAAAAAAATAAAGGCGAGATAATCATCGTGATTATCTCGCCTTATTTTTTTTGCTTTAAACAAGTGGGTCATTCTCAGTCTTTAATGGTAAAGCAACTGCTTTATTATAAAATGCTTCAGCTTGACCATTACCACCTAAACCTTTGTATAGCTTATAGAATTCGATTAATTGTTCCAGTTGTCCTTCAGTAATGTATCCTTGATGTAAAAAACCTTTACATAACTGAATTAGACGGAAACGATAGGACGCAACAATTAAGTTCATATGAGATTTTTCCATATTTTCATTATCACGGCAGTATTTTCTTAAATCTTCTAATTCTTGAAATACTGGTTCTAATTCAATATCAATCTTATTCTCAATCTTTTCATCCAATTTCTATTCTGCTAAGGTGGCAGCATTTTTCTCAGCTGTTTCTTTCTCTCTCATAATTTGAGAATTTTTCCATTTTGCATAGCCAATAACAGCAGCGCTAATTAGACCGAACAAAATTTCTGTTCCCCACTCTGCTAAAAGAGCTTCCATAAGAAAATCATCCCCCTTTCAACTTCTCTACTGATGTTAAGAAAAGTGAAAGAGGGATTAATAAGTTAAGACCAGTCGAATACTTCGACCTTGTTATTTACATAATGAGCACCAATACAAATAGCATCACATTCATCTTGAGTTGGTTTTACGCCATAGGTTTTTTCAACCCAGGCCTGTGCCGCTTTCTTTTGGGCTGGACGATCCTTGCCCTTGATTCCAAGAGTGGATTTCCATACCGTAGAAAGAACTGCGGTACGAGGCATTTTTAAAGTTACAAATAATTCATATAAAACGCCAAACACTTCTGCCAATGCTTTAAATGTAGCTACATTATTTGCCACATTACCTTGTAATTGGATATCTTCAAAAACCACTTCATCAATATCATATTCATCAATGAGCGAGTTTACTTTACTTCTGATAAAATGTAGTCTATCTCCAACATCAGAATGGTCTGCAGTAAACTTGCCAAAAGTGACAAGCTTACCATCATTGAATACAGCCCATCCGCTTGTGCGGCTTGCTTGATCTAATGCTAGAACTCGCATTACTTAGAAGTAGAGCCAAATCCGCCAGTGCGTTCTCCACCTGCGACGTCATTTTCAGTTACGCCGTAGGGAAGAATAATTGCCTGACCAATGGCCTCTCCCTTTTTGATTTGAATATTGAATGGAGATAGATTATAAATCTGGAAGAAGATTTCTCCTTCATTGTCTGGATTGTTGTAATAATCAGCATCAATAATGCCAATACCATTACCCATCATTAACCAATACTTTAAAGGAGAAGAGCTACGAACACTCAACTGCAACCAAGTACCTGGGTCAAGCTTGCACTTCATACCAGTAGAAACAAGAGTTGGCTTGAAGCCAGTTTCCTTTGTGAATTTAGCCATTAGCTCCATAGTGACGAACTCATCATTAGCTACGGGCCACAACTCTTTAGCTTCTGCAACCATTTGCCACAAGGAAGGAATAATATAATCCTCTGCAGCAACCATATCATAACCTGCGGACTGTGCAGTCTTTCTGACCGGCATAGCAATATCCGCATCTGTATATTTAGAAACTTTTTCAAAAATAGCCATCTTAATTAACCCCTTTCATAAGATACGGTAAACACATCTTCAGGGTCTTTTTCTGCAGTGAACTGCTTAGTGGCCTGAACTACCATATACTCTTCTATTACTTCGCCCTTGGCCTTAATCTGCTTTACCTTATAACTAAAGCCGACCAAGTCAAAACAAGGGTCGTTTAGAAGCTCGTCATGAAGAGCTTCAACTGCTGCCTCATCGGGCACTCTGTAAGTGTCAACTGCTTTCAATAAATATCTGCTCATTACTTTAATACCTCAACTTCAATATTATTCCAACTATAATGTTTCTTTGAATATGCTAGCACATCTTCTGCAACGGCCGCACCGTACACACTATTACCAGCCAATGTTACTTTAAATACTTTTTTTGCATCACAAATAGCACTGATTACTTCTGGCAGTTCCTCCAAAGTAGTAATCGCAACCTGGTCCTTAGTGCCAACTGCGGGGTCAACAACATAGATATTTTGATGCAAGTCAAACATATGAATTTCGCAATATACTCTCTTCATCTCATTCACCTACTTCTACAAGTCCCAAGTCATAAGGGAATAAATACAAACAAGTGGGTTCATCATTATTAATAACCCAAATCTCAACAGCATCATTTGCTTCAGTCATATCTACTGCTTTAACAGTACCAACATTGGGAATGCAATCAGCAACAGTATCACCAAACATTAGAGGCTCGTTTACCTTAAATAATGTAAAGTAAGAAATCTCTTTACCATACATCATATAATATGTGTTGTGATGAAAATTATAAAAATCATTCAATAAAGCCTCAACTCTATCCCAGTCGGTTAAATCGGGAAGCTGCGCAATAATCTGCTTATTCATATCATATAAACTCAAATCAATGCCAGAACTTTCCATATTGATCGTATTCCATTGATTATCTTTCCAGATAAGATATTCTCCTTCTGGGTTCTGGACAATTTCTCCCTCCTGGGGAGTATATCTGATTTGAGAAGGGTCAATCTTTTTGATTTTAATTTCATTGCCCATATCAAATCTCTCCTTTATCTCTTGATATATCTATTATATCAATTTTTTTTCTTTAAGTCAATAATTCGCTGATTGCGGGAGCCTCTCATTTCCAGTGTAACATCACGCTCTTCTTCAATATATGGACCATCAATTAAGAAGTCCGCAATCTCCAAAACGTGTTTTACTTGAGGATGACTCGCGTGTTGTAGCTGTTCATATGTATAGCCACTCCAGATATATACCTTTGTTCCTGGAACTTTCTCCTTAACCTCTTTAGCTACCAAATAGGTAAGGAAAGCATTTTCGTCACAAAGAGGTTCGCCGCCCATGATACACAAATCTCTTTGTATACCCTGGGCGGTTAGTCCGGAGATAATCTCATTTAAAGTCCCAGTAGTAAATTCCTTACCACGGTTGAAGTCCCAAGTTTCAGGATTATGGCATCCTTTACATCTGTGCGGACATCCTTGTACAAAAAAGCTGACACAAAGACCGGGCGCGGCGGTAATATCATTTAAAATTAAACCACTATATTTCAATGGAATTTACTCCTTTCTTATTAGCGTAGCTAACTTGTAGTTAACTACGATTAAGAAAATTTACTATGCTTAACTCTGTGTTCAACCTCTGACTGTTTTCCTTTGTTAAAATGGCGATAATCAGTGGTTAGATAGCCTGTAACACGACGCAGTTGCTGAATGTTGTGGCTGCCGCATTCGGGACAAGCATCATTGAATTCAGCCTGGTAGCCGCAATCTAAACAAGAGTCAATTGGGAAGTTGAATGCTAGATAAGGAATATCCAACTTCTGGAATGCATAGTCAATAATCTGCTCAATTGCTTTTGTATTCTTCACGAAAGTAGAATCTAACTCAACGTAAGTGATGCATCCACCAGTAGGATACTTACAGAAAGGAGATTCAACTTCTAACTTTTCAAAGATACCAATTTCGTGCCACACGGGAACATGGTGGCTATTGGTTAAGAACTCATGGTCAGTGACATTAGGAATAATACCATACTGCTTACGAAGAGCCTTTGCCGCAGTATGACACAAACCTTCAGCAGGAGTTGCATAACAAGAGAAGTTCAAGTCATGTCTGTCAGAAGCCTCTTTTGCGTATTCGTTAATTCTCTTAACAACTTTTAAAGCAAAAGCATGAACTTCTTTATCTTCTGCGTGATTCTTACCAAACAGCGCCTGGCACATTTCAGCAATACCAATATAACCCATAGCTAGAGTTCCGTGCTTCAGTGCTTCATAGTTAGACATTACACAATCTTGAGCGTCTTTCATAGTACCATTCTGATACATAAAAGGAGCAGCTTCAGGTGGCTGATTAACCATAATATCAAAACGCTCCAGAAGACCCTGTTCACAAAGCATCAATAAATCCTCGAACGCAGACCAGAAACCGTCTAAGTCCGGGGTCTCACGCTTGCCCAGACAAACTCCGTATTCAATACCAAGCTTCGGCAAAATCATAGTATTAGGAACAAGGTTTCCACGACCGACACGATTATAGGAATCAGTATGTCTGTCATAACCAAGCATGGTGCGGCAACCCATAGTGGCGAAATAAGTATCCTTATTATCTGGGTCTTCATGTGCTTGAGAATAATCACAATTGACAAAGTTAGGATAAATACGCTTACTCAAAGACTCAATAGCCATCTGCTTTAAGTCATAGTTGGGGTCGCCAGGGTTGGCATTACATCCAGCCTTATACTGGAAAATACTAATTGGGAAAATAGGAGTTAGGTGATGCTTGCCGATACCGGACATAGAAGCACCCAACATTTTCTTGGTTACAAAACGGCCTTCACTAGAAGTGTCACGACCAAAGTTGATGGAAGTGAAAGGAACCTGGCTTCCCGCACGGGACTCCAAAGTGTTCAAATTATGGAACATTGCTTCAGCAGACTGCTTACCTTCACGTTCCAGTTGCTTTAGTGCGAAAGCAAAAGCCGCACTCATATCTTGTTTCAACTGATGATTGTCCATTTCAATGGGACCGTGTTGATTTAAAATAATATCAGCATTTTCATCGCTCTGACCTTCAACATCAGTTAGATAGTGATGCATATGTTTACGGAAACTCTTCTTAACAAAAGGAGCCAAGTCGTAGTCCAGGTGAACAGTACCAACTCCGCCGAACTGTACTTGCGACTGGCATTGGAAAATAACTGCTGTTTGCTGGCATGCACTACTTAAAGTAGCAGGAGGACGAATATCACCATTACGAGTTACAAAACCTTCATTGAAAACTTTTTCAAAGTCTACAAATAAACAGTTGTGTTCACCAATGTTGGTTTTCTCCAAATCGTGTTGGTATAATAGCATATTCTTGTGTGCTTGGCTAACTTCTGGAGAAAGAGTATAATCCAGCGCAATCACTTTTTGAACATCTGCTGACGCCTCTTTTTCACGACCGGAGAAGCTCTTCTCGTCTACGTTAGCATTTGAATTTTCGACAGCGGTAGCTTCAGTGCGCTTCATAACAGCTCTGATTAACTTACTACGACGAGTACGCTCCTTGCTACGCTGATCACGATAAATAATATAAGATTTAGCTACTGCTGGATATTCACTCTTCATCAAGTAGCTCTCAACTAAATCTTGAATTTGTTCGACGGACATATCGACACCGCGACTACCAATTAAATCTGCAATCTCTTCAGCAGTATCGGATTCATACACGGAGCCATATGCACTGACCATCGCTTTATTAATGGCACGGACAATCTTGTTTGGATCAAACAGAACGCGAGTGCCGTCTCTCTTAATTACGTGCATAATAAAACCTCCATTTAAAAAACTATATTTTGTAGATGGGCAAAAAACCTCTTACTAGATATAGTGTTTCTTCTTAATCAATTAATTACTTTTGTCCTCGCGCGAACCTGCGTCCGCTCTGGACCAAAATCTCCTTGACGTTATCTTCCAGGTCACCAGGAGTGTTGTTAATCAGACCGGTGTAGCTGAAATCAATATTATCGAAATCATTATAGTCAGCTTGGAAACGTCTGACAACTTCTCGAACGTCAGGGTCCTCTTCTCTATTTAACTGGCGTAATAGACGGATCTTGTCATTGGTTTGAATCCAAAAGACGAGAACATTACAATCCGGACGAGCCAAGAGAGACTCAACACCTGTGGGATTGAATACTCCAATGTTAATTACTCCATCACTGCGGACAGAGTCATAACTTGTGCCATAGAACCAGTCATTAAAAACAGTACACTCTAACATTTCTCCATCAAGAACTTTCTATCCGAATTGCTCGGGAGTGTAATAAAAGTAATTAACTCCGTGCGCTTCACCCTAGCGCATAGGACGAGTCGTACAGCTGATAATTTCGTGGAGGGTAGGGTCGGCCGCAAGCACAGCCTACATAGTCCGATCTTTACCAGAACCTGCTTCTCCCATTAAGGCAATAACGTTGTACATTTAATGTCTTCCTCCTCTTCAAATTCGTATTCTAGCTTACCAGGAAGTTCGCCTTCCCAGAAAGTTGCATGACCATCACAATCGAGATTCTCACACTTATAAGGATATTGTGCTGGATAAGTAGTGAGACAAATGCCAGTGGGGATTAACTCCCCACCGCACTTATCACAAATTGCTCTGGTTGTATAAATATTTTTTACTTTGTATCTTTTAAGCATCTTCCTCAATGCCTCCTTGATAACGAGAGTCTTTCAATACCAATTCTCCATTGGGAAGAACTGACTCAATCTTATATAACTGGTGACCGCCCGTAGAAGCATACTTCTTAGATACAAAATCGTCACCAGAACGAATACCAGTAACCACAATCATATTTCCACGATTGAACCAAGACTTCTCCATAATCTTCTTAGTTCCATCTGCTTGACGCTCAGAAATCTGCTTATCAAACATTGTAAAATATTCTTTTCTAAACTTGACATTTACAACACCTGTTGTAGTCAAAATAGTTACTGTACTCTTAGTCTTATTCTTCGCAATACAAGTGCCGCAGATACGATTCAACTTAAAGATATGAATATCTTTTCCGCCCTTTGTGAAAGTCTTCTCAATCACTGGGTCTTCTGGTAGACTATAAAAGTCTACAAAACCATATTTGTCGTTATTAATATGCTCAAGTTCATGCTCGTGATAATAGAAGCACAATACTTCCATTTCCCACGCGGAGATAGTTCCCTTCGCATATTTCTCCCAATCCTGCATAAAGATTTCAGTATTCAGTGCATCTAAGATAGCTTCTTTGTCAGACGCAATCCATGCTCTAAATACATCCATATGCTTCTGGTAAATTGCATCCCAATTCTTAGTTTTTACAAACCAAGCAAGGTTATCTGTTTCCATAATATCATCACATTCAATTTCATGCAAGAACGCAATTGCTCTTTCATCAAGTGAATACATATTAGGATAAGCATATTTATCTGCCTTTGTAATTGCTTTTAAATATCTGTTAAACTCGTAGACTCTACGAGCCAAAACCTGTTCAGGAGTCTTTTCAGGCAGAAGATTATGTTTAATCAAACCACCCATATTCTGTAATGTGATACGACTCTTCTTATCACAAGTCTCCCAAATATACCATGCCATAGTAAACTTTCTATCTTCCATATCATCAAAAGCTCCGCCCTTGATTAGAGAAATCATTGCCTGCTTACTAGGCTTAACTTTATTCAAAAAATCCTTAGGTGAACTATAAGGTCTATTTGCAATGATTGCCGCAACCACATCATCACCTACGTTCAACATGCCCTTTAGACCGAACAAAATTCTATTGTTTTCAACGTCGGGCGCAAAACCAAACTTAGACTTATTAATGTCAGCCAAGCTAACCTTAATACCGGCAGCCTGGATGTCACCAATCGCCTTTGCAACCTTACCATAGTCAGTTGCCGCAGTTCTACGAATCTTCGCAGACTTGTCCGGCAAGTCGATAAACTTTACGCCCTCAGCCAAATCTTGTGCTTCTGGAGCATAGATATCTACAATCTCTTCTTCGCTATTATCTTCCAAAGAACCACTGTTAACAATCAAACAAGCGGTATTCCAATAAATCGGATTGAAATTCATAACGAAATAAATTGACTGAATACCAACAAAGGAGTAGGGCAATGAGTGATTAAGTGAGAACGCATAACCCAACTGAGGAGCAACTGCGTTTTCCCAGAAATAGTTTGCAGATTGAACTCGGTCAAATCTACTATAAACCTGTTCGCGCAGTTCAGGAATCTTGGACATCTGCTTCTTTGCAACGACCTTACGAGCGCCGTTTGCTTCACCTAGAGTAAATCCAGCAACATCCATCAACAATTCCATCATCTGCTCCTGGAGAGCACAACAACCATAATACTGGTCGCAATGCTTGTGCATCAGAGCTTTCTGTTCGTCAGTGAACAACGCTTTATCCATTTCCGCATCGAATACTCCCAAACCTTGATTTTGAATACGGACGAATCTATCCTGCTGAGACTCTTTATCCTTTTCAGACATAAGTCTCATCATAGCGTTCGCCGCAGTCATCTCCATAGGATTCTGAGGCTTCAGTTTCTTTGCGATTGCAAGACCAACACCAGTTGAGAACTGGAATACGTCCATTACATCACCAGCCGCTAGGTGGTCCCAAATGCGTTGGTCAGATGTATCAATCACTTCTGGATGGATATACTTATTATACAAATCTCTTAATGGAAGCTTTTCAATTGCTCCATCTTCAGTTAACAAATCAAAACATTTAATAATCTTATCTGAAATTTCAGTTACAAGGAAGTCATACTTAGTATCGCCTGCGGCTTCAGCCTTATGTAGGTCATAACAAGTAATTAAATCTCCACTTGGCGTTCTCATAAAACTTGCAGTTTCAAATGGGTCATCACCATATAGAATGACACCAGATGCGTGAGAAGAACGCTTATTAACCAATCCTTCGATGGACATAATAATATCCAACAAACCAGGATAGTTATTTACTTCACGAATGAATGGAGCAACCGGTCTACGGTCTTTCTCATCATTACCATATACAACGTCATTAATGCTCCACAAGAATCCACGCTCTTGGGGGACAAGAGAGCTCATGTACTGGGCAAGGTCGACGTCGATTCCATCTGGGAAATCCTCGCTTCGATAACCTCGACAAGCCGTAAGAATTGCTGACTTCGTGCCCTCCGTTCCAAAAGTGGCAACCTGGATGAGTCCGAGTTCTCCTCGTTCTTTGCGAATTGCATCAAAAATTGCAGGTCGCTTCGATGGAGCGAGGTCAATGTCGATGTCGGGCAGCTCGGCTCTTTCCTTATTAAGGAAACGCCAGTAAGGTAGATTCCATCGAATTGGGTCGAGCTGGGTGATTCCAAGGAGGTAATTAGAAAGGAAGCCTGTTGCTGAACCTCGTCCAGGTCCAACAATTGAGCCACATTCCCAGAACAAATCGATGTAGTGTTTGAAGGTGTTAAAATAGGCGAATAGACAGTCATCAAGTTTCTCTCCAATATATTTAATTACATCAGCTTCAGTTTCTAAGCGGTCTAAATATTCGCCACTCCACAAACCCTTTTCCTGTAATTCATTTAGACATTCATTTACCCAATATCTCTCTTGAATTTCATCAGAATAACACAGAGCTTTTAGTAACGGATATCTAGCATTCCCCTCGGAGAACCAGCCGCAAGTCTGAGGATAATCAGGAACTGCGACCTTAGGAACTATTTGTTTACGCTCCAAGGAGTAGTCAGTAAACTTTTCTTTTAATTTGTCAGAATTGTGAAGAATTTGAGTTGCAATCATTCCATCGCCAAAACATTTCTTCAACAACTCATATACTTCATTATATGTCATAAGATGAGCAAACTCGTAGAAGCTATCAACCTCACGCTCACCACCCTTAGAGTTCAAATAAGATTTATGAACAAATCTATCTGCTTTAGTTAGATAGTGAGAGTCAGTACCAACAATAATGGGAATATCATATGCCATAGCAATACGATATAGTTTACGATTGGTTACACACTGGTCTTCTGCGGTTGAAGGCGCACATTCGATATAGAAGTCGTCTCCAAATACATCTTTACAATAAGTGATGAAATCACAAATTTGGTCATAAAATACTTTTGCGGAATTCATATCTCCAACATTTTCCGCACACGCCATATTATAAGCAGCGGTAGATAATTCGCCACCCATACACGCAGTTGACGCAACTACATGTCCTTTATACTTGGACATAATTTTTCTTAGTTCCTCTTTGGTAATCGGAACACGTTCCATACCACGGTCAACATAAGAGTTATACCAAGCAATAGAACTCAATTCACGAAGTGCTTTATGTCCCAAAGCATCTTTAGCCGCTAAGATAAAGTGATAATATTTAATACCATTTTCTCGTTTATCTACTAAATAAACCTCATTGCCAAGAACGATAACGAAGTCAGGATTCTTCTTCTTAATCTCCTTTGCATATTGATTCACTTCCATATGCGCACTAAGGCACTCATGGTCAGTAATCGCAATGCCAGACAGACCTAACTCAATCGCTTTGTCAATGAGGTCTTTTGGTCTATTGATACAATCGAGCAAACGGATATTCGAATACATCGTATGATTATGTATATTAAAATATGTTCCCATATGAATATCCTTTCACTATTTATTCTATAATAATTATATCAAATTTTTTAATAAAAGTCAATTTACTTCTAAGTGACAATGCTTTTGACTATTAATTAAATCCAAAATTGTATAAAATAATGGATGATACATAGAAGGAGTCCACTCAGGAGACAAACATAAAAATAATTTGTCCATATAAGGCAATTCTTCTAGTCTTGTTTCTTGATAGAGTTTAACTTTTGTGCGCGGATCATTTTCCCAGTGTGGAGGTAATGATCCAGAATTAGTATTATTTAACCAAGTAAATTGTGTAATAATATTTTTGTTTAAATAATACTCACCCCAATTTGAGCAAGAGCATTCATCTTCTGCTGTTTCATCTTGTACATATCCTAAATCATGATGATGGTCTATTGAAAAAATATGTACATCTACCATATCATTAAGCATATATTTAATATCTTCATGATTCATAGAGATACGGATATCTTTAATTTGTAAATTTTGAGTTACTTGCAAAATATAGGACACCATTCTTTGATAGTGTTGCAAATCAGCTCTACATCCTGCAAGAATAGGATTTTCTTTGATGCGCTGTTCAATAGAACGACTACCATCTTCAGAAGTGCCCACCATAGAATTATATAAATTAATATCTGGTGCCATTATAATATCAAAATCAACACTCAATACATTCATATTATACTCCTTGTGTTAAAATAGTTTCTTCATTAACAACCCATACAAGCTTTTCACTAGCTCGAGTTGCTGCAGTATATGCCCAACGAGCGTGTTCGGTTTTATCAAAAGGGAACTTCTCTTCATAAACCATTACTTTACCCCACTCAGAACCCTGTGCTTTATGACAGGTAATACCATAAGCATAGGCGAATTCAAATGGAGGGTCGGGACACTTGGGATTTTTACGCATCTGGAATTCTTGCTTACCAGTTAAGAATTTCTCACCAGTAGTCAAAGAAGTGTAATCAACGGGAATATAGTGGAATACATCACCATTCTCGTCAATCATATTTGTATATAAAATAGGAATTTTCTTTTCACTAATCCAAAATGGAACTGTCATATTATATAAATCTGTGTTCTGAATGACTCCAATAGTACCATTAGTTAATGGGGCTGGATCAGTCTGACTCATAGAGAAAAATTCCCATTGATTTCTCAAACTAATAATCTTGTCACCAGTTGCGGGTTCGGGTCCAAACCCCTTAATCTGGCGCATATTCATGTTGATAGCATTTCTCTTTGCATTAGTAGCGCATAGAATCTGGTCAGCCCAATCATACATTCCAGTTACAATCTGACTAGGTTTAACAAACATAACTTGTTGACCGGTCGCAGGGAATTCATTGATAGGTTTACCTTCACGAATCCACATAGAGAAACGAATAATTTCACTATCATAAGCCTGTCGCATAATCTCGTCTAAGAAAATATGTGGATTGTCAAGCACATGATTATCGCTATCTTTGTCGATTGGTGGTAGCTGGAATGGGTCGCCGCACGCAATAACGTGAATGCGATGTGACAACAATCTCAACCACATTTCTTTTGGAAGCATAGAAACCTCATCGACAATAATAACTTCCAAGCCTTCATCCAGCATTGGCTTAGGCTCAAATTTAAAAGTGCCATTAGGCATAGGCTTTGCTTTATAAAGCAATTTATGAGCAGTATAAGGATTAGGACAACCCTTCTGCTTTAAAACTTGTGCGGCCTTGCCAGTATATGCAACATAGCAAACCTGCTCAGGCTCAAGACCTAAGGCCGCAATAATAAACTTAATAAGTGTGGACTTACCTGTTCCCGCATAACCAGAGATACAAGTGTAGGATTCGTGTGCCTTATATCGAGCGACCGCAATCTTCAGTCCTTCTTCTTGTTTAGCTGTTAAAATCATATATCTTCCTCCTGGTCGTGTGCATGAAGCAACTGCTCAAGGGCATTATAGAAATGCATCTTTCGATGACTCAATTGCTTACGAGCTTGCACAGGGTCAATTCTTTCAACAATTGCTTTATATGCTGCCAGTTCGTCTAAAGCTTCGGCATATCTAAAGTAGATACTATCGAAACCAAAATCAAGTCTATCTTTACACAGAGCATCAAAATCATCACGACTTACTGTTACAACATCCAATTTTTCTTTCATTTTCTTTGCATAGTCAGTCATTATAATTTTCATCCTTTTATTTTTATTATACTAATTTTTATATTAAAAGTCAACAGTAAAATCCCATACAGGTCGTTGATGTTTATATTCCTCAGAATCAAGGTCGACAAATCCAGGTAAAAATGGATTTACCTCAATTTGAGAAAAAATTTCTAAATCACCTTTTTGATTTGGGTTTTCGGTCTTCGCGTCCATGGCCGACCGGAGGTCATTAATTTCCATTTCCAACACGGCTGTGCGGTTATCAAGTCCACTTTGAATATTTTCAGTTTCATATCTTAGGTCATGTAAATCATCTTTAATAGCAGTGATTTCGTCACTATGATATTCAAGCCGAGACAAAGCCTCATTTAATCGAGCAATCGTATTAACCAACTCATAAGCGGTTATCCCCATAGACTACATAGCATGACCGAGGTCTTGTAGTTGACTTGAAAATTGCTATGCTGATGAGCCAGGTAAATCATACTTTATACCGTTGACTACAATAGAGTTAAGAAATGCCATTTTGAATTCTCCTATAAATAAAAATAAAGGTTATATGAGGAAATTAAAATTCCTCATATAACCCTAGAATTTTAATTCGTAAAATAGTTATATGCTTTTTCAGCCAAACCTCTGCGATAGTTCTGACTGCCACCTGGACGTTCATAAATTACACAAAAAGCAATGGCTGCGTCGCCGCAATCATCCATAACTTTAAATTGTTCATGTTTCATGCCGCTCTGATATAAATATCCATATCGGTCAATAACTTTTGGAAAAGAAACTGCCATAAAGGCTAATTGCTCTTCCAAACTTGCGCCCTGCATTTCTGGATAATATTTAGAAGACCACTGGCATAAACCATAATGATTTGAGGCATTATATAAATCCCATTGTAAATTCAGTGTATGTCCTCCGCATTCTGCCATCATATTACCAATTATACCTGCGCAAACAGCATCGCTATATCCTAATTCTTCTTTTAAGAAAAGCCATACTTGTGTAGCGACCGGATATTCCGATGCGCGTACTTCCCACTTGTGAATCTCTTCCCACTCAGCCTGCTTCTCTTGATAATAAGCAACATCAGCAGTTCTGTTTTCCAGCTCTGTGTATGCCATTACAATAGCTGGGTGGTCAGGCTCATAACCAAGCTCAATTAGTCCATCAAGAACCATTTGAGCAGTCTCTTGGCGCTTCGTAGCCTCATCCAAAAGACTATTGGCCTCATCATATGTAGTAGGTTCGACACGCTCGACCACTACGGTATCTAATATAATAACTACTTCTTCTGGCTCAGTAGGCTCAGGAAAGGTAGTTTCAGAAGGGATGTCAGCTTCCGAAAAAGTAGCAACTGGTTCTGTTGGGGTGTAATTAGCTGAAGCAGAGATAGTAATTGCTGCAGCAGTAATTAATACTAATGTAATAATTAGCATAACCCAACACAAAATATTTTTCTTCATAATTTCCTCCTAATATTTCTATCAGGCCGTCATTATTTTAGAAATAGTATTTCTGTTCTCCTACAATTTCGTAATCTTCGATTATAATTTGGGGTGTTACCGTTCCATTCCAAACATTGCGTTCGCATTTGCCCACAACGTTGATAGTAATGCATCCGGTTTCGGAGCGTAGTTTTTCATACTCTTCCTGTGACGACTTGAATTTGATTAAACTCGTGCCATTTGGCAAGGTTATCTTCAGAGTCGGACTCTTATCGGGTGACATTAGAACTACATTACCTGCATATACATTAATGTGCTCAATTGCCACGAAAGGTTCATCGACTCCTTGGCCCCACAAAGATTTTAACTCAGCAATTTCAACAATATCTTTACCACGGAAATCTCCGCCGTTGAAAATAAAGTCAACCTTATAACATGGGGTAAAGTCAAATCCTGCTAGTTCTCGATTAGAGTATTCAATAAAGGTTTTGAACCATTCATCTGTGATGCCAACACCCAGGGCATTTGCGTGTCCTTCAGCATACATCACTAGTCCACTTTCTTTCAAGAATTCTCTGAGGTTATCAAATCTGGATTTATCGTATCCTCTTCCTGAACCCTCCCAGCCATCAGCCGTTTTATTCAACAGAAGGACTGGTCGTTGATATTTCGCCATTAGTTGGTTTGCAATCAAACCAGTAAGGTTTCTATCGGCCGCAAAAGTATCCAGTTTAATAGCCAAAATCTTGTTTTCTAACAGATTTTTCTCTTTGATTATGCGTTCAATGTTCTCCAAGGCTGCGTCTCTTGCTTTTGTCTGTCTATTTTTGATGTTTGTGCAATTACGACAAGCCTGCTCTACTCTCGTCTCTGATTGACCCTTACATCCTCTTTTGGTTGATGGGACTAGTTCATATCCCCGATAGTCAAGCATAGATTCGAATAGCATGAGCTTTTCTTCTTGCGTTCCCATTCTAATAGTGGCATTTACATAGGGAGCAATATAGAAAGCTACTCCAATCGGTGTGATTTCACCTTTTAGTGAGTAAGACTGTTTGTCTACCATACCTTTGAAGTAAGGATTGCGAATATTCTCAAGACCGCGTGTAATCAAATGTCTCGTTTCAAAATCTCGCAAATCCATCATGTCGGCCACCATTCCCAGTGCGACCAAATCCAAATAATCGTCTGCGTAATCAACATTGAGAAGTTCATCCATATAAGAACAGAACTTATATACCATTCCAACTCCAGACAAAGACTTGGTTGGATAATCACAAAGTTGATTGTTAATAATCACAGCATTTTCGGAAATTTTATCTGCTTCATGGTGGTCAATTACCAACACATCTACCCCTTTGGACTTCAGCTGAAGATGTTCCTCATAGTCATTAGAGCTAGAGTCTGGTGCAATAACCAGTTTCACATCGTCAGGGATGGTTTCCAAAAGAATTCCGTGTTGTTTCCCCGTATGGATACGATAATATACGTTAGATTGCACAAAGCCGGGGAAAAGACGATTTAAATAGTTGATAAGTGCGGCGGCTGAAGTGTAACCATCACAGTCGCTATCAATCTAAACTAGAACTTTGTCTCCTTGTGCAATATGTTTGATGAGGACTTTAACGCCCTCTTCGACATTCATAATTAGTTTTGGATTTAGAATGTCTTCATCGGTTGTGTTTAAATAGTGTTCTACATTTTCGGGGTCAATGCCTCGATTAAAAAGCACCTGTTCGACCGCGCTTAATTCTCTAGGCGGGATGCGAGATGCAAAAAGTTGATATTCCATAGAATTCAACCTCCTTTCATGTAGACCACCAACTAATTATTTGAAAAATGTTTCAAATCGATTATCACTCCTTGGCATTGTAAAATTCATAATACCGAGGACTATTCCATACACACAATGTTGGCAATACAACTACACGAAAGAATTCTTCATCAATTCTTGAATCAACCCAAGCGATATTTGCTCTCATACCACGACTACTTTCAGAAGCGCTGGCAACACTCCATTTATCGCCATTATCAAATTCAATCCAAGAATTTGACCTGCTATATACTTCTCTAACGACATTAACGCCAGACCATATATATCTATCTCGAATATATTGTAATTTTTCGATACCATCATTCATTCGGTCACAAGACCATATGACACCTCTCATAGAACAATCCTCTCTTTAAATAACTGTAAAAATGTGTCGGGGCCGCAGTCAATAGGACTGTCTTTATATCCAGTAATCATATTCTTGTCGAAAATAAATGAAATCAAAACAAAATTCTTATACTTATCTCTTAATCTCATTAAGTTAGTTTTTAAATGTTTAAACTCTTCATCGCCAATTTCTTGAAACTGTCTATCGAATGCGACAATAATTTCCTCTGCTCCGGCTTCCAGTAGCATTTGTATCTGGTAATTCGATACACTTGAGCCGCAGCACGCAACTGAAATATCATTTTCTAAACCAAAATATGACTGATATAACAGACAAGATTTTTCGCCTTCAAAAATAATCGCTTTCTTCATCAGTTTGATTTTATCTTTGCTATTATTGAAGTTGTATAAATTCATTCCAAGAGGATGGTTATACATTTCACGATTAACTCTCATAGGTCTATACTTGCCGAATCGCTCGCCCTCTTCCGCACACAATGTTCGTCCACGCAAACCTATGAATCGACCATCTTTGTCAAAATGCGGAATTGTGATTTGGTCGCCTCCTGGATAATAACCAATTCTTGCTTGGTCAAGTGCGGCTTGGGTAATACCTTCCCGCAACCAGGGACCTATCTTCACTGAATAGTTGAAGCGTTCCAATATATCATTTTCATATTCTTTCAAGACGATTGAATTGGTCTTCACCGTAATATCTTGAATTCGCTCGTAGTTAGCTAGGTATTTCCAATCGTCTAATGCTTCATCTTCTGGACGATTTTCATGGTCGCCAGAAAATCCAAATCTTTGAGCAATCCACCTAACTGCGTCATTTAGGTCGAACTCTTTATCCCATTGGATTTTAGCGACCTTAGTAGTTAGTTCGAAAATATCAAAGTAGCTATCACAGCCTGTATAACAACGGAACAAACCAGTGTTTTCATAATAATACAACTTACGACTGCCTTCTCCGGGAGGATTGTGGCAAATAGTGGTGGAGGTGAACCCGAATACCTCTCTACCCGGGTCACCACCCCACTCGTGTAACAAGTCGTATATATTTTCGTCTGTAAGAGCTTCTCTGATTTTCAGTTTGTCAAATACTAACATTAGTTCACGTCAACGAGAACTCTGACGCAGAATCCCTTCAAACCGCACTCGCGGTTAACATAGTCACAGAGAATTTCCTGTGCGGGCTTAGGCAGCTTACCATTCTTACCCTTGGCATCCTTGAGGATTTCCTCAGCCATAATCTTGCCCATCTTGTACTCAATAGTGCCAGCACAAACTTCGGGAGCGGGAATGGTTTCACGCTTTTTGTTGAAGTTGTTGTCCATACGAGGAACATTGTTGTTGGGCTTGCGATTATTGTTTCTCTTGCCGCTGTTGTTATTCTTCTTCACAAAATCTGCCATAGTATTTATCTCCTTTTTATTTACAATTCCAAAATCGGAATCTTCTAACAAATTTAATTTTCTTCTTGAGCCTCGCTCAATCTTCACACTCGAAAGCTGACTCGTCATCGATTCTAATACGAACATCATCAATACTCACCATTTCATAATCATAAGTAGTACAGAACATCGGCTTGATTCTACAACAACCCAAGTCTGCCTTACACCATAAGATAACACCTTTATATCGTCCTCGTCTATTTTTGTAAATTGACATTTTAATTGTAGGTCTTTCAAAAATATTAGAGGACAATATATTTTCCAGAGCTACTAAATCATCATCTTTTACAGACAATAAAATAGCACCATAGTCAATCTTATCTGCGATTGCCTTAGCGCCACGCAGTAGGTTCTGGTCAGGGGTTTTACTATCTTGATAATCACCGTTCAACTGAGTGGCTGACATAATAAACACACCATACTGATTACAGATATCTTTCAATCTTGTTGATAGCATGAACAGAATATTATCTTCGCGCAGCTTAACTCCGCCCGAACGTTTTGTGATTTCTTCCAAGATTTTCAAACTTGTATGAATATAATCGTGGAACACATATTTAACATCGTGTTCACGAATATTCTTCTTAATTTTATTCTCAACATCCTGTAGAGAGAAGTCAGGCAACTCTTCTACATAAATGGGACTTTCTTTCAAAAGTTTTGCGGCCTGGAGTACTCGTTCCTCTTCGCCCTCACCATATTCGCCATTAAGGATATGTTCCTCATTGACATTAGATAAGAACGCAAGCATCATAGTCTGAATTTCTTCAAGCTCCTGCTCGGTTGTGATGAACAATACTGGTTCCGCAGGTCCACTACCAATCCAACCAAAATTCTCGTCATAAATCTTATTACAGCCAATATAGCAGCAGTCCGCAATCATTGAACGAGTTTTACCGATACCAGTTGCTGCAGAACGAAGATAAAATTTCTTCAATCTTGCGCCACGAGTAACTGTGTTGATAAGTGGTCCATATAGAGGTACACCAACTTCTGGATGCTCCTTAAACTTTTCAATTAGGTCAAAAATACCGTCACCGGCTTGTTGGGCTTCGCCAAAGGCGTCGTCAACATACTGCAACCTAATTGCATCAATCTTTTCATCAACCTTGTTTGCGATTTCTTCAAGTGTCGCATTATCAAGATGGTCCTCCTGTAACTGCTTCTTTTTTGTATCTAGAATATTATCTGCGTCATAAATGTCTGTAACATCAATTCCGCAGTTATCATATGCACGAAGCAAAGAGAACTTCTTTAGTCGTCCATAATAATAATCAAATGCTGATGGCATAGCGTTCTCTGAAATTTTCAGTAACCACTCTTCGCCCTTGCCTTGCTTATATACCGCAGCACTCTTGGGTCTTGACGATAAGAAATCGGAAATGCTTTCCAATGTGATTTTATTCGCACCCAGTTCATGGATTTTATAAATCGCACCAAAAACGGTTTTATGGAAAGGGTCTGCGAAATCTTCATCGACAATTGAATATCTATCAGTCGCTTCCAGAAGCTGAGGGGTATTAAACACGCAGCCAATGACCTGCATAATTGCAGTTGTGTCTACATACTTACTGCCCATTATTTACTCCTCCTCGTCTAAAAATGTGAATAATGGTCTTTTCTTAACTTTACGCTCTGGTCTCGGGATTACAATCTCTTTGACTTTTGGAGTATAAAGTTCAACTTCAACATCTTTGTTCTTTTGCTGAGCAAGCCATAATTGATAATGGTAGTTATACGCGGCTTCGTATACATAAGGCACAATACCGATACCACCATTTGCTTTTGACTTGTCTCCGCCTTTTATTTCATAATGGTAAATTAATGCTTTGCGAATTCCCGAATATGTATAATTAAATTCTTCAACATACTTTTTAATTTGCGCTCTCACTCTTGGGTCAATATAAGTTGTGCCGAATAAATCTTTAATATAATCTTCTAATTGCTCTTTATCCGTTTTTTCTCTTTTTTCTTCAAGTGCTTGACACGCTTTATGAACATATTTACCATTTCCAATCATAACGCAATCTTCGTCTTTCTTGGACATTGGCTTTTGACAATATGCACAAGTTACATTATCAAGTGGGTCGATAATTTCTTTCTTTACATAAGTTGGGTCCTTTTCGGCTTCACGAAGCATACAGGCAGCGTGTGCATAGCGACGCGCACCAATCAACGCATACTCTTCTTTATCTCTATCAAACTTCTGTTTACAATAAGGACAGAGAACCATATGTGCCATACCTTATGCTCCTTTCTTACATTTCTTATAATATATTATACCATAAAAAATAAAAAAAATCAAGTCGGAGCGGAACGCCCCGACCTGATACAAATTCTTACATTAGGTCAGACTTGATGTCACTAACAATCAAGTGAATGAACTCAGCCTGTTCAGGAGTACTATCGCTAACCTTCTTGCCCTTGCCAAGGTACTTCTCAACAATAGCAGTAATCTTAGGACCATTAGTAGTACCCTTACTCATTAGAGTGCCAACCAAATCCTGGAACTCAGCCATCAATGCGTCATAATCATAAGTCACAGCAACGGGAGCAACAATACGCTCGGTAGTAACGAACATATTGGAAGTTTCCTGTGCTTCCTTATCAATAGCTTCATTCAAAGCATTAACAAGGTTCTTATAACTCATAACAATTTCAGTAGGCATATGCTTGAAGCGGCAACCGCACTCAATAGTACCAGAGCCGTCACGCAGAGTCAGAACAGACATTTCGCCAGCTGCCTTCTGGTGAGCATAACCATAAATGTCAGCCATACCAGCAATAACAGTCTTAGTAGAGTTACTCAAAGTAGGACGAATCTTCATAGTCTTAGTGCCGTCAGGATTATCGATGGACTCAGGCTTATCGTGTCCAATGAAGAACACAGCGTAGCCAAGCTGAGTTAAACCACGGAATACTTCGTTGAACTCGTCCTTGAACTTAGTCCAACCCTTACCGTAGCCCAGGTCACCCAGGTCTTCGATACCGTTCTGATTACAAATGTACTTCTTGCAGCGGTCAGCGGCAATGTCAATAGTGTCAATAATAATGGAACGGAAAGTTGCCTGAACTTCAGGCTGCTTCAACTGACGGTAAACCTGCTTCATTTCAGCCCAGGAAGTAATGTCCTGTGCCACGATACCAGGCAGAGCATGGTAACCAGGCTCGAAAGCTAGAAGCAGAGGCTTTTCCATCTGTGCAGCAAGAGTAGTCTTGCCGCACTTAGGAGCGCCGTAAATATATGTGATGTAACCACTTAGGTCACGAGAAACTTTATGAGGCTGTAGAGCCAATAAATCAATTGCCATGTTTATGTCCTCCTCAGTTTAAATTAGAAATTAAATCCGCCCTGAGCAGGAGCTGCAGCAGCCTTAGGAGCAGCGTTACGGGATGCCTTGTACTCATCCTGACGCTTCTTCATAGCAGCCAAATCAACTTCACGTCTCTGAATAGCTTCATTCATTTCAGCAGCAGTGATGGAACTCTCGTCGTCCCACAGATAAGGTTCCTTAGCAGCACCAGTGATAACGAAATCACGGCGAGTATTCTTAACCTCACGAACTTCATCCTCACCAAATGCGGACTCAGTTACAATTTGACGAACGATGGTCTCAGAAACCTGACGACCCCAAACGCAAGTGAAGACAGGGTTCTTCTGAGTAGCCTCAAGGCTCTCGAAGTATCTCATAGCGTTAGGATTAGTAGCGCTGAACTCAACAGGAAGCAAACTCTTACGGAAGTCGAAGATAGCACCCTTAACAATGCACTTCTCAGGCAAGTTCTTCTCTTCATCAGCATCGATATGAGTTACAGTAGTAATAACCATATCAGCCTTGAAAGTGTTACGAACCTTTTCATCCTCGTCCAAAGCATCAACCTTATGAACGAAGCCACCCTCGTTACGCTTTGCGGAAACCAACTCTTCCTTACCATTGCGGTCGGTGAAGAATTCATTCAGGCCCAAAGCGGAATCAACACGAAGCTTAACTGCCTTATCGGCACCATCCTTCATATAAGAACCGAAAGTACCATTTACGATGTTGCTCAAAGTAGTGAAAGTATCGTTGGGCTTGCCAGAACCAAAAGTTGCAGTCACATAAGTGAAGTGAACAGGAACAATGTTGGTCATAGCATCGTCAGTTGCGATACTAATAGTACCAGAGATAAACTTGGTACCAGGATTCTTGGAATTCTCGCCAGACTCCTTGATAGTCAAGTCATGCTCGTATAAAACACCTTCGATGTGAGTCTGATTAATCATAGTCTTTTTCATAATTCAAAAAATCTCCTTATTCAATATCAATATTTTTTCCATTGTCAGTGATAGAGTAAATAACAGGGTCCTGACCAACCTTTTCGACAAAGCCATCAGTTACGAGCTTGCGCATCGCACCGGAGACCGCACGAGAACTAATAAACAGACCTTCAGCGATATCTCTTGCCTTCCACATAGGAGTTTCCTGATGCTCCTGGAGGAACTTCAGAATCAACTTACCATTGTCGGTGAACAAAGGCTTTTCGCCATTTTCATCTAGTCCACAAAATGCAGACCAGTACAAACTGGCATCTTCATTGGGTTGTACGCCCGGAGCCGCGATAATCAACTCATTTACATACTTAATAAATTCTTGCTTTTTACTCATTTTTGTAATTAACTCACTTTCTTTTTTTCTTACCTTGTATATATATTATAACAAATTTAATTTAAAAAATCAACTAATTCTGTCATATTGCCAGAACTGATAAGTTAAATCATTATGAGTTAGTAGCTGTCCGCACGCAGCAGGAGCCCACTCTTCCGATTTATCTAGGTTCGGGAAATAAGTGTCAACATTATCGTGGTCTTTATAAATTTTTGTCACATAAACACGGTCACAAAAAGGAAGTAATTGTTGATAAATTGAACCTCCGCCGATAACGAACCATTCTTCTTCCTCGGCTGGGTTTACTAAAGCATCGCGTTTCATATAAACCATTCGTACCATTACTTCTTCCATATCAATACGAATGCTCATATCACCCAATACTTCTCTTGGTTTACTAGAAACCACTATGTTCAATCTATCTTTTAGGGGCTTCTTGGGGAGGGAGTCCCAGGTTTTACTCCCCATCACTACAACATGGCTAGTAGTGAGTTCCTTGAAATATTTCAAGTCTTCTGGAATATGTTCCAATAGGTCTCCATTATAACCAATTCCCCAATTATTATCAACAGCAACAATTGCAGAAATCATTTTAAATTCCCAACTCCAATTTCAACTGTGGCTTCATAGGTTCATAATTCTCCATAGTGAAGTCATCAATTGTCATTTCAAAGAAATTAGTTGCGTTTGGATTCAATACAAGCATAGGTTTACCCTTTGCTTTCCAAGCTTCAATATCGCTTTCAAACAATTCAAAATCTTTGTCGATTTTTTCCTTGTATCTCTCAAGCATTACATCAGCTGCTTCTAAATGACGGTCATAAATCTGTTCATTAGCAACCAAATGTGAGAATACACCGGGCTTATAGCCAGTATGACGAGCAATCATCATTAACAAAGCCGCGTATTGAATTTCATTAATTCCACCAGGTCCAGAAGCAGTAAGCATATCACCACTTCTCTGAACAAGAACCATATCCAGATATTCTCCACGAACATTCCAAATTGTTTGGAACGCACAAGGAGCAAGTCCAGCTGTTTCTCGCAGGTCAGTTTCCTGCCAAAGTGAAACAATTTTACGGCGGCCATATGGGTCATTCTTAATGTCTTCGATTAAACGATTAATCAAGTCATAGCGAGCTACGGTCGCACCATATCGCTGTCCGATAGTGCCATCGCCAATATCCCATTCTCCCCACCAAGTAACACCACGCTCACACATTTCAGCAATGTTATTAGTAGGCTTCTGATAAATGGTAAAAATTTCTTTAATACCAGTTTTCCAAGCCTGTGGGCGTAGAGTGCAAATTGGGAAATTGCCCTTACTTAAATCATAAGTTCTAAAAGTATGATTTACAGAAAAGGTATGTGCGGGAGTGCCGTCCGCATAGTGAGGACGAGGATTTTCATCCTTATATCCATAGGCTTTAATGTCCTTAATCATGGACTCCATATAACTATCAGCATTATATACTAAATTCATATCATCAATCCTCATTAGACAAACTATATCCAGTTAATTTACAATCAATGTAATTTTGAACAAAAACTTCCATTTCATCAATCATTACATCACCTTCGTACTCGCCATTAAAGAGTTCACTATAACTGATAAAATCAATACCAGTAATGCCATATGCATGGGCTTTTGCTCTCATGGCGTGTGGATTCATACAGGCAATCGCGGAATTAGTTTCCTTTGCCAAAAGCATCAATCTACTTGTCTTGCCGGAACTACGGCTATCAATAATACGATACATAAATTAACTCCTTTTTTATTTAATACTATATCCAAACTCTTTTGCTTTAAAATAATCTTGCCAGAAATCTTCTCTTTCGTCCAGTAGGGTACGGTCGCACTCTTCAACAATCTCGAAAGTAAAGTTCTCGGGTCCGGCCGCGATCATCGCAGGATATAATTTATTACGAGTGGGTGTTTCAGCACCTACTCCTCTTTTGATATGCTATTTCCATCTATCTGCAATATTAGCAGCTTGTCCGACATAGCACTTTCCAGTAGCAATCTCGGTTAATTTATAGATACCAGTATGAACGCCAGAACCTACAACTCTACCAATCATATCAGTAGTTGGTTTTTCGTAATAGCATTTCCATATAACCTTATTTAAAGGCTCTTTATCGCGCAAATAGGGTTCTACTTCACGCAGAAGCTCAATTTCGTGGAGGTCTGCGGCAGAAAGCTAAATGCGATAGTAGTCTTGCTGGTCTTTCATTTCAGCTGCTCTCTTGGCTGCGGCAACAGCTGCGTCATTCATGGAGCGCATAAGAGCAACATTTCCCTCTAAGGATTTGTACTATTCCATTAAGGTAGCTACGGTTTCTTGATACTATACTTCAAAAGAGGCAACATTCTCTTGATATTTCTAAGCTTCAATCTCCAGAGAGCGAGCTAGATTTTCTTGAGCAACTTCCATTTTTGAAGTATAAAATAAATCAGCAGCTTCTTGAGCCTGCCTTTCCATAGCTGTAAGACTACTATTCAAAGTATTAATCTATTCAATGGCTGAATCCTTTTGGAGTAGCAGCCTAGTGTTTTCTTCGGTAAGTCGTTTAGTTTCATTTTCAAGCCATATGCGACCTTCTTCAGCTAAACGATTCTATTCTAAAATTTCTTCGTTCCTCTAAGCAGTCTGCGTATCTAACTCCTACGCCGCCTAAATGCGGGGACGCAGAATGCGATATACAACATATCCCGTAATAAGAGACGATAAGATGAACGAAATTAGAAAGATAAGTAATTCCACCATATGGAAGAAAAATGGGGTAAGATATTAAAATATCTTACCCCTTGTATATGTCAAAATTACTCAGCAGCTTCTTCAGTTGCATCAGGATCGAAGCTCATGCCTGCAGGAGTCAGAGACAGGAACTTAACCTGCTTGTGAGTACCATCCTCCAGCTCGATCTCGGCGGGAGTACGAACACCCAAGCCCTTGCGCTGAATAGCGGAAGTGAAGATGCCATCAACAGAGCGCTTCTCCAAACCTAGAGCAGCAGCAACGTCAGCAGCAGTTACATTCTCGCCAGCAATCTCCTTCAAATAATTTAGAACCTTCTTGGAATTTTCCTTCATAGCCATAGTAAATAATCTCCTTTTTAAATAAATATTTTTCTTTTTAGTTTATATTTTCTAACCTCTCGGTTATGTAAATATTATATCAAAAAATTTTTGAAAAGTCAAGAATTTTTTTTAATTTTTTTCAAGCAGTTCCATCACAAGCTCGTCAATAGCGACCATATCTTCCAGTCTATCGACGGAACTTGAAAGACGCATAATTTCCTCTTCTGCTTGGTGGACAGCCTTTTTATCATCACTTGTTTGGATGATTCTTTCGCACTTGGCGATTTTAGCCGCCAAATTCTTGAGTTCTTTTTTCTTCATTGAAAATTTTCATCCTTAATCTTTACGATTTTATTATACAAAAAATTTTTCTTTTTGTCAATTACTCGATTCCAAAAGTCTGAATGAAGTCAGATTCTGACAAGATTGGAATCCCCAGCGACTTAGCTGTCGCGTTCTTAGAGGAAGTGGAATTCACATCATTGTTAATGAGGAAATTAGTGTTCTTAGAAACAGAACCAGTTACCTTTCCTCCAAGAGCCTCAATTCGTGCCTTGATTTCATCACGGTTCTTGAAATGAGTGAGTTTTCCAGTAATTACAAAAGTTTTTCCAGCTAAACTCTCGCCAACCGGGGCGGGAGCGACTTCGGGTACATTAAAGTGAATATAATGGTCGGCAAGTAGGCGAGCTTCGGCATAATTAAACTCGACAATACTACTATGCATTTCACTACCGAAATTAGGAAGAGTGTAGAAAGCGAAACCACCTTCCGCTGCCTCGACAAACTTTTCCCAAGTTTCAAAGTGCTTTGCCAATTCCTTAGATGCCGTTGAGCCAATCAACGGGATACCGAGGGCCGCAATGAACTGATGAAGTTCACAATTAGCGCCAGTATTAATGGCATTCAGAACCTTCTCGACGGATTTAGCTCCAAATCCAGGCTTCTGGACCCATTCACCTCTATGAATGGAAAGTTCAAAAATGTCTGTAAAGTCTGAGACCCAACCCCAATCAATCAGCTTTTCCAAAGTTGCTTTGGAAATACCCTTCATGTCCAAACCTTTCTTACCGCAGAAGTGGTCTAGACGATTGATTAGTTTACCGGGACAAGTTGGACTGGTACAGGCAAGACTTACAGAGTCAACAACTGACTTGTAAACTACCTCACCGCCGCACACAGGACAAGTAGTGGGGTCATGAATTGTATTTTCCTCGTACAGGTCGGTCTGTTTGACAGACTTAATCTGTGGAATAATCATATTTGCCTTAAATACTTCAACCTCTTGGTATTTATGAGGGCCAAGAGGACCGAACAATTCAGACATAATACTACAATTGTGTAAGCTTGCTCTTTCTACGGTCGAACCATCTACGTCGATTGGTTCAAAGATAGCAACGGGAGTGAGGACACCAGTTCTTCCCATAGTCCATTCAATATCCAACAAGCGAGACCAGTAAGTTTCATCATAGAATTTATATGCCAAGGCATTTTTGAAGTGATGCGTTGTTTCTCCAAGAGAACGACCATAAGCACAATCATTAAACTTAATAACAGCTCCATCAATGGGATAACCGTAACCTTGAGCCATTTGAGTTACTTGTTCAATAAACATATCCATTTCAACTTCGGTATCATCTGCATAAAACGCAGGACCGGTCGCATATGGAACTACAGTAAACCCAAAAGGAATAAGATAATTAAGTTTTTGACTAAGTTTGTACTCGGTACCGTTATCAAACATCATAGGAGTGAGAACATCCCACGCAACAAATGTAAGATTGCGGCTTGCACATTCTTTGGAATCTAAAAGACGAATGCTACCTGCGGCAAAATTTCTAGGGTTCTTATAATCTGAACTGAATTTTTCAAAATCAGTATAGGTGCAAATGATTTCTCCATCAATAACCAGTTCATCCATATAAGGAATTTTATGTGGAATTGAAGGAAGAACTCTTGCGTTATGCAGAATATCTTCACCGACAAGACCATTGCCCCTAGTTTCCGCAGAAACTAATTCTCCGTTGCGATATGTGAGAGAACAAGTCAAACCGTCCATCTTACACATAACTAAGAAATCTTTTTTGCCAACAAAAGCAGAGACCTCATCAACAGATTTAGTTTTTTCAAGGGATAACATCTTATGAGAATGTTCTACTTTATTTAAAGCATTTACAATTTCATAAGAAATAGATTGAGTAGGAGAATTAGATAGAACTAAACCAGTTTCTTTTTCTAATTCTTGTAATTCAAAATATTTATTATCCCATTCTTCGTCTGTAATTTTTGGATGACCTTCATCGTATGCTTTTGTGCATTCGTTAAGGTATCTCACAAGAAATCTGATTTTATCATAGATACTATCCATTTCTATTCCCCTTAATTACATATATATTATAGAAAAAATTTTTTATTTTGTCAACTCCAGAAATCACTGAAGTCAAATATATTGACATAAAAATCTGGAACATCTTCTACTAACTGAACTCTATAACCATATACAAACATAGGTTCATCAAAAAACATAATCTTATCATTAGGATTTATATTAATTCTATATAGAATTTGAGTAAAAGTAAAATCATTCATTCTAATTTCAATGCCATTTTGTTCACCAAACCACTCATAGAGTCGGGACATTTCACGTCCCGACTCAACGATAGGCATACCTGGTCTAAAATAAATTGTTCTCATACCTTACTTACAGATAGAACCTTGCTATTCTTGATAACTACATTACCAATAGAAGCTCTACCTAAATTTGGAATTTCAGATGCCTCGATACAAATACTACTCTTATCACCCAAAATTAATACGCAATCACTGTCTTCAACAAGGGTTGCCGCAACCACTTTACCAGTAGAATCAGTAGGCTTATAACACATTAGACCCTTACCTGCTCTCTTCTGGACAGGAAGTTCGTCAAGACCAAACTTCTTACAATATCCACCATTCACGAAGATTGCTAACTTATCATTAACATTTCTTACAGGAATAGCAGATACAACCATATCTCCATCGGCAAGGTTAATACCCTTAACACCAGAAGTTGCTCTAGAAGTAGGACTTACTTCCTTGGAATCAAATCTAATTGCCATACCATTAGCAGTAGTAATAATCAACTGCTCATCCTTAACCAAGGATACTGCGGCAAGCTCATCGCCATCTTTAATTGTAATAGCAGCAATACCAGTCTTTTTCTTAGTCTTAACATATTCTTCAAGACTTGTTTTCTTAACTAATCCATTTTTAGTTACGAACAATACATATGCGGCATCTGTATCTCTATAAATAGAGTACATTACAGCAGGCTGCTCATCCATATCCATATTGATTAGTGACTTAATAGACTGACCCTTGCTTACATTAGTTCCTACTGGAACATCATTTACAAGCAGACGATACATCTTACCCTTATCAGAGAAAATCATCAAAGAGTCAATTGTATTAGTGCGGATTACTGCCTCAGTAATATCATCCTGAGTCTTTACACCCTTACCATTTCGCTTCTGGGTGCGGAAACTAGTTGCAGGAATTCTCTTAACGAGACCGCCCTCAGTCATAATAACAACGCACTTTTCAGGTTCAACAAATTCAATTTCCTTTTCTTCTTTGGTGGAAGCGACTTGAGTAATGGTACTACGACGGGCATCACCATATGCCTTCTTCAAAGCATTGAATCCATTAATCATTTCGGGAACTGGATTTGCGAGAATTGCGTTCAAACGAGCTAATTCAACCTCAAGTTCAGCTTTCTCATTTTCAATTTCAACTTTCTCTAACTTAGCTAGCTTAGAAAGTTTCATATCAAGAATCGCCTTAGCCTGAGCTTCAGAGAAACCATACTGGCTCATCAGAGCGACCTTAGCAGCTGCCGCAGACTCACTCTTCTTAATAAGAGCAATGATGTTGTCAATATCTTCAAGAGCTTTCAGCAAACCTTCCAAAATATGAATACGAGCCGCAATCTTGTCAGCTTCATACTTTGTCTTTCTCAACAGAACATCTTTCTGGTGAGCAATATAGATTTCTAAAAGCTGTTTAATATTCAAAAGCTGAGGCTTCTTTTCAACCAGAGCAACCTGATTGAAACTATAAGTATCCTCCAAACGAGTCAACTTAAATAACTTTGCGATAATAGGTTCAGTTGAAACGCCCTTTGCTAATTCAATTACAAAACGCACACCATCTTTATTACTTTCGTCTCGGATAGTGGTAACGCCTTCTAACTTACCTTCCTCACAAAGTTTATCAATTTCCTTCACAAGGTCCTCTTTGGATACCTTATAAGGAATGGAAGTAAAGACGATACTATCTCCGCGTCTATCAGATTCAATTTTGTACTCTCCTCTGATTCTTGCTCTACCCTTACCTGTGAGATAAGCTGCAGGTAATTCGTCTTTGTTAATAATTAATCCGCCAGTTGGGAAGTCAGGTCCGGAAATGTAATTCAAAATTTCCTTAATATCACAATTAGGATTCTGAGTTACATGGATTGCCGCATCCATAACTTCATTCAAATTGTGAGGTGCGAAGCTACAAGCCATCGCAACTGCGATACCAGAAGTACCATTCACAATCAAATTAGGAATGCGACCAGGTAAATACACCGGTTCGTCCTCAACATCGGTATATGCTAACTGCCAATCGACAGTATCTTTCTTAATATCAGCGAGCATTTCCTCGCCCATCTTGGATAGCTTACACTCTGTGTAACGATAAGCCGCAGCTTCGTCACCATCACGAGAACCATTGTTACCGTGGAATGAAATCAGAGGATAACGCATATTCCAAGACTGACTCAACCAAACCAATGCACCATAAATAGAGCTGTCACCATGAGGATGAAAACGACCCATTGTGTCACCTACTGGCTGAGCACACTTTACAAACTTTTTATCATTTCGATAACCTTTGTCAAACATATCCCAAAGGATACGACGAGCAACAGGTTTTAAACCATCTTCCGCAGAAGGAATGGCTCTATCGGTAATAACACTCAAACTATAATCAAGGAAACTCTGTTCAACTTCCCCGATAATCGGAGTCTGAATTATATCTCCCATAAGGAACCTCCTTTATATCTACAAATTCATTAAAAAATTCTAAATCTCTCATTTTCGGTAATGTATCATCAATAATTTGTTCAATTAAATCAAATAAAGATTTCTTTTCTTCATATCCATAATCAGAATATCGAGTAGGTAATTCACTAATTTGTCTTAGATATTCAGGTGGAATAGCTAAAGCTCGAACACATTGCTGGGCCGCTTTTTCAATAGCAGGACTAACATACATTCGTTCTCTGTCAATAGACCAATCATCATATGAAGTTTTTATACATTGCCTTTTCTCTTGGAACTTAGTTATATGTGGCATATGCTTCTTCCTCAGAAATATAACCAGTGGCAAGCTGGTCAGCCAGTTCATTCCACTCGTGACCCGCATGGCCTTTGATTTTTCTCAAATCAATTCTATAACCTTCTTTATACCAGTCATAGTATGCTTGAATTAAATCAAGGTTTTCAGGCACTTGCTTATCACTTTTAATCCAACCTTTTCTTGCCCAATTAAACATCCACTCGTTGAAAGTATTTACGCAATATGCGGAGTCGCTATAGACGATTGGAGGCTGGCCCCATTCATCACATTTAACTCCATAATTTAACATCACATAAAGAATTGCTTTCAATTCTTCTCTATTGTTGGTGGTTCCATCTGTTCTTTTGGCACGGACAAAGCTAAGTAGGCCGTCATCATCAATACCAACGATGCCATATCCACCTTTTGCGTCTTTCTTTCCGTTCCCAACGCAGGAACCATCAGTATAGAAAGTCATTTGGATTTCCTCTCATAATTTCTTCAAATAATGCGTCAATATCAATATTTGTTGAAATATTAACTACATCATCAACTTTTTTGTTTTCAGCAGTTCGAATAACTGTTAAACCCTTTAATACGTGTTCATTACATAAAACACATTTATTATTAGGGAAAGTTTCTTCAAGCATCTTCATAATATGGTTACAATCATCTAAATCCATATAAGAACTAATATGAACTAATAATACATCACCTGGATTAAGGGATACGGCTTGAATATCGTACCCCTTCCAGGCTCCTGTAGTTGAAGTTGTATTAGTGTATGTATATTGTCGGCGATTATCCATAGAGATTATATCTCCTTCTTCGATAATGGAGCCATTCGTATTATACATCAATATTAGCCCTCCAAGCGTTATCTTCAATAAACTTTTTACGAGGAGTTACAGACTCGCCCATTAGGTTCATAAAGACACTTGCTACGGCGGCCGCATCTTCCATTGTAATCTGCTTCAAAGTACGAGTTTCAGCACTCATAACAGTTTCTGCCATCTCGTCTGGGTCCATCTCACCAAGACCCTTCATACGACCAAGTTCAAATTTCTTCGTATTAGTCTTACGGAACTCCTCAAGAGCAGCATCGTCTTTCAAATACTGAATCTTGGTTCCCATAGTTGCTTTATAAAGCGGAGGTACTGCCGCATATACATAACCCTTCTCTAGAAGCTCAGGACAGAACTTCCAAATGAAAGTTAGGAACAGAACACGAATGTGAGAACCATCGACGTCGGCATCGGCTGTGATAATGAACTTGCCATATCTCAGCTTAGTTTCATCAACGATAATCTTACCATCCTTAACTTCCAATCCAAAGGCGTCAACCATACCGCTAATTTCCTTATTTTGAAGAGCTTTATGCAAGTCACATTTCAAAACATTTAGAGGCTTACCACGAAGCTGGAATACTGCCTGAGTGCCTCTGTCACGAGCTTCCTTGGTGGAGCCTGCAGCAGATTTACCCTCAACAATAAAGACTTCGCAGTTATAACGGTCTTTTGAGCTGGCGTCCGCAAGTACGTCAGGCATAATCACGCGACGCTTACTGTCAACCTTACGAACGGTTTCCTTGGCTTTCTTTGCCTTTTCGCGGGCCGCACGTGCCAGAAGAGCCTTATCAACGATTGCCTTAGCATCTTTTGGATTTGCGTCAAGCCATACTCGGATTTCACGAGCAGTCAAACGCTGAACTGCGGTTCTTGCTTCGCTACTGGAAAGAACATCTTTTGTCTGACCAGAGAAAACAGGGTCAGGCATAATGAAGGATAGAACCAGAACCAGACCTTCCTTCAACTCTTCACCAGTAATATTAGCATCCTTCTCCTTCAACAACTTGTTTTCCTTCGCATAGTCGTTGATTGTGGAAGTAAGTGCGGTTCTGAAACCAGTCAAGTGAGTTCCCGCACTATTAGGAATAGAGTTAGTATATAGTTTATAAGTATCAGTATAACTATCATTATACTGCATAGCAATTTTAACACCAATTCTATCTTCCATATTCTCAGTATAGAATACAGAAGTTACTTTATTCTTACCATCATTTAGGTCATTAATATAATCTCGAATACCATTTTGAGAAGTAATGGTTTCTACTTTATCGCCATAAGTAAGTTCAAATACCATACCTGGAGATAAATATGCCAATTCCTGTATTTGCTTTCTTAAAGGAGCGTACTCAAGTTGAATACCCTCTTTAAAGATTTCCATATCAGGCTTGTACATAATAAAAGTTCCAGTTGATTTTTGATTGGGGTCTTTTACCTCTTTGTAGTTAATTAATTCACCACGAGCAAATTCTGCAGTTGCTTTCTTACCATCGCGATGAGAGACAACAGTGAAAAATTCAGATAGAGCATTAGTTGCCTTAGCACCAACGCCATTCATACCACCAGAAGTGTTATATCCAGTTTTACCAGAACTATCGAATTTTGCACCTGTATGAAGTTTTGTATAAACATTAACAAGAACTTCACTACCATCTTCGGCTTTGCCGAATGGAACGCCACGGCCATTATCAGAAATACAAATTACACCATCTTCGCCAACATTGATTGAGCAGATAGTGCAGTGTCCATTTAGATACTCATCAACTGCATTAGAAATGATTTCGAGGGTGATGTGTCTGACACCTTCAGGACCAACTGAACCGATATACATACCAGGACGTAGTCGAATCGCTTCGATACCTTCCAGCGTCTTTATGTCTTTTACGCCATAATCTGACATATCTTTCTCCTTTCAAATTTCCTTTGATTTTTTCTTACATTTATATTATAGCAAAGATTTTTTAAAAAATCAACTGAAATTTCCTTAATGGGATAAAAAAAATAAGGGCGAGACAATTAAATTAATTGTCTCGCCCTTTGATTAGTTAATTACTCAACAGGAACGATTTTGCTAATATTAACCTCAGCCTCAATCTTATTAGTAATGTAAGCAGCTACATCACCATAAATTTCAGCTAAATAATCTTTAGCATCATCAGTTAAAATAGCCATAACCGCATTATAGGTTAATTGGAATGCTTCTTTCTGAGCTTCAGCAGTGAAAGCATTCTGTTTCTTCAATGCTTCAACATAGGTCTGATTAGTTGCGATAACGCAGGCAGAAATGGTATCAGCAACCATTCCAATATACTTATCAGCATTATCATTATCAACATTGTGCTGAATTTCAGCGCTCTTTGCATTGATAAATTTAACGACATAAGCAGTTAAAACACCCAATAGAGGGATTACACAAACCTGTAAAATTTCATATAACATAGGTAGCCATTCCATATAGTTAATCCTCCTTATTATCCATTTGCAGAATCATCAAACTGCTCTGGTGGGATATCTTCGTGATAATCAGCCATTACAGTTTCATATTTGATTCCGCCTTTTGTATTTTCTTTTTCCGCTTTGCGGAAGTAGAATGCTTGACTTGCTCCATATGCGGTCCAAGGGAAGCCGCACATAGCAGCCAACCAAGGTAACTCACCAAAGAACTAGTTTGTTACGCACACGAACGCAAGAATGATAAATGCAATGGTAATAATCCAAATCAACATTGACTCTTGGAGCAATAATCTTTTGGAAAATTCCATTTTATTTTCGGTTTTCTTTTTCATTTTCATCACCTTTTATTAAAAATAACTCATTCTTACTTATCTTATCATATCTATTTATCTTAATTATCTTACACGGTATCATATGCTCGCCACTTCTTTGTGCGCCCACTCGCGCTATAAAAAGACTGAAGATAATAAAAATGTTCAGAATGAGTTATAATAAACAAATTAGAGCTTCTTAGTGTAATCTAAGTGAATCCAGCCTGCGCCAGACTTCAATTTACCCCAACCATTTTTCTCGCCAATAATGGTATAAACACCATTGCGCTTTACTTGGGTGTTAATTTTAAAGTTAGTACCAGCTCCTGCTCTTACATTCAATACATCAGTGTTAATTTGTACTAAATAAGGAGTAAAGCCAGGGTCAGCGACCGCAGTAGACCATGATACTACGCTATTGGCTTTTACAACACCGGTCACAGGACCGCTGGACTTAGTGGAAATAACATAATCGCCATTTTTGCGGATTTCTCTCAAATATAACTTTGCATTAAATACCCAAGAAGGAATAGTTCCTCCAGAAGCATATTTAACACCTGGAATTAGGCGTAATTCATCACCAACTGCAAATTTAGAAGGCTCAACAGGAGTAATCACACTTTGCTTAGGATATACAATTTCACCCTTGCTGTTAAATACTTTATACTCTGCGCCGGCCTTGTCGCAAGCTACTTGAGCATTTTTTAGAGAGGTATATGCACCAGCTTGTGATTTTGCGTCTTCCCAAGACTTGCGGATTCTATACATTTCACTAATAGGAGCTTCTGGGGTTGTTGGCTGACTAGGTTGTTCAGGAGCTACAGTAGGAGTTTTATTTCCTAATAGCTCAGCAACATCGTCTCTAACAGTAGCCATAGATTTACCATGTTTTGGGAACCAGTGATTTACGTCTCCATGGTTAGATCCCAATCCTAATTTATGAGAATCTGCATGGCACAAAATAGTAGGAACTTGCACGCCATTTACAGTTACAGTGCCATGAGGATCAATATCATACATATCACATAAATATGCAGTAAGTTCGCAAGCTTCTTTATATACCTTGTCAAAATATGTTTTATCAGTCAATCCATCTTCACAAATTTCAAACTGAATCCAACCATTATTACAAGAGCCCTTAGACCCAGAACCACATCCCCAAGGCTTGTAATCCCAGGGCATAGTTTGAACAGTTGTTACAGTTCCATCGGCAAGCTTACCAATCCAACAGTTAAGTCCCGCCTGGTGACTAATATGATTCCAGTCGTTTTTATTATTATTAGTTCCTAATAATTTTAACATTTCTGCTCTGTCTGGAGCATTGTCGCTTGGCTGTACATAGCGTTTTAAAGTTGGGTTATTTGCCCCAGTAGAATGCCACAACACGCCTTTAACAGTCATTTTTGATGTACCCTTATAGCAGGTGCTTTGAGTTTGCATACATACAAGGGGCTTATTAGATGCGCTATATTTCATTTTTCCGTTTCCTCCTTCGCTTGGAACAGAGGGCTTTGGACTCTCAGGCGCGGGAGTAGCCTTCGTTCCATAACTATCAAAATATTTTTGTCCATATTCAGCTCTTTTATTCTGAACGTTTACACTCTGGTCGGCTGGACGTTCAAATTTTAAAAGAACAGCATTAGACGCTTCAAGAACAGTTTTTGCTGTTTGTAGAGTAGTCCAAACAGACTTGTAACTAGTTGACAATTGATAAGCCAAGAATTCCATTTGTGTTTCTAAATCACCAATAGATTTTTTCTTATTCTTAAAATAATTTAGCATTTCTTGTTTTAAGCTCCAGTAAGTCCACTGAGCTAAGCCATAACCAGCCTTATCGTTTACGAAATTGGTATAAGTTCCTGCGTCTACTGCAGCAGTATATTCTGCGTCAGTCATGCCAAGAGACTTCTCATAAGTATTTTGTAAATTACAAGAACGCAAACCAGATTCTGCATATAGGTTACCCATTAAACCAGCTACACCATAATCATTTAAGCCTTTAGACTTAAAATAATCCCACATTTTCTTAGGGTCGGCCGCTCTAGTATCGACCTTACTTGTGTCTGGTTTTACTTCTTCTTTTGGAGCTTCTTGAATAGTAGCTGAGTAAACTACCTCACCTTTTGAATTAAAAACATAATAACCAGTTCCAGCTTTGTCACAAGCATTTTTAGCATTTTGTAACACAGTATATGCGCCAATTTGAGATTTTGCATCAGCCCAAGACTTGCGCACTCTATACATTTCTTTAGTTACAGTTTCCACGGGTTTTTCCTCTTTCTTTTCTTCTTCCTTGAAAGTGCCACCAAAAGTTTTCACATTGCTTGCACCACCATCATACCAGAAGTATTTAGAGGTACGAGTATCAACATGAACGCCCCAGCTATAAACACCAATACCTAATATGCCGATATGCTCAGCATACTGAGCTACTTCAAGTGGAGTTACTCCACTAATTCTAATATCTGCGGCTTCTCCATCCATATGATTAGACTGAGATGCTCCACCTACACTAGCATTGTGAGTCTTACATCTATAACCGCTATTGATATTTACAGACTTACCAAAATGGTCTCGAATCTTTTGGAGATATTCGACCAACTTTTCGTCTACTTTAGTAGAAGAGCAGCATCCTGAGCCATGGCAATCAAACTCTGTTGATTTAAAATTGGTACTCAAGGTTACTGCTGTACCCTTTTTATAGGTTTTAATAGCCATTTTTTCTCTCCTTTCTAAAAATTGATATGAAAAAACCCTAGTGGGAAAATCCACTAGGGTTAACATATATTAAATTACATTTTTTCTGCAATTTTTGCAATTCTAGAGCGATGAATGTTCTTCAAAGTGATTTCACCGTAGACATCTTCTCCTCTATATACTTGCGAGGCTCGTCTCATACCATTACTACTACCCGCAAAGTGGACATCATCCACCTGTGTCTTGCAGTCACCATCAATGATGCAGATACTATCTTCGCCAATACGTTGTAAAGTTAATTTCATTAACTCAACATCCATATTTTGTGCTTCTGAAATATAAATACCAGCACACATACCAGAAGTATCGTAACCACGAATATCTGATAATGGTAATAAAACCAATTTTTCTTGCTGAATCATTTGTTCAACAGCAAGTCGTCCACCAAATTTACTAATTAAAAGATTACCGATTTGAGAGTCTAAAAGCTTTTCGTCTCTGGTACCAGGATAGTATCCCAACTTAGCGGAATTCTTGGTGGCAACAGTATTACAGAACACAATAATTCTATCAATTTTATTTCTTTCCAGCTTATGCATCAAGAAGGCTAGGCTCAAGAAGGTTTTACCGGAGCCCGCAGGTCCTTTAATCAAGGTAATCTTGTTATTCATTAAGCTATCTGCCGCAAGTGATTGATAAATATCGCCCTTCATAGGCTTTACATCACCGAACCAGCGAGAATTAAAATTATTATAACTCAAATGTCTATATCCTTCACCAGTCCAGCATAGGCGGTCCACGCATTCGCCATCAGTATTATGTACCAACAAGTATTCATTAATATGTAGGTCATATAGATTGGCTTCTGGATTAGAATAAAATTCAGTCATTCCATCTTCATCCAAAAATACTTCTTTGTAACCATCATAATCATATTCCTCCTCAACAACTTTTTCAGTTGTGAAATACATACTTGCGATATGACGGCAGATTAAGTCATTAGTTACAAAAATAACTTCATCTTCTGGATGTGTGGCTGCGAAATGACGAGCGCAAGCGATGATTTTGGCGTCGTTAGTTAGGCTGATACCATCTTTAAGCATTTTCTCGCCATATAGGTCATTGTAAAGAACAATTTCAAATGAGCCATAGTGTTCGTCAAGGTCTGTTAGAACTTTGCGGGCCGCAAACTTTACGTCAGCGTCTTTGTTTCCAGAGGTTTTAATATTCTCCAATTCTTCTAAAGTAATAGAAGCAATAACCAAGGAATATTCATCTGTCTCAAATAAATGTCCTGCTTGCTCTAATAGACTACAAGTGTCATAGCATTTAAACTTCATCTTCTTCATACTCCTCTTCTTCGTCGGGCACGCGGAATCCGATTGGTCTACGAGGAGGGTCTTCATCCGCAGAGGCAGCTGCCTAACGCATTTTAATATTAGTTTGGTTTATAACCTCACTTTGTTTGGCTTTCTTAGCTTCAACCCATGTTAAGAACCATGATGAAATTCCATCCAGTAGCGGAATAACATAAGTGACGAAAAGAATACCAAGGATAAAATATAATAACTCCATGTATATCTCCTCCCTACCAATTATAAGAATTAGGGATTATGAATTACTGACTTTTGGCCCTCAATCTTTTATACATTTTATCTTTGCCGTCAATATAATCTTTAATGAACTTTTGTTCGTCAGCTATAGCGTTGTTAATTGTAGCTAATTCTTTTTCAATCGTGCGAATCTGACTACGCAACATTTTTGCTTCGTAAGAAATTGGATTATAAGACTTACTAGTCTTCATATTGGATAATAAATGATTTAGAATTTTGAGTTGAGGTTTAACCTCACAGTCGCGCATATGGCGCAATACTTTAATATTAGCACGAGCTTCTGCAATAGTTAGGCCGACTCGCTCACTTTCAAAATCTATGTCGTCAGGGTGGCAAACTGCCTCACCTACAAAACGATAGCCATTATAAGTAATAATATATACAGCAAAACCATCTGCATAATTATATTCAGTATTTTCTTTAAGCATAGGATTAAATCCTCCTTTATAAATTATAATAAATTATACCCAAAAAATATGGAAAAGTCAATTAGTGGCATTTTGGAGAAAAAATTACTATAGGCGTTCGGAATTCCAAACTCGGAGCCGAACGAGAACCACGACAAATAGCCCCAGGGATTTTACTCCCTGGGGCTGAGTTATTTATTTATTACTGGTTGTCGGCCAGCTTGGCACCAAGCATACCACTGATGATAGACATGGGGTCTACACCAGTTGCACCACGGAAGCCTTCGATAATCTGGGTCATGTTACCCATCATGTTGCCAGCCAGCTGACCGGAATCGTTACCAATCAGGTGGATGTCAGCACCGGCGTAGCCCTTACCGATAGCCTCAGCGATTGCAGGCAGCTGCTCATACAGCACCTTAACCGCATCCAGTTCCATCTGCTGCTTAGCAGCGTCGCCGTACTGCTTCAAAGCTTCAGCCTTTTCCAGCATACCCTTTGCCTCAGCCTCAGCCTTAGCACGGATAGCCTCTGCTTCCGCCAGACCCTTAGCCTGTTCAGCAGCAGCTTCTGCTTCACCCTGAGCCTTGATAGCGGCAGCCAGTGCCTTCTTAGCTTCTGCCTCAGCAGTAGCCAGAGCCAGGTCGGCCGCAGCCTTCTTTTCAGCCTCGATGCGAGCAGCTTCAGCCAGCTTCTCACGCTCATACAGGTCGGCTTCCGCAGCCTTCTGAGCAGCATATGCCTTAGCATCAGCAACCTGCTGAGCAGCATACTTGTCGGCGTCAGCCTTCTTCTTAATCTCAGCTTCCAGCTTACGCTCAGTGATAGCAACCTCGCGCTCCTTCAGCTCGATTTCCTTCTCCTGGCGAGCCAGGTTTGCGTTTGCCACAGCGATTTCGTGCTCCTTACGCTGGTGCTCAGCCTCGATAGCCTTAGCAGCGTCAGCCTTTGCCTGAGCGGTGTCAGCCTGCTCCTGCATAGCTGCCTTTTCGACAGCAAACTCGGTCTGCTTCTTAGCAATCTCAGTAGCAGCCTTGACCTTTGCGTCGTTAGCTGCCTTGTCGTTCTCAGCCTCGGCAACGGCAATCTCACGCTGAGCATTGGACTTCGCAATGGCAGCGCCCTTACGAATCTGCTCGACGTTGTCGATACCTAGGTTGTCGATTACGCCACCTTCATCAGAGAAGTTCTGAACATTGAAGGAAACCAGCTCCAGACCAAACTTAGCCAGGTCAGGAACGACGTTTGCCTGAACCTTATCAGAGAAAGCCTTACGGTCAGAAACCATTTCAGTCAGCTTCATCTGACCAACGATTTCACGCACATTACCTTCCAGAAGGTCATTAATCTTGGCACCAATGGTATCACGATTGATGTTCAGGAAGTTCTGAGCGGCAAGAGCAATCATTTCATCGGAACGACCAACGCGGACAGCAACAGTAGAGTCAACACGAACGTTGATGTACTCGGCGGTAGGAACAGCAGTCTTGGTCTTTACGTCAATCTGAATCGCACCAAGGGACAGCTTATCAAGACGCTCAAAGAAAGGAATCTTGATGCCGGCCTGGCCAATCAGGATACGGGGCTTCTTGCGGACACCGGAAATGATATAAGCCATATCAGGGGGTGCCTTGGTATAACCAGAAGCAAGCAGGATAATGACTGCCAGAGCAATCAGTGCGGGAACAATCAAACCAACCAAATTAATCATTGTTGTTTCTCCTTTTACTCAATTATATTCTTTTTTCAATGTACATATATTAGCAGTGCCATTCGCACTTAACTAACCAAAAGATTTTTCTACCTTCGCGGTAGCGGACTGCATGGTCATCATACCAACCATTGTCCATTTTTTCAATTGCGGCGATTGCTTCGTCGCGGGTCTTATATACGGGTTCCCTATGGAACTTCAAATTGCCATGATATCCACTTGTTTCTTGTGGGTCATAGGCAAAGCTATTCAAGTCTTTGAGAATAGCTTTTTCACTCGTTGAACAGTGGTAATCCAAATGTCTAATAGCGTGTGACATTCTGAGTCTCCTTTCTGTTGAGGCTCAGTTTGCTCAACCGTATTTTCTTGAACCTATAGCATATCCAAGCACTTCTGGGTTTCTGCTTTCATCATTTCGATAGCATCATCCAGAAGCACGGGAGCACAGCCGTTGGAATCCATACCAACATGGAACATATAAGGCATATCCTGGAAGAAGTGAGTCTGCTGGTGAGTATGACCATACAGATTAATCAAATGCATACGCAGGTAAGGAGCCTTTTCCAAATTTGAAGTCAAAGTGGGATGATGACTCAGATAGAAGTTGTACTTCTTATATTTCAGAGTAATCGCCATAGGAAGGACTTCAACATTTTCGAGCTGCTTATACAACTCAATTCTCTTGTCAGTGTCATGATTACCAGGAATAATCTTGATATGACCATTCAGCTGGCGCAGACACTCAAGACCATGCTCATTGTCATTGAGCATTACGTCGCCCAAGTGGTACACAACATCATCGGGACCAACTACAGAGTTCCAATTTGCAATTACTGCGGCATCATGCTCCTGAATAGAAGTGAAGCCACGAGGAGAGAAGAGAAACTCTCGGTCATGTCCGAAGTGAGTGTCACTGGTAACGAAGATTCTACTCATACATTTACCTCCTTTGTGACACCCTCTGCATCAACCACATAGACGTGGGTGAAACCCTCGTCCGCAGTGGGATAAGCATAGGACTTAAACATATTATCAATCGCACTCACGGGAACTCTTGCTCGACCGGAGCGGAGTGAATTTCTTGCCTGGCAAAGCTCAACCGGAGTGCTGAAGCACACACAGTTAAGTTCACCGATGTTTGTTTTCTTGACTCGATTAAGAGTCTTGTTACGAGAACGCTTATTCAAATGAGTAGCGTCAATGTAGATGGAATGAATTTCATCTCTCTCAAGAGTCTGATTGATGTAATTGATGAAAGTGTCGAATACTTCATCTTCGTGAGAGAAGTAATCTTCATCTTCGCTTACAATCGCAAATCGCACATTGTCTCGAGAAATCCATTCAGAACCAGGTGTCAGATGCGCTCTAATCCACGTGGACTTACCCGACGCAGGAGGCCCCGACAAAAGATAAACTTTCTTTGGCTTCATCCTTATACACCCCATTAGCAAAATTTTCACGAAACTCTTCAACTTCGTCGAATGTCTTGCACTCAACATGATTTACTTCGCACTTGCAATGAACACAGTAGAGTTTCTTTCGGTGCATCCCCTGATGCTTAAAACCTTGTTTACGCATCAAGGGGATGCCCTTATTACCGCAGTTAATACAGTAAAAACTGTGTTCAGCATAGGCCTTGCGGGCCATTAGGACTTACTCCTTACGGTCACAGTGCGACCAAACAGAATGTGGCACAGCCACTGCAGACCAAATGCAGTCCAGTAGCCAATAACAGGAGCGCCGAACAGGTCAACCGCAATCCAGTTCCACAGCCACATAGTAATGGCAGGACCCAGGAACAGAAGACCAATCAGAAGCAGCACAATCAAAATCGCAGCGCCACAACCAATTTCATCATGACTCGACCAAGAATATCTACTCATTTTTATCTCATTCCTTTCTTTACCTTACATATATATTATATCATATTTTTTATAAAAAATCAATTAAGTCATATAAGGGTCAGAACAAAAGACTTCTTCATCCCAAGTGTCCAAGTTCAACAGAACGCAGTAACCAGTAAACACCGCGCCGCAATCAATGCAGCATTTTCTGCCCCCAGCATACCAGAGTGCGCCAGGCTCAATCTCACCCATTTGGCAAGCAGGGTCAATTTCATCCAGAAGATATGGGATAGGAGTGTGACCGTGGACAACAATTGCCTTCTGGAATTTTTCGTGAGTAGACCATTCATCAAGGAAATGATCTCTACTCCAAATCAAATCTTCGCCCCAAACCCAAGTCACTTCACCGTCTACATTAATATCGGGAGTGAAACCCGCATGGGATAGATATACATCTTCGCCTTGAACGTTGGTATAAAGAGCTTTGTCCGGCAAATCTCTCAGACGAGCACGCCACTCGGCCCAATTTGGCTCTTCCATAGCCTGATGATAAGTGTCCTTACCACCGTTACTACGAAGCAGGTTATACTGACGACCATATCCTCTACCCATTGCATCAACAAGCATATCTTCGTGGTTGCCCTTAATGTAAATGAACTGAGGGTCATCCATAATTGTTTTGATACATTCCCAAGGATGCGGGCCGCGATCACCGGCGTCACCAAGGAAGTATACAATATCTTCGGGCTTCAAAATATCTTTGATAGCCTTGTAAAAATGCAACATACCATGCAGGTCGCTGCAAGCATATACAGCCATTACTTTACCTCCTTACTAGGGACAAGGATAAACATATAATGGGTAAATCCGATTTCCTTGAAAGCCTCGTGAACTTCATCATAGTCTTTAGCAAACAAACCGGGTGTAATAGGATTTTTTTCAATCTTCCCGTCTTTCTCTTGGAAGATGAATCCTTTGATTTCATACATATTTATCAATTCCTTTTCTTTAACTTTATATATATATTATAACATATTTTTTAATAAAAATCAAAGAGGAAGCATTACGCTTCCTCTAAGATATGGAGAATGTCATCAACAATAGCATCATAGCCAGTTACATCGCCAGTTGAAATCGTGTAAGGAAGCTGCTCATTGTTGAGCAATTCCAGAATTTCATCGGCAATTTTATCAGACTCTTCCTCAGTTTGGAAGCGTCCTATCGGATTATATTCTTTAGTGCGAACTAGGAAATAATTTTTGCAATTATAACTATTCATTACCTTGCGGACGACATTATTAAAATCTTCACCCAAAACCGGGTCGTTGTTATAAACCAAAGATAGAAGCAAGGGAGAGTCGGTAATAACAACATCAACCTTGTCAGCACAGCGACTAATACGGAAATACTGCTTGCCAAAGATGTAAGCCTGATTGTTGAAAACGGCTTTGCTCTCTTCCCATACCTTATCTTTAGCGAATTCAGTTACCAACTCTGCGTTAATACCTCGCATTTTAAGTTGGCTGAAAATATATGCGGCACCAGTGGATTTACCAGTGCCAGGGGAACCGAACAAATTAACTAAAATCATTTGTTTGCCTCCTCGTAGCGAATTTCAGTGCGGAGTTCCATCAGTAACATACCCAGCATATTGCGGCCAGGAATCTCTTGACACTTCTGGCAAACACAATTACCCCAGGTATTATCGTGCCAAGTATTGCCCTCAATCAGCTCTTCATCACCAGTTGCAAGCAACATGGCTCTGAGCTTAGGGTCTTGGAACTTCAAACGGAGACCGCGCATCATTACATCGGTCTTAACTTCTTCCCAATCCTTTCGCAGAGTACAATGTCTACCCAGTCTCTTGGCCTTGCCAGGGGTATCTGCGATTGCAATAGATTTGAATTCTATAGGAATTTCAGTTTTCCAAGCTTGAAACCAGTTTTCCACAGTTGGGAATGTGATTCCATCAAAGGTAATGGGAGAGGGATAGAAGTTGCTCAAAAAAGCGTATTTTCCATCAAACATCGCAATCATAGCGATACCTCCTTAAAACCAAATATCGGGTTCTTTAGTGCTGTTTTCATGCCAAGTGCGAGTCTTGACACGAATATAGGGAAGAGCAATAGCTCTCTTATGGAGATTTCTCTTGTGACGCTCTTCAATATTGCGAAGAGTATCGTAGTCGGGCACTACTTCATCTAGGAGATAAGCATCCAGAACATCGTAGGTGAAACCCATATTATCTTCATCAGTCTTGCCACTCATGCCATCACCAGGAGCCTTATGAATCAAATGTGCGGGAATTTCGTCCAGATTATCACCAATCTCAAGAACTTCACGAACATAATAATCCTTAAGGATAGCAAAGTCACCAGCTAAATCGCCATACTTGGTAGTATAGCCGACATATAGCTCGGAAGCGTTGCCAGTATTCATAACTCGACCGCCGATATCTGCAGCAACTGCATATAGCATAGCCATACGAATACGAGCAGGAGTATTTGTAGCAACAATGGGCTTGGAGTAAGCGGAACCAAACTGACCCTTAAACATAGTAGTAATAGGACCAATGTCAATGGTGCGATACTTAATACCAAGAATTTCGCAGACTTCAATCGAATCATTAATATCTGTCTGAACATTATCGGGCATTAGAACGCCATACACTCTATCTTTACCCAGCGCTCGGACGAGCAGAGCGGCCGCAATTGTAGAGTCCTTACCGCCAGAAATGCCGATGACAGCCTTGGTATCCTTATTACCATTTTCAACGAAATATCTCTTAATTTCGTCAACCATATGCTGAATCTCGGTCTCAGCATTAATTACCTTAAAATCAAAATCTCCCATATTTACGCCTCCAATTTGTAAATATATACATCATAGTCCTCAGAGAGGGCTTCCCAAATCATTGTTTTTATAACTTCCCAATTTGCGCCACCAAGGCCGCAGCCAATATGGTCAGGAAAGCCAATTTTACTACCCATGGGTACTTGCTCCCTAATCTTGCCAAGACAAGACCAGAAGCCATCATAAGAAGTATACCTCTTACCATCATAGCCATAATATTGCTGTGCAAACATATTTATCACAGTCTTGTCTACTTCAACGGGAACTAGCTGGATATCTCCAAGAAGAACTTCACTTACATCAATATGAGATTCCCAGCTGCCGCACATTTCAATTACTTTATTTCTTACACTATCGCACTTTGCGATATAATCATCATATACTCGATGCCACTTTGTCTTAATGCTCTTGGCAATGCCAGAGGCCATGCGCCCCTGGCAATTCACCTGATGACAGTAGTAATCCAACTTAGCTTCGAGCATATCACCTTTGACAAAGTGAATACTCATATTAGAAACCCTCCGGATACATACGATTACGAATCTGAGCCAGAGTATCTTCGCGAGCCATCTCGCCATCGCAGAAGACCAGCTGAAGCAGATTATCATCGAAGTTAGCATAATAGTGAGCCTGTTCGAAGGTCCACTCATCAGTGTAGCTTTCACCATCTAGAGCAACCTTTACGCAACCCTTCTGGCTCTTTTTCCAAGATAGTTCCTTGGGATTCTTGAAAATCATAATAGGCTTTGCGTCAACTTCACCATAGGTAGCCTTAATTGCGATACCAAATGTATCACGAGTGTAGGGATTATAGTGAACGCCATTGCTATCATAAGTTTCCAGACACATGAAGCTGAAGGAGCCAACGCCAAGAGAAACATTGTTGATGGCATAGCCCTGCTGCGCCAGACGCTTATAAATCTCTTCGCAGCGCTGAGGAGTAATAGAATCGCCGTACAGAGCCTTGATGTAAGGAGGCAGAACCTTATAACCCTTTTCGTTCACAGTGTGACCGAAAATCTGGTCAAGTGCCCATACCAAACCCATAATCTGAGCAGTACGTTCACATTCATGCCACTTAATTTCATAAGTGTCAATGAAGGAGTAATCACAATCGGTCCAGCCACCACGCTCTTCGCCCCAAACAGCCTTAAACTTTACTTCATAGAACTTACCATTGAAGTCAAAATAAATGGTTTCTTCAGAGTCGATGCCGGAATCCCAGGCGTAGTCGAGCATCCAGTCGTGAGTGAACTCCTTGTCGACGAACAGGTCCTTAGCCTCGCACTCATCGTAAGGTTCATAGAACTCAATTTTCTTACCGGCCATAATCTCTACAGGGTCACCAGAGTCACCACGGATAGCCAGATAACCCTGATGCTCTTCGATTTCCTTTTTGCACTGAGGCAGAATGTTAGTCACCAGGTTCCAGAAGTCGTAGCTATCAGAAACCATAGAGAAGCTGGAAGTAGGATAAATCTCGGTCAGCAGACGCTTGATATGGGTAATCTCGTCACCATCAACAGAGAAATTGGAACACATAACAGAGTGTTCGGTAGAAATTGCACCATAGCCAACTTCTTCCTTTTCGATGTCGCAGTTATAAAACTCTTCCATTGCCATAATTGCGGGAACGGTGGCGGTATTCAAGAAAGAGAGCAACCAACCCATAGAGGACTTCATCGCGGACTCAGGAGAATGCTGACCACGCATAGAGAAGTCACCGAGTAAACGAGCAGTGCGGACGTCCTCGCCGCAGGTCATATCCTTATACTTCTGGACAATCTTACGATAACGATAGCCGACTTCAGCGGAAATCTGAATATGCCACATAAAGCAGGAATAAGCAGTTTCCAGAGTGTTGGTCAGCCAGGCGAAGTCAGGATGGGTGTTTACGAACACAGATTGGGGAACGCCAATCTTGGTGCGAGTGCCCTCGGGAACAGTATACATAGCGATAGGTAGGTAACCCAGGCGATGCAGCTTGCGAATCTTCTCGGGATTGTAGGTACCAGGACCCAGAGTGTAAGTCAGCACACGATTGTACTCCTTGCAGACTTCATCTTCGGAACGATTGAAGAAGTGCTCATTGAAAGCACCAATTAGATAACTCTTGGCGAACATCTGACCGCCGAAGTAGGTCACGTGGTCAGTGTCCTTGAGGCGGGTCATACGGGGAGTATAGGGAGAATAGCATAGAGTCATATTGGCAGGATACTGCTCGGAGTGAACGGCTTTGTAGAAATCAATCATCAGAAGCGGATTATACATATTATCAGTTTCCTTTCTTTTTTCTCGCAATTCGGATTTTCTTACTCTCAATCTTATTGGGAATGTGCTCACGAGTTGCCAATTCAGCCTTTACGCGAGCCTGATAGGCTGCTTTAGCAGTGCAATCATCGGGAGTCCAATCGTAGTCACCCCAACGATAAGTGTGACGCAGATGTGCCAGAAGCTGGCGGGTTTTCATATTTTTCATCTGTTCCTCAGAGAGGATTTCACAGTCTTTTTCAAAATTACTCATTTAATCATCTCCTTTACTTTCTATATATATTATATCATATTTTTTATAAAAAATCAAAAAAGACCCTCTTGTTTAGAGGGTCTTTCTTTATTCTTCAGTTGGAGGGTCGCTATAGAACTCAATACCGCACTCTCCCGACTCGGGGAACCATTCGGCAATCGAAGTAATTTTACCATCGTAGTCAGTAATTACAATATATTCCATTCCATCGCTCATTACAAGGAAATAAGTCCAGCAAGCACATCGATACTCCTGCAGCATAAATACATCTGGAACATGAGCTAAAATTGTATCAATAAAATCTTCGTTCCCAATTCTAGGACCAATCATGTCCTCCAAGATGAGAATGGCATTCTCATTAAGGTCGGGGACAGATTCAACAGTTGTTTCTGTAGAGGGCGTGGTTTCCTCCTCATAAGGGGTGTCACAAGCAATAAGTGACACACAAAGGCAAATTGCCAAAATAAAGCAAATAAAAAGTTTAATCGCTTTCTTCATTACGCTTCTCCTTCTGGAATTTCAATTAAATTAAATACATCTTGAATATCTTCGTGAAACACTAACGCCGCAGTAAAGTCCGCAACTGTAGGGTCTCGATTGATTACAACTAAATGGTCATCATCGCAGTAGAACGGCAGGCTGGCAGCAGGTTGAACGGTCAGAGAACTACCAACAACAATCATTAAGTCAGCTTGACCTGCTGCCACCTGGGCGTTCATCCAGGCAGGTTGAGCCAGTCCTTCACCATACAGTACGATATCTGGTCTGATTGTAGCTTCACCACCGCACAGAGCGCACTTGGGAACACCAAACATATTATCATGGTTTCCATCCAGCACGTCATTAGGAAAATACAGGTCATATCCGCAATCCTGGCAATACCAGCGACTCATAGTGCCATGGACCGCATATACCTTATCCATTCCAGTTTCTTCGTGCAATCCGTCAATATTTTGTGTAATGACAGACACATCTCTTGCTTGCTGCAGCTCACAAATTCTTTGATGGGCGATGGTTGGCTTAGCTCCACGAAAATCCATTTTATCACGCAGATACTGGAAAAAAGCCTCCTCGTGCGCATACAGACAAGTATTGCTCAGCATATACTCGGGACTTCTGCCGCCAATTCCCGGCGCAGAATATAAACCGTCTGCGCTACGAAAATCCGGAATTCCGGAGCCGGTGGAAATACCAGCTCCGGTAAAGAACACGATATGCCGAGCGTCCGCAATCATTTTATTCAGTTTTGCAATACGCTCATTAAAATCCATTTTTATTCTCCTAACACTGCTTTGACGCAGGCATCGCCCGTAGCCATAGCTTCCTTTAGTGCCTCCTGGGCAACCTTCATATCGCAGCCTTCTTTCTTCAAGAAAGGCATCACATTTTTCATAATGATACCCTTATTCTGAGAAACAATGGAAACTGCGTTACAGACACCCCAGTAGTTAATCATCTTAACGATTTCATCCTTGTCGTCAATTACCTTAGGAGCATACTCCGCAGCAATCGCCAACTTCATCAAATATTCTGCTTTCTTTTCAGCATACTTCTCGGTGTCAGGACAGGTGTCTACCATTTCCTGAACGGTTTTCTTATACTTCAGCAACACTTCATCGACAAAAGCATCAGTGATTTCTACCCTCTTTTTACCAGATGTAGCAGCTTTGTCGATTGTGGCGACCATATCAGCCAGAGTCAAACGTCTCAGCTTGTCGCCGTTTTTCAAGGCAGCTGTCATTTCTGCCTTAATAGACTCATACTTATTCATTGGAGCCTACTCCTTTCTTATTTCATAATGGTAATCCAGTCAGCCCAGTAGGGGTCATAGCCATGGCTACTCTCACATAGCTTTGCGGGGAAGATGGATTCAGTGGTATATACATGGTCAACTAGACCGTCGGATGCAGCAAGTTCACCAAGAGTAATGGTTTCCTCACAGTGAGTGACATACAGACTTACGCTCTTGGCACCAGCAGCTTTCAGAGCCTTGGCAGAGTGGTAGAAAGTACCACCGCGGGAGCAAATATCATCAACAATTAGAACATCCTTGCCAACGATATTGTCAGTGTTGATAATATCCAGACCCTCAATCTTACCAGTCTTCCAATCTCGCTTTTTCATTCCAAAAGCGTAAGGCAGTTCGGACTCGCTGGAATACCGCTTCATAGCGCCTTCATCGGGATAGAACATTGCGTTTGCACCGGACAGCTCAATCGCTTTTCTGATATAAGCCTTAACACCGGTATCACATACATTGTCAATGAGAGCCAGGCTCACGTTGCTATGAGCATCACGCACCCAAACAATAGAGAAATGCAGAGAATTGATAACTTCTGCAAAATACTTTAGAGTAAAAACATCTTCGTCAGCTTTTACTCTATCCATACGAGCGTGAGGAATATAGGGCATATCCAGGATAACTCGCTCGCCAGGGAAATGAGTATCGATATGGCGCTTCACGCAAATCAGAGTGAAGAGCTCGCTATCGCCTTCATAGAGCCATTCTACCTTAACTGCTCCATGATGGTCAAACATTTCATCAGGATTCAGCTTCAGAAGCAGGGAATGGTCGGGGAACATATTCTGACCCCAAGGAATGGAAATCTCACCAACTCTAATCATATCTTATCCTCCTTAGATAATGTTAATCTGGCAGAGCTTCATAGCTTCCAGGGCGGTTTTATGGGATTCGGGAGTGACGCAAGCGCAGCAGTCAGCTACGATATTGACAGGAACTTCAGGCAGAGTTGCCTTTGCCAGAATGGCATTGGACATAACACAGATGCCAGTGCATAGACCCATCAGAGTAACCTCTTCAACGCCCATACGCTCGTTAATATCGAACAGAATATTCTGCAGTTCGACAGAGCCAAAAGTAGGCTTCTCAACCTTGATAGGATTGATTTCGGTCATGGGATAGACTTCATATGCGTCGGCATAAGTGTCGATGACATTGATGTAAGCATTAAATACTTCATCAACAATGGAATGACCCGCAGTGCCTTTGATACAGTGAGGAACAGGTAGATTCTTACCTTCCAGAGTGCTCATATAATTATCGGGGTGAGTATCCTTGGTAAAGATAACCACGGTATCGGGGGCTGCCATCTGTTCAATAGTTTCTGCGACCAGAGGAACGATTGCCTGTGCCTCCTTGGTGCCAAGAGAACCATCGACGAAATCCTTCTGCATATCTACAACAATAAGAACTTTCATATAATTCATATCCTTTCCTTTACTTTACATATATATTATAACATAAATTTTAATAAAAATCAAAAAATCCCTTTGGAGTTAACCAAAGGGATTTTACTTAATGAGTTAGTCCATACACCATTAGTGCGATATAGGCAATAATTGCCACACAAGAGAAAAAAACTCTCAATTTAATTCACTCCAGTGCAGTATGGACACTTGGCTCCATCTTCAATAAGGAAATAGGTGCCTTCGGAAAGATAAATAGAGCCATATTCCTTAGTATGGACTTCACAACCCAACTCATTATCATGCCAGCTGGAAACGGTAGCGCACTTACCTGCAACGCCATCAGAGAAATGAACATGGGTAAAATTGTAATTACCAATGCCCCAGTTCTCATTGCCGCAAGCACATAGAGACAAGCACAAAGCCAGTGCCAAAATCAGAGCAAAAATCTTCTTCATTTCAGTTCCTCCTTAGGAGAGCAGATTCTCGAAGTTTGCGATAACCTTCTCATTATCGTGCTTCAGAGTATCCAAAGATGTATTGGTTGCAGATAGAGCAACAATCTTACTGTCGTTGCTTGCGTGCTCCTGGTCAATGGCTTCATTTGTAGCCTTCAGCTGGTCAATTGTAGAACGAATGAGGCTAACAGCATTTGCAGACTGATTCTGAAGCGCTTCCAGACGACTAACTTTCTTATTAAACATACTCATAGCGGTTTTCTCCTTTAATGTAAGTGATATGTATTTAAACTGCCACAATAGTGGCAAAAGTTTTGTTCGTTACGAGGAACGGCTTCGCCGGTCCCATAGAATTTAGCTTGGCGCGTGCCGCAAGCCTTACAGATAATTTCGCTATTATCTCCATAAACCCATTCGGATTTACCTCGCTCAGCGCCTTCCGCAAACCCAACTTGGAATCCTCTCTTATAGGCTTGCTCTTGGAGTGTATATTTATCCATTATGTTCCCTCTCCTGCTCTTAATGCGACAAGGTCGCAATACTTTCTTTCTCCATCGCCGACCTTAATCCAACAGAATTCTTCAGCGTGAGTTTTAATTACCCAAACTTCTCCCGCTTCTGGAATATCTTGGGAGTGGCTACATAGCCACTCCGCATATTCAGCCATTGAGCGGAAATCAAACAGCTTCGGCCGCAGTATCCTCTTCATCCAATCCATCGGCTTCCTCCATGTCAGGCGCCTCAGCGGTTTCCTTAATGATGCCTTCCAAGACCTTGAACTGGAAGTTCTTATGCTTGTAAGCAGTGAAAGTAGGACGATTGATTACACGAATTACGACACCCTCACGGATGTGAGTGGGGTCAATAGGCTCTTCACCATCGTAGAACTCTTCTGCCTTAGCCAATACGAACTGACCGGGGTCAGTGTACTCGCAAGAGGTACCAGTGAACACTTCCTCGTCGGGGATGAAACCATACCAGTGGACGGGGACACACTTAACACCCATGTACATACAACGATGATGCATCTGGTCAGGAGTGTATTCCACAACCTCACCATCTTCGTTAGTCATAGTCATACGATATACATAGATATCATTTTGAGGCTTTTTAGCCAAAACATTACCATTGGGGTCTTTGGGGTCAGGAGTTACTCCCCAACCATCGGTGCTAGGGCCATAACCAGAAGGAGAGCAACCATAAGAGAAGACAGTCTTTTCACCGTACTTCTTAACGAACTCCTTATCCTTCAGCTTCTTGTTGTCGCAGACACCCATAATAGAACCACCATCATGAGTAAAGCCAACAATCTCGTAGTAGACAGTTTCGCCCTTTAGCAACTTACCCTCGAAGAAATCATGGTAAGGCTTACGGAACTCATTAGAGCCATAGAAGCCACCATCGAAAGTGTCAAGGACAGTACGACGAGTACCAGATACGATACCCCAATCGTAGATAGGAGTACCCTCACGACGGAATAGCTTATCCCAGATAGTGCGCTTCATACCCTGAAAGACCTTGGTATGAGAAGTACGAGCGGAAGTTCCGTGGAGCTTACGAGTAATCTCAATCAAGTCACCAGGCTTGAACATATGCAGGTTGTAAGCCAGCTGTTCAGTATCGATGTGCTCGTAGAACACAGGTGCGATAGAGCGCTTTGCCTTACGCTTAGCACGCTTACCAGCACCGCCCGCAGAGGTAGCAGGATGCTTGCCACGAGGAATATACTTACGACAGATTTCATGACCATTCACAGTGGTGATAGTATCACCGATATTCAAGGAGTCCATGTCTACGCCAGTGTACTCCAAGCACTTCAAAGGCAAGAACAGACCGTCAGACTGCTCACCACGCAGCTTAATCGCCTTGACATTGCGCTTAGCGGGGTCCATGTATCCGCCGGAAACATTGACACCATTTTCATATACAGCCAGAAGACCATTCTTCTGACAGAACTCCATAGACAGCTGCAGGTCTACGGGGAAGTAAACACCGATTTCACCCTCGTGATACATATCCTTATTTACGCAAACAGTGTTCACAAAACAAGTTGCTAGTACCAGCTTATCGGCATTGGGGTGCTTACGCACATTATTCAAAGTAGTTACATATCCACAATGCATAGGACATTCTCCTTTCTCAAGTTAAAATAATTTTAGTTGGGTCACCAACATTACTTCTATCACACCATCCACTATCTCGTAGATAGATAATAGGACCTTTACCATGTTCTTCCCAATATCGCTCAACATAACTGTCACCCTTACAATAGTGAGGGACATACTCTGCCCCATCTTCGATGATAGGTCCGGGGAAAATCTCACATATCTCTACGGGGGCATCACCTTCATCTAAGTCATTGTATAAGAATACAGGCGTATTGGGTGGAAACTGGGATAAAGCACGAATAATTTCACCTGCAGTAGCAGTCCATTTACCCATTAATTTTCCTCCTTTGCGGCAGCCGCAATTGCGCCTTCGGGAGAATACTCCCAATAGCAGTTATATCTACACTTACCTGTCTGAGGTGCGGACTTCAGCGCAGCCTCAATCTTTCTCACAGCGTCTTCCTTCTTAGGAGATACATTGCGAGCAATATACTTAATTACCCATAGAGCGGCAGTATTAAAGTCGTTAAAATACTTGGACTGACCGCTGTGCTGGTCAGTACACTTGAGCATCCAACTATTCTCATTTGCGCCAGTTTCAGCTTCCCACTTAGGCTGAGAATTCCACTTCTGGAATACCGCAGGAGCCTTTTTACCGGTCTGAGGACGGGGCTGAGAAGGCATAGCCAGAATAGTGTCTTTATCTTCGGGCTTACACTTATCATAAAGATGAGCAACGACAGTTTCAAGCATACGAGCATCTTCCAGGGCGTCGTGTTTCTGAACCAGTTCCTTCTGCTCCTGGATGAGCATATATACCTTACGAAGAGCCAGGTCGCTCTTAGCGACAAAGAACTTCTTTACAATAGAAGCATAGTCAATCAAATTACCGGCGATAGCCTGGGCGCAGACACAAGCCTGTGTGCTACTCATATGGCGCAGGGTGGAATTGATAAAATCAACATCCGAATTACCATAGACATAATAAGTCGGTGCTTCACCATCGCTATTGGCTTCGATAAAATCATACAGCATCTCAAATGCAGTATCAGCATCTGGAGCATTAGCCAGCATCTCATTCGTGATGCCGGTCAGCTCAGTGATGAATCTATCGACCTTTTTCTTATCACCAGGATTGACATATGTTTCAAATGTCTCGCCTGTGCCGGCGACACAACCGATACTGATAATTCGATTGGAAAATCTCGTTGCTTCAAAGTCTAAGTAAAAATTCATAATTTATCAATTCCTTTCCTTTACTTTACATATATATTATATCATATTTTTTAATAAAAATCAAAAAAGACCCTTGAAACTATATTCAAGGGTCTTTGACTCATTTTACATCATAGCTTCTCGAAGCATCTTTGCACGAACGGGATTTCTGAGCTTACGAATTGCCTTATTTTCAATCTGACGAATACGCTCCTTGGACAAACCATAATGGTCGCCAACCTCTTCCAAGGTCATAGCTTTTTCAACATCAATGCCAAAACGCATCTTCAAAATCTCTGCTTCACGAGAACCGAGAGTATCAAGGATGCTTGCCACAATCTGCTTGTTAGCTTCCTTAATCATATTCGCAATAGGATTCTCTGCAGAGTGGTCCGCAATCAAATCACCCATACAAGTCTCTCCTTCATCATCAACAGGAGTGTCCAGAGAAGTGGTTGCCTGGGCAATATCCATGACTGCCTGTACCTTATCAAGCTCAATATCCATATGAGCAGCGATTTCCTTATCAGAAGGAGCTCTGCCGAGCTTCTGAGTGAGTTCCGCAGTTGCCTTCTTCACCTTGCTCAGCAATTCAACCATATTCGCAGGAATACGGATGGTTCTGGACTGGTCACCCAGCGCACGAGAGATAGCCTGGCGAATCCAGTAAGTGGCATAAGTAGAGAAACGGAAACCCTTAGAGCCGTCATACTTCTCAGCGGCCTTAATCAGACCGAGATTACCCTCCTGGATAAGGTCGAGCAGAGGCAGGCCGCAACCATAATACTTCTTGGCAATAGATACAACCAGAAGCAGGTTACATTCAACCAGTTCATTAATGGCATTATGGTCACCAGCCAAAGCCTTAACAGACAGCTCTCTCTCCTGTTCAGCAGTCAGACGACGATGATTACCAATGGACTTTAGATAAGCCTTAACACCATCAAGGACAATGCCGCTATCGTAATCATAGGTTTCAGTCTCGCTCAGTTCACGAGCATCCTCTTCCATAATCATTACATTTTCATTCATTTCCATCATATACGCACTCTCCCTCTTTTACCTTAAATACATTCTTTTTTCACTTTCTATATATATTATAACATATTTTTTTATAAAAATCAAATAAGCCCTTCTTTACCAGAAGGGCTTATTATTTTATCGAGCCATTGTTCTAAAACGCCAATAGTGGCGAGCATATTGAATGGCATTGTAGCCATCAGTGCTACACAACCACATAAGGACGCAAGTTAAAAAACCACGCAGGTCCATTACATTCCCTCCCCAACATAGATAACTTTATCTACATACTTGCGGTCTTCACCTTTGAGAATCGGCATTTCGTAGTCGACACCTCGCGCACGAGTCCACGCAGTGCCACGCTTCCAACGAGTGGGAAAATCATTCCAGTTAATATTGCGCTGTTCGTGCAGCATATCCTGGATTACATTACAAGAGCAACCTTGTAGTTCACTGTGAGAGAAGTTTGCTTGGCCGACCATCTGAATGGAGTTACGAGTTGCGTCCAGCTGACGCCAGTAAACTAGGTTACAGGCCTCCTCTTTTGGAATATTAAATACGCGAGAGTCGAACATCGCGCCCTTTTGAAGAGCCTTATTGTATACCTCATCCAGCTTTTCATCACCAGGTAAAATCTCTGCTTTACCAAATTCGCCGGGGAACATAATGTGGTCAAAGTGCCAACGCTCATATTCATCAGCGAAGTATTTATTAAATGCCATAGTTGCCATAGAGGCAGAGATAGAACACATCTTCTGCACTTCATACTCAAACCAGGCATCGGTTTCAAAGGTCTGATAATCAATCAGAAGTAGAGTGATTTCGTCGGACTGGGTATATCCGAATACGCAACCCTGGATATTCTTACACAGATATTCCATAGTTTTTACCATCGCATTGCCCAACACCTCGTCGAATGGCTTCTGGAAACCTCGAGTAAAAGTGTGGAAAGCTTTACCGTCGATGCGAATTGCGACGGGCATTCGTCTTACAAGACGAGTTTTAGGCACTTGCTCGTAATAAGTTTTCATACGAGTGCCAAGAGCATCATTTACTGGCATTGTTTCTCTTCTCCTTCCATTCTGCGCAGTAATGCGTTGATTTTTCATATAATCTACTGCGGGTGCAGTAACATTTTCCTTGAACGCCAAGTGCGGAAAGGGGGCCTTTCCCCAATCCACAAGTGGCACAAGTCTTATTTTTCTCCAATCTTCTTACCTCCACGCTTTGCCTTACGCTTGGTGGCGTTGTCAATAGTTTCTCTATGAATGGTCTGAATCTTGGAAGCAAAACCAGACTTGAGGAAAGAAGTGAAGTTTACAGGCTCCCAGTTAATAACGTCGGAGCAGACGTTTAGATGGTTCTGACGCTTACGACCAGCGTGGTCGTGGCCGTGAACATTGAAGAGCCAAGGAATTTCGACAGGCTCATGGGTTAGAATCAGCTTTTCGCCAACAATGAGAGCGCCCTCATATACTTCATCAAAGAGCAGGTTGTCCGCAGTTGCGACCCAGCGCTTAAAAGGAGCGTGGAACTCCCAAGACTCGTTGATGGTAATTTTCCAATTATGGAAATACATTCTCATTTCAGCGAGAACTTCTTCCTTAGTGAATTTGTCTTGGTCGTAGATACGAGTAATAACCTGACGCTTGTAGTTAGAAGCGCCGGCATCGTGGTTACCCATAACCAGAATCTTGTATTCGGCACGCAGCTGGCGCACATAATCGATGTCGCCAACGTCACCAAGAACAATCAGACAGTCACGACGACCGCATTTGGAGTTAATTCTCTTAACCTGCTCTTCAGCAGAAGGACGACCCTTGATGCCGCCTGCGAGTTCGTCATCATTGAAATGAGGGTCAGAATAAATCCAGACAGTCTGGTGCTTTTCGCCCCAGTGCTGGAAAGAATCATAAATTCCAGGCAACATAGTGTCAACCTCCTTTAACCTTTAATTAAATATTCAACAGTAGTAACATACAGAGGAATGAAGCCGAACAAGAACCATCCTTTCCAGGTTCGTTCATGCCACTTACGATAATGCTTATCATAACGACTGGTACACCAAATATACTTAATAATCATAGTATCAAATCCCTTCCAAGACTTTAATCATTCGGTCACAGAGTTCTTCCATCTGTTCTTTTGTAATTTTTCGCCATTTCCAGCACCAAGAGATACGGTCAGAAATCCATTCAATCTTGTGTTGGTGATAAGGCTTATAGTTTTCGTAGGATTGGAGAGCCTTATCAATCTCACTATAAAACTTATTCATAACTTTCTCCTCTCCTTACTTTCTATATATATTATATCATATTTTTTTATAAAAATCAATAAAGACCTTGTGGATGCCACAAGGTCTTTATTTTACCACTCAATTTCACTTTTCTTCGGCCTATCCTTAAAGACTTTTTCAGCCTTTTCAATAAGATAGCACATATAGTCTGGTTCGTCAGATTCTCGATATTCAACTGCCCAAGAATAAGTCTTGGGAAGAAATACGATAACTAGTGCAACCCAGACAACAGGCCAGCCAATTAATGCCAGGAGACCAATGAAGAGAGCAATCGCCAGGGCAGCTGCGGCCGCAGTCCCCACAGCAATTAGATAATCTTTAATCTTCATAAATATACTCCTTATAACTTCTTGCGTAATCGGGAGCGCAAATCTTAACTTCAAAATGGTCATCATCAATATCGCTGGAGTAAAAAACTTCATGTAATGCCATTTGAATATCATTCACATAATCTTCCAATTCATCTTCTGGAATATCTTTAACTCTCATAACAAAATGAAAAGGTATAACGAAATCAGCTTTTCTTACCATAGTTAGTCTCCATATCCCATAATGCCATATAGGGACTCTTATCTAAATCCCACTCATTAGCATAAGTACACTTACCATTCCACCGATTCCAGATACTATCCAAATCTTCGTAATCCATATAGAACTGCTGAACATGAGGCCGCTCAATCCGGTCTGCGTGGAAGTGACCAAATAGCCAGACATTCCAGTCAAAAGTATCTTTGACCTGATTCATCCACCATTCCATAGAGGTATCTACAGTAGTTTGGTCAATGCAACCAAGGAACAGGTCAGTAGGCTCCCAATCAAAGGGGCAAGTATGAGTGAGTACAAGGTCAAATTTTTTACCTACATTACTCTCTTGGATGGCAGTCATTTCTTCTTGAGTCAAACATTCATCCTTGAACCAGCCGCACTTCTTAGGGTCTGCAATAGCCCCATCAGTCGCAGAGTATCCAGCCCGAATGAGCCGCCAATACTTATCAACGGAATAAGCTCCGCCAATGACTAGAGTAGGATGACCGTCGATGACATAGTTGCCACCATCGGCGAAATACCGAATATTAGGAAATTCTTCTTCCATCCAAGTCATATTACCGACTTGAAAATCGTTTTCAAGGTGCATAGTTTCAATAAGCTCGGGCCGCTGCTCGTGGTTGCCCCGAACACAGTAAATCTTAACGCCCATATTATTAAGCATTTTCTTATGCTTTTTGTCGGTTTTATTCAGATAAAAGTTAAGACCAGCGTCACCAAGAATAATGACTCCAAGCTCACCATCTTTAAAACCAGGGTTATTCCGTTTAATATTACTAATCCGAGTGATGGTGCTGACTCCACCGTGAGTATCACCAGTGATAATCCACTTTTTAATCATCATCATTCTCCTTTCCACTTTTCTATATATATTATAACATATTTTTTTATAAAAATCAAAAAAGGAGCCTTATTCAGGCTCCTTTCGTAAATTACTCAAATCTTCATACCATCCACCATGAGGGTATTTCTCTGTGGTGGGTTGATGGACCCAGGTAATGCCACCTGCGTCAACATAGCTTGCATCAGGTTTCGGAAAATCTGGGTCAGGCTTAAAATCAGTAGGCGGAGTATAAGGCGTTGTATCGCCATCTTTTAGAAAAACAATAGGACTTCTTGTACCGTTTTTCTTCAGCGCCCAATAAGTTTTCATTAACTCAGTTTCTTTACGAAGTTTTTCTTCCTCTTCGGCAATTCTAGTGCGTTCTTTCGCCACATAGAGTTGGAGTGCTTGTTTAACAAGACACTCACCAGCTCCATCGGCAGCGAATGCACACTCTCCCTCAAAACAAGGCACTTCTGAAGTATACTGCTTTCCATAAGACATTAATGGACAATACTTCATTTCAACAGCTCCTTCTCAACAGAGATACGCATAATGTTGTAAGAAACATCCTCCAAAAGTTCACGAACCCAAGTTTCTTCTTGGTCAGGGTGGGCTGTACAGAACTCATCCGCCATTTCAACCACATGGTCTAGAATTCCTTTCGCAAGCACTCGAGCTTCCTCAAGAGAATATATACTTAACATTTTGAAATCCATCATTCTAGGTCTACGGCTGCTAGTAGGAATTAAGCAATCCTTGTAAGGCTCACCAGCAATGTATCTCTCCAGGTAATCATCTACTCGGTCCAGATGAGAAACCTGCTTGCCATCGTAGCCATACTTGTCGATGATGTCAACTTTGGCGGGATATCTATGTTCCATTGCGTGATACTTTTCCATCGCAATGCCCTTCATAGACTTAACCGCACGGTGAACGTTCATATGAGCGATGAACTCGCGGGCCGCAACTAATCTATCCCACTCTTCCTTATACATCGGGTTGATGATGTAGAAATCAGTAAATAGGATTTCAAGGAAGTTTAAGTTCTGTTTACGGAAAGTTTCCATATACAGACGCACATCTTTCCAGTCAGTATGTTCATCGTTTGTTCGGACATGAGTAGTAGAAACAGGCTTTTTGTTTAGGCAGATATCTCTAAAGCTAGGGACTACGATTAGCTTAGTATCAACGTCAGAACCCTCATAGTCTAATTCATAGTTCTGACTACCCTGAAGGAACACACCAACAATCTGCTCTTCTGGAAAATACTGTAGAGCTTCATCGTAATGGTCCTGGACACGTTTCATAATGAGACCGTGTCTAATCTCTTTAGGAGTTACAATAGACATTGCAGCCCCTCCTTTCTTTAATCGTCAATATCTCTGCGGTAAAGTTTTAAATCACCATAGAAACCGCTATATTCCATAGTGAGTTGAAAATCATAGTCGGGGTGAGCATACCAATACCAGGTATCTTGCTGCCAGCCGTTTTCATCAAAGTCCAACCGCTCCCATCCATCCTCCTGGAGAATTGTATCTAATTCAGAGGGTGCATAAATGGGGGTAAATTCTCGGATATCTAAAACAAAATCAGATTTTTTAGGAAAGACTTCTCGAATATAAAAACTTGTAATAAAACGAGCAGTCAAATCATGTAAATGTTTGCGGCGTTCCGCAGGTGTCATTTCATCAAGACAAGGTTTATTCATTACTTTACCTCCGTCCAGCCATTGCGCTGAATAATTGCTTGCATTCTCTGTCTTGCTACGGGATTTGCAGAATGAATACGGATAGGGATATTGCGACCAGTAGCTTCGAGCCAGTCTAAGAGTTTGTAACCCTCAGCCTCATGCTCACCAAGGTCATTATCGCAGGAAATTACTTCGACAGACCATATCTGGTGACGACGCTCGAAAGTTTCTCTATCAGTATAACCAAGAATATACTGTTCCCAATCCCAATCGGACTCACGATTGTATCGTGTAATCTCATAGATAGCAGACTCAACAGTCTTAACCCAGATATATCCCTCGGGTGCGGGGCGAATATCATCCATCCACAGCTTCATCGAAGTCTTCCTCCTTTGCTCCAAAATAGCAACCATCACGGTCTTCTTTTATAGTACAATCTTCCCAATAAATACATTGAGAACAAATTACAAATTCTCCCATTCATCGTCCTCCTTAATCTTAAAAGGACACCAATCCGGAACGGGCGGAATTTCGGAATCATATTCTACATAAGTAGTAATACGCTTCGGACCAGAAGGCGTCTGCACAGCATTACAATAGTAGTCAAATGCATAGCCGGCACGAGGAGTGCGGGTCTGCTTAACACAAGGACACTCATCGCAACGACCCACTCCGACAACTACCATGGCGGTCTTGGGAAAGTCGTGATTCTCACAGTGATGCTTATCACACTTATAGCCTTCAACATCACACTTTTTCAGATTGCAATAAATCTTATTGCCATCTTCGTAGGGCTTACAATGTTTACACAGAACTCCTTGCTTCATACCCATCAATTCCTTTCTTTTACTTTCTATAAATATTATAACATATTTTTTATTAAAAATCAAAAAGGGGATGGTGTTACCCATCCCCTGTAAAATTTTATTTAATTAGTGAGTACCAAACTGGCTCATAACTTCCTTCAGGTCGAAAGGAAGACCATTTACCAGCTTCTGAGTAGCCTCAACAACGGACTCACCCTTAGCCATAGCGTAAGGACTCATATGCTTTGCCAGAGTCTCCATCATATCTGCCTTGCCACCGACTTCCAGAGCTGCAATCAGGTCAGGAGTGATAGAAGCCATGATGTTCTGGACGGTCTCTGCATATGCCTTCTGCTTAGCAGCCTCGATGTCAGCCATAGCGCGCTCATGTGCCTCGGCAGCCGCATTTTCATCAGCCAGACGAGCCATAGTAGCCTTATGCTTAGCATCCTCGCGAGCCAAGCTAGCAGCCGCAAGCATATCAACCATTGCCTGCATATCGACTTCAGCCTGCTTCTTAGCCTTATCCTCAGCCTCCTGACGGCGGTTGATTTCAGCCTGGATAGCCAGCTTAGTCTCGGCTTCCTTCTTCTGGAGTTCCATTTTGTTCAACAGTTCCTGCGTACGCAGTTCCTGCTTCTTCTTCTCGGCAACGCTCAGAGCTTCAGCAATTTCAGCTTCACGCTGTGCATCAGCCAATTCCAGAACCTGACGAATCATATCAGTCTGCTTGTCGAGAATCATATCCTCAACATCGCGCTGAACATCGATGCTCAGAACTTCGACGTCGTGGATGAACATACCATTTTCGGGGAAGAAACGATGACCTCTGTGCTTATTGTCAGCGACATCGGCAGAGCAAGCTTCATCACCCATAGGCAGACCCAGAGTTACTCTACGAACAATATCAGAATAATTCTGATAGAAATCATAAATGGTATAATCCTTTGCCGCACGCTTCAACAGAGAGCGCACACGGTCAGTCAGATACTTGACATAGTTGTCAACTGCGAACCACTTGTCCATATGCTCCTTATCGAAGTCAACACAATAGCTAACCTTGACAGTAGCACGAACAAAGTCCTTAGTTTCAACATTGATAAGGTCGGAAACCTTATTGTTCTCGTGACGCAGGTAGACAGTCTTAATCAGATGATCAGTGGTCTTAGGACGACCAGTAGACAGTTCCAGACGCTCCAAATCCTGGTCGTAATCAAGCAGAACGGTCTGAGGGCCGCAAACTACCTTTCTTTCACCGCTCTTGGAAATAACATTGACAGCATAGCCAGTCCAAACATCAATGCTTACAACGCCATCCAGCTTGGTATCAAGAGTAATGGTGCGAGGCTTGGTGTAGGAAGTGCCACGAGAGATATTTGCCTTAGCTTCCAGATTTGCCAGAGTAGACGCATTGGAAGTGGCGGTGGAGTAAGCAGTCAGAGAATCAACGAAGTTCATAGAAGCGGCTGCAGACTTCTCAACAGCCTTTTCAGTTAGACCAACATTGTATTCCAGAACAGCTCGGTTGCCAGGATACCACAGGTTGCACTGGTTCTCAGTCAGCTTACGCTTAACGACAACTTCAGTGCGAGGGTCGGGCAGATACATAGCAGGACCCTTGACAGTGTTAATCTTGCCATCCAGGCGGTTCATAATGTAGCGACCTTCGCCTTCGGGAATTGCGATTGCGTGATGCATCAGCTTACCATCATAGTTGATGATAGCATGCTCGGGACGGGGGTAGTAAATCATCTGGTCCTTACCAGTGATGAACATTTCTTCACCAGTAGGATGTACAGTGCCATCATCATCCTTGTATTCTGCGATAACCTTTACATAAATACCAGAAATGGGAGACAGCTCAATTGCGCGGAAAATAAAACCACCCTTGGGGGAAGTCACGAAAGTTTCAGTGGGCTTAGGGAAGACCACTTCGGGGCCGTGAACATAACGCTTGTTGCCGTCTTCATCCTTCAGAATGCAGTACTCTAGGCGCTCCAGAGTAACGGCCTCGCGCACATAACCCTTCTTGTCATCATTGTTGACAGGGATAACTTCAATACCGGTAGGGGGAATGTAGAAAGAAACCTCAGTACCCTTAATGACCAGAATCTGACCATTAACATAAGTAGTGTTGGTCTTGGTAATCACATTGCCCTCGGCGTCTCTCATTTCACCCTGGCTCTTGGAAGCAGCTTCTGCTTCGTAAACTCTTGCCAGAAGATATTGGTTGGAGCGCAGTGCATGACCACGAATAACCTTATACATCTGACCGGGGAACAGAGAGAAATTGATAGGACCACGCAGGTTAATCTTGCGGCCGATTTCCAGGTTGGGAGACAAAACTGCCTTACCAGCCTCGGGGTAAATGCCGCCAGGTGCAGGGTTCTTCAGAATTACATACCAGTTTTCGGGAGCAGATACAAATAGCTGCTTAGCCTGGTCAAAATTAGAAACTTCACGGAACTGCTTAGTCTTAGAGTCGAAGACTACTAGACTTTCCTGCTGAGAAATTGTCAGCATAATAGGACCGGAATATGTCTTAATCTGACCGTTTGTTTTGTTCTGCAGGAAGCAGAATTCATTGGTAGCCAGGACCAAGTCCTTCTGTCTCATAGAATTGCCGTTTTCATAACGCTCATCATATGCCATATGGAAATTCTCCTTTATTGTTTCTTTATTTCTTACATTTATATTATATCATTTTTTTTATAAAAAATCAATAAAAAAGAAAAAAGGCAGACTCAATATTAGAGTCTGCCTTCTGTATTATACCTTTTTAGTTAGATGCAACATAGTTGTGACATTAGAAAAATCTTCAACCACTTGTTCAATATGTTCGAAAGAAAAATCTTCATATTGACGTTCATTGATAGAGAATGAGGAAAAATCCATATTTCTGAATAGTGGAATTAATTCAGATAAAGATTCAGTATAAGTTAATCGAATAACAAGAGTCATAACAGTGCGAGAACCAAGATCTCCCTCTTGAAGAGCCACCACTTCAGTAAAAGATGCAACATCAAAAGTGGTATTATTTAATACAAGCTGCATGATAAAATCCTCCTTTTTATTTTTATATTCAATATTTATAAATTTTAATATAAATATATTAAATTATACTACCCAATTAATTTATATTAAAATTAGTTAAACCATTTTTTGATTTGGGTTTACGGTTTATGCGACTGAGACCGGCCGGAGCCGCTTAAAGATTACCAACGCTTCACATAAGATTTCTTGCCGCAATAAGGGCATTTTGTTTTACGATAATCTTTCCACTCTTTAAAACTAAACCAATGAAATGCTGTTGTAAGCATCCATTTCCAAAAATTCATTTCAAACATTTCTCCACAATTGGGACAACAAAAATGTGCTATATATTTCCTCCTTAAAATAAAAAAATGGGGCACTCCGAAGAGCGCCCCATAGGACTTAGCGAATAACGGCGTAGCGCTCGCTGTTCAGCTTCTCCATCATCAGGTCATATAACTTAGGTTAAATAAATATTAATTTTTAATAGCGGGTAAATCAATAAGATTAGATAAAATTCGCATATCAGTAACTGAAAGTGACCGTCCGACAGGAATGGACATAGCATTAATTACTGCCCAAATTACATCTTCTCTTTTAACTAAATCTTCTTTATTTTGAAAAAGTTGCTCTTGCGATATTTGTAAATACATATTAAGTCTCCTTATGTTTCATTAGGATATTTCCATAAAAATCCACCAGCTTTTTTTAGCTTACCTTTACAACATTTACAAATGCTTGAAATATCAATTTTTAAAGCATTACCAGCAGCAGCAGCTCCAGGCCACTCTTTTATTACCTCGCCGTCCAAAGATAATTGAAGAACTGGCTTTGCTGTGGTTTTTCTTTCATAAGGTTCGCATTTTCCCACTTTATCATATTCTTTTTTCCACATCCATAGAAATCCACCAGCAGATTTTTTATCACCATGATTTAATACTGAGCTAATCGTCGTGGCTAAAATATTTAATTCTTTCTCCACGTCCTTTTGACATTGCCACTCTTTAATATATTCGCCCTTTAAAGTAAATTGGATAAAAGGCTCACTGCCCCAATTATTTTCTCCAGATATTAAGGTTTTTCCTCTAATCATTGATTCTTGAGTAGTATAATTACAAAAATTAGAATCAGCTGCTTGTTTAAGATATTGCCCCACCGTAGCTGATGAAACTCGTAAAATTTCGCTTATTTCTTTAATGGTTTTTTCTTCATTCCACAAATCTGCTGCTTTTTTTACAAAATTAGATATGGCAAAATTATTACATTCTTCCCAATTAATTAAAGAAAAATCCAATATTTCTGAAAGAGCAGATTTTAATAAAGAATTTTTTATCCATTCCATTTTAGATTTACTACAATCTAATTCAATATATATTCTAATACCATTCTCAAGAGCCATTTTCTTTTTAAGCAAATCATTAACCTGGTTACGCTCTAAATCCTCTTTATCATTGCACCAGCCAGTATAATGTTGCTGCCCATGATTTTCAATAATACAATTTAAATGAGGAATATAAATATCATATCTTTTCTTTTCCGACCAATTAAAAGTTTTTTCTATTTCATATTCAATATTTAATTGATTTAAAACGGTATATACAAATTTATTGGGATAGCTAAGTCCATCACTACAAACGCAGCCAAAACCTTGTTGAATTAAAAGTTTAGGGGTTTGTTCCTTATGCCTTCCGCAGTCGGGACAAACCATATCAATTTTAATATGACTTTTCGGCATAGTGGTTTTCATTTGGTCTTCTGTCATATATTTTGCGAATATTTCTTTATATTCAGAAGCCCAAATGCTATTGGCATACAAGGGAGCTGGCCCAATTCTTCTATTTGAATCACAAACAGGACATTTATTTCTTTTTAAAATGTCATTGGGGCGAACTTCCCATTTATAATCACATCTTTTACAATGATGTAAGATTTTTGTAGCACTATTTATATATTCTTCTATGGGTTCAACATAAGGAATTTTTATTGACAATTCTTCCAGATATTGACCATGAGTTTTTTTTGGTGGCATATAATATAGCTCCTTAATTATGTGTCTAAATTATCCTTTTCTTCGTCTCCAAGAACCCAACGCAGTGTTGCCATTACACCGTTCCAATAGCCACACTCCCAATCGCTATAACCCTCTTCGGGAATGTCATCATAAGTTGCTAGAATTCTTTCTACTGCGGCCTGACGACGAGCCTCAATCTCTGGATTATCACAAGGACTGGTTCTCATTAGCCAGACCTTATCATCTGCTTCTTTATGGTAGGCAATTAAATCTTTACGAGAGCGATGATTAAGAACTCTCTCGTGCCACCAACCAATTAAATTAGCTCCCCATTGAGTAGAATGGAGTCTATCATGTAAATTATCTCTAATGCTCATAAAATAATCTCCTTATATTTTTCTATTTATATTATATCAAATTTTATTATAAAAATCAAGACGTGCGGCCGGCCCGGTTAGCCGGTCGGCTGACCGGCTTCCCGCACCTCGTAAGTTGAGCCTAAAATCATTTCTAATGTAATTTTATCTCTTTCCCAGTATGGGATACGAACTAATGGGATATTATTATCAATCGCCCATTTATTTTTTCTATTATCTCTCTCTTGGCGTTTCTGTAAATCGTCTTTTGTATCATTCCATACTCCACTACGAGAGGTAAAATGTTGAATACCATCAAATTCAATCAATCTTACTACTTTTTCATTTTCCAATAAGGCAAAATCAAATCGTAGATTACCAATTTCTTTTACAGTATATTCTTTCTTATACTCAATACTATTTTCTTGTAAAATTGTTTGAATATTTGTTTCTCCAATTGAAGAAGTAATACATCCGCAGGATTGAGTCATTCCCTTACGCAGATTATAACTTTCTACATCACACTCATTTCCACAATCGCATTTACAATGCCAAATAATACTTGATGCTCGCTTATAATCGCAAGGATATAGAGCTACTAATCTTCCAAAGCGTTGATTAGCAATATCATTTCCTTGGACCTCACGAATGAGGCATCCGCAGGACTGAGTATGATTAGAAGTTAATAAATGGGTAGGAACATTTTTATAGCCGCCGCAATCGCATTTACATTTCCATACTACACTACCATTTACTCGTTCATCAGTTCTACTTTCTACAACCAATTTACCAAATCGTTTGCCAACTAAATGGTTTAGTTTATCTTCTTTGGCTTGTTCCTTCTCCTTTTGGAATTGTAATTTTACACATCCGCAATCGTGAGGAATATTTCTTTTCAAAGATTCTGCGGATACTTCTACTATATTACCGCACTCACACTGGCACTTCCAATATACGTGGCGAGCACGGGATGGTGCTTTTTCAAGCACAGTTAATTTATCAAATACCTTACCGGTTAAATCATTTAATTTTGGCATTTTTATCGCTCCCTTCTATATGATATAAGAATTATTACGGACACGATATCGTGTTTTGTCCAAAATTTTTAGGGTTATAGTAGAAAAAGCCCCGTCTCGCCGAGCGACGAAACGGGGCAGCCGCGTATCCTTAGTGGATTACGGAATATCTAGGAGAGTCAAGCTTCTCCTTCATCAATTCATATCCAGTCTTACCGGACAGAATCTGCTCGAAGATGGAGGGAGACATACCGGACACGTAAGAGATCAGGCCACAACCCATATCCTCGGGGATATTGTTCTGGCGAGCATCTACGTTCCAGTAGATCAGGTGAGGCATACGGTAACCGTGACGTGCCCACTTCTCACGGATGTTCTCCATAAGAGTCTTAGCATTGTTACGGGTCATGTAAGCAGTACCCTGATCGAACTCCATATCAGAAATCACGATGATGTTCTGAGGCAGTTCGTCCTGGCCGCAACCATTGTTCAGTGCGGTCTGCAGCAACATATCGAAGGTGGCTTCGATGTTGGTGTTCTCGCACAGATTGGTGCGGTAGATACGGTAAACCTTATCGCAGAAGTCCACACCGTTGGTCTCAATCAGACGGGGAGTCCGAGAGAAAGAAACGTAGTGGTTAGCGAAAGGACCGTTAGCGCGCTCGGCGCAATACAGACCCAGGGAGATAGCAACATTCAGAGGGCAAGACTCACCACCGCGCCAGGTCATGGAAGCGGAGGTATCAACAACAGCCAGACCGTTGAAGGTTTTGCCCTGGAAGTAGTCAGCCAGGTTCTCCCAGTACTTGTTCACCATCAAACGATCGGTGTGATCCATAGGACGGTGGCAAGCAGTCAGAGCCTTAGCAACGACCTCGTAAGGATACAGAGCCTTGGCGTTAACCTTAGTCTCGGTGTCCTTTGCGAAAGTCTCGTAGGTCTTGACCTCGGGATTACGCTTCATACGCTCAATGTCGTGACGAGCAAAGGCGTTCTTATACTTCAGACCAGCCTTAGAAGGGATCTTGTCGAACTCGATCTCATCCCAGCGACCCTCAGACATCAGACGCTCCAGGACGTTGATGCGGGCACGCAGAACAGACAGGGTCTTGCGGTACTGCTTGGGAGTCATGCCAATGAACTTACGAACCTTGGCAGCGGTCTTACGAGTCTTCTGGGAAGAAGTATTCTCGGAAGGCATCCACTTACCCAGCAGAGAAGGGGTCTTACACTGGACGTCCAGAGCCAGCTGATGCTTGATGATGTTCAGAGCATCGTTCTCCAGAGGAGTGCCGATGAACACGAACAGGTCATCCCAGCGACCGAACTCAGGGACGTACTGCAGATTACGACGCATAGCGTTGGTATCGTAGGAAGCCAGATACTTGGTAGCAACACGGAAGAACCGGCGCTCACCCTGGCCACCACGTATGTCACGGATATAGAACAGACACTTCAGAGCATACACAGGGTTCTCATCGAAGGCGTTCTTGAACAGCAGCATTACATCCTCGTCAGTACGAGAACGATAAGCTGCACCCATAGCGAACAGGTCCATCAGACCGTCCATGATGGACTTGTGAGTCAGAGCACCATTCTCAGTACGAGTGTAGTTGGAAGCGGTCTTCATACCATTCAGAAAAGTATTCATAATAAAATCTCCTTTTTCTCATGACTCCTCTTGGTTCAAGAGGAGGAAGTTTTTGTTTTTTTTCTTTCTTTAGCTTACATATATATTATAACATATTTTTTTTGAAAAATCAAATATGATATAATTAAATGGGATCTGGGTCATTATGACCCAGATCTTTTTATTTTTAATAGCCGTGTCTATGATGATGACATTCAGTACAGAGCATGACACCATTAGATAACTCTGTAGTACCACCCTGTCGCCAAGACTTAATATGATGAGCATGCATATCAGCTAGAGCGAAGGAGCCGCCGCAATCCGGACAAATACCATTTTGACGATTATAGAGTAGTTTACGCTGATTATCAGCAAACTGTCTGTGAGTCAATAGCTGCTCATTTTTAGTAATACAATACTCAACGATTGCAGCTTTAGTACAGGTTAATTCCTTCAGAGTCTTGGCATCAAGAAGCTCCTTCAGTAAATTGGCAATTTCTTCTGGATCAAGCTCAACATCCTTATACTGATTATATAACCAGCCCCATTCAACGCCCTTGAAACCAACATCATAATATTCAAAATTAGCCTTGACCCATGCAACAACTTCGTTAAAATAATTCCACAGATCAGAAGCATCATTGTCCTTCATGTGCTCTTCCATATACGCGCAGATAGCTTCATCACTCTTATCGCCAACTCGCCAATAAATTACTTGTTCCAGAAGCAATTGACGATTAGCATCTTTATTTGTATATTTCTTAAATAAAGCTTCTGCGGGACAAGTGCCAACTTTACTGGCTCGGCTGAAATATTTCTTTGCATCAGTTAGCCATTTTCTAGGATGATTAGGATTACGAATTTCCTGTTCTGTTAGAGGTTCGCCAGCAATGTTAATAGTATTAAACCAATCCAATCTATCTCGCTTAGTTCCCTTACACAGGTATACTTCAATTTCATAATCAAGAAATTCTTCAGCGAGTTCAGGATCATAAGCCTGGAGAGTGTCAAAATAAGTTTCTTTGCCATTTCTCAACCATTCAGCTTTAAAACTTGTCTGAGTGGTATCACCAGCAACAAAATCACACAAACTTATTGTTCTTTGCTGACCATCAAGGCAGTCATAAGTACCATTTTCATTGTCTACCCAATACATAATACTCAGAGGTAAATTGCATAATGCGGTATTGACAACCGCATTAGCCTTTTTCGTATCATAAACAAAGGAGCGCTGATATTCAGGTCTTACACATAATTTTCCACCATATGCGTAAAC